TTTTACACTCCTTTTCTATTTGTTTTAGAACATTTATAACAAAGCGGTTAAAAAAATAATAAACCGTTTGATATCTAATTATTCTCTACATATGCTCTCCAATATTGCTTATCTTTAATTTAATATCGTCAAGCTTCATATCGTTTTTTATACTATGTATGTCTTTCCAAATATCATATCCAGATTCATTCTCACCACAGTAATAATGTTTCTCCCCATTAACTATTCTCCAATACTTCCTATTTGTTTTGTAGTAAACTCCATCTTTTGCAAATTCTTCTTTTGTATACGAAGCAATTATTTTATCATTGATAGGAAAACTAATCTCTACGAAATCTATTCCATCAGCATTAATGCTGTCCATATACTCTAACAATTCTTTCATTTACTCATTCTCCATCTCATATGGTGTATATTCATAAGGCTTTCTGTATTCCAAAATCCTATATACTCTGTCAGAAAAATCATGCAGCCAAGTTTCTAAATCTGCATTGCATCCTCATGTATCTCACCTCGCCTTATCACATTCATGAAAATCTAAAAGCATCTGATATTTATATTCTCCAAACCTTTTCTTCCAACGTTCCTTAGATTTTTCTGTTGTCCAATTAAAAGGCATCATGTGATAATTGATAACAAAACACTCATCAAGAACATTGTTACTTAAATGATATTTTGCTGTTAAAAACTGATATGCTCCAACATTGGAATGACAAAAATAATGAGCAATTCCATCTTTATCAAAAGTTTGAGTCTTCATTTTCCCATAATCGTGAAAGAAGGCACCAGATGCAAAGAACCATGAGTAAGCATAGTTACGACGAAATGTTTCATACACATGCTTACAATGAGTATATAAATCCAATTTATGATGAGGATTTTTCTGATCAAATCCTTCCATTTCACAAACGGATATTATATCAGGTATACAACCTCTTTCAACTAGATTGTAAATTTGAATATCGTTCCATCCTTCTTCCATAAATGGCACTTGGAATCTTCTGATTTGTTTATCTAATACTTCATTTGGTACGGGATGCTCACGATTTTGATTATCTATTTTACATTGTGCAAATGGTTTTGGGATTATGTAACATATTCTCTCAATGTCCATTCCTTTTGTATGTTCTAACGTTGCTCTACGTGACTTTATAGTCAGGTTGGTTGCATCAGCAATTACATTTTTATTATTCTCTAAGTTCTCGCGAATTTTTTTATGAAATATTTTAAATACTTCTTCATTATGATCCTGATTTTCATAATCGCCAGTTAATTCTTCTCTGACCGAATCTGATGATACGATAACTGTATTTTCATGCTCCTGTGCTAATTGCTTGGCAATGGTAGATTTTCCGCTTCCACTCAGCCCGCACATAACCCAAAGCGTAGGTCTATTCATTATGCAAAATATCCTTTCGTAAAATCATAACCATCCTTATCATGGAAATATAATGGCTCTCTGCTTTCATCAATATATCTTCTTTCGCTATAAGGATCTAATTTATGATACTCTACATGGTCATATGGCATTTTAATGTCATAATCATCTTCTGTAGACTCAACAAGATAATCTCTACCACCAAATATATGATTCGGAATACCTTCTGGAATATGTTTCATATACTTTGGTTCTCTATTTGCATGGCTAGTAAATTCTTCTTTCAGTCCTTCGATAGTATACTGTTTGCCATACTCATCAAAAATTTCAATATCTATTCTATGAAATTCTAAGAACTTCAGCATATCTTCTACTGATTTATAAGCATTACCATGCCACTCAAACAAAGGTTTCCAACCATAACTCAGTTTCATGATATGCACTTCATATCCAAAATAAGGTAAATCTGTAAGCTCGTACTCATTGTCAAAATACTTTGTCACAAGTTCCTTATCTTTTGTCATCATATAATAATTTATCCCCACGTTCTCACCACCCTTTGTAAACTAATCTCTCATCCGGACTCCAATAATTGCAAGTCCATTAACAAGTTCTACAACTAAATCGCTAGTTCCTCATTAATATAATTCCCACCAGAAATCATATAATTTATGAGCCATATTACCTTTATGTAATTCGCCCTTATATCTACGAATCTTTTTATTTGATTGTTGCTTAAAATACTTGCTACGTTTTCCACGATACCATCTTTTATAATATGGTTTAGTGTTCTGAACATAACCATGTCCATTAATCCTAATTTCATCCATATATCCAACTGGCGCAGGATAATAACCACCATCAATTTCATATAGGTGTTTAAGATTATTTTAATGTTTCAAATATCTCTCACGTTTACTTCTTCTGTTTTTGTTTGATTGAGTTTTAGCAACCTTTCCAATTCGAGAAGATTCTTCGCAGCATCCCATATATCCTACTTTTCCACCAATCTTATCACACCAAATAGATTGTTCGGTTTAATTGGATTGTTATTTTTTCAATTTATAACAACAATTAATCCGTCCAATTTATTATTCTCCAAAAGTTCTTCTAATAATGTTTCGTTACAAGTCATCGACTTTTGCATTTTTAGAATCTCATCTTTTGTATAATATAGAATAATCCAGTCCCAAGCATAATCATCATATGAACAATATTCTCTATAAAAATCAGATTCAACATTAATCGACCATGCTTCAATATTCTCATAATTTTTATCCCATTTGACTGCACATTCATGACCTAGCTTATCAAACTTAGTGAAGAAAAATGGCATTCCACCATATTTGCCTTCATCTATTTGCTTACCTGTTTTTGGTGAATAGAAATTATAATAAAATCCCATTAATTTTATTCTCCATCTTTACACAATAATCAATTTGCTCTCTCAATGCCTCTTCCAATTGATTCATAATTATATTCTCCCATTCCATTTTCGAATTGCTTCGCATTTTGTTTTATCGTGTTCCTCTTCTTTTCTATAAGTATCTACACTACACGTTCCGCCTCTAGCATGACACTTATTGCAAATCACAAAATATGCAACTTTCGAAGATCTTGTCTTTTGACCAATTCTTAATTTAGTCCACCCGCAGAACGGGCATGGTTTTAATTCTTTTTCTTTGATATTAATCATGTTTATCACTCCTATCAATTATTAAACACTATAACGTATTCATATTTTTTTGATTCATATTTATACCTTTCTGTATTTTTCAATGTCTTCTTCTCTCGCAAATTTACAATATGAATAACAATAACTGTCTCCTTTAGAAGACCAAGATGTTCTACCTTCAGAAAAAACTTCGAATTTATAATCATTAGCTAAATTACAATATTTACAAAAATATCTTTGAATCCATAGATCATTTTTGTCATTTCTTACCAACACGGGCGTATCTACAGGTACCATGCTCCAGTCAATTTCTGGTTCCTTATATCCAGAATTTGCCCATTTTTGAAAATCCATATCGCAATGATCTGAACTATAAAAATCACAATCATAACAACTTAATTCTCCACATGAACGCACTTCTCCATTTTTGACTCCACATGTATCATGATTAACAGCAATCTCAAAAATTTTTTCTCTATATTTTTCTTTATTTAACATCTTTTTCTACCTCTTATAATTCATCCTCATTACATCTCCAATAACCACTACCAGAAATCCATTTTCAATTTCTTGTTCTGGATCATTCCACTCATAAGATTCTATAACCTCTTCTTCGAGACTATAGCTATCTCCATCCAGCGGAACAATTCTTCCATCTACAGCAGCGAAACAACCTGCAAACGTCCCATATTCTTCATCACAGCCTGGATAATCGATTCTATAAGACACATAATCATAATCATTGTCCTTGATTAATTCTCCAATGGTAGGATATGGCTTACTGTATTTGATATAATTAGATTCCTTCATATTCTTTCACACTTCCATCCATAATTTTCTCATCAATTTTGCTTTTGGTATATTTTTATAATATTCTTTCATACGATTTCCCTGACCATACACAATATTTATTCTCCTAACGAAATATCGCTTTCATTATATAATCCCAAGTGTTTCATCTTCATAATTACACTCTTTTGCTGCGTCAAACATTTCTTCGTATTCTGACAGATTGAATATTCCAATGGTACATTGAATAATCATATGTATAATTCGCCTATACATGACATTAACAAATAATTGATTATTTTCTCCGAATGGCACGTCCATAAAAAGAAATTTTGCTTTATCAGGATCTCTTTTTATAATTTCTAATGTTAAAGGCTCAAGAAACAAATTAAGTGCAAACGGTACGTCAACTGTAATATCATCGCATCCATAGTGTTTGTGATAATATGAATTCATTGCTTCTAGTTCGTTTTTATGTAGACTCTTGTTATACCAATCCTTACAAATCAGATAGATATCCGTCAATGTCTTGTTCTCCATCGTTATTTCTCCAATCAATTCACATCCATTTTCGCTCCACAGTGCTGACAGAAGTTTGATTTTACTTTCTGATTCGCATAATCAGACCTGTACACTTTCTTTCCGCATTCAGAACAATACACACCAGCATTACTACAATCATCTAAAACGTTCCATTTGCCATGTTTGTAATGTTCCAAACATGAATGACAAATCCACGGATCGTAAATTTTCCTGTCTTTTAATCTCATCCAACCGCATTCTTTTGGACTATACTTGTCTTTCTTAGAATCCAAAACCTTGCCACATACATGACATCTACATTTATGTCTGCCATTTCTCCATCTTTTACCGTCTATGTTTATGATTTTATTTTCAATTCTGCAATACAACTTCAAAAAGATGTTTCTGCTAAAACTAACTACCATATTTTACTCTCCATCAAAATAAACATTAACTGAATAGAACATTATAATCTCCCCTCTTCTAGTAACTTAATTAACCATTTAGAAAATGGATACGTTGAAAACAACATAACAATCGTTAAGATAAAGAACCATTCATGTATCACTGGAATCAGCGCAACAGATATAATAATAGGAATAAAATATACTGATAATGTTATTTTGACCACATTGCCCGTTTTTCTAGCTGCATTCTTAAATGGTTTTGATTCTATAATCTTATTTAATCTCTCAAGCATAATTCTCCTAACAAATTCCAGCTTCTTCAGCTTTAAATTTTGCGACCGCATCATATATGATTTTCTTTACAACATCTTTATCTTTAAAAATATTTCTATTGGATAACGGCAATGTACCATCGTAACTTTTTGAATAGTTATGTTTAGATCTATTAATATTTGTTTCAATAGGTTTGTTGTCGTATACAATATCAAAAAAGTTGATTCCATTTTCACGCATAATAAAATAAATACCGTAATGAACTTTTACATTTTTTAATTCTGCATTTTTGTAAATATCATATTCTTCTACACGCATATCCAAACAACCGTCATTGTCGTGTAAACAAATATATCTTTCTGCATCTTCACGATTGTCAAACACTTCTTCAATTGCGTAATCTGAATACGTTCCAGATGTAACAATATATACTTTATTCATTTCGCCCTTCAACCTTTCTTATAAATATTTGATCCTTAATTTCTTCCCATGTTCTAGGGCAATAATTGATCCAACCCATCATTGCACCAACGTTATAAGCATAAGGAAGGTTTTTGAATTTCTTCACTTCTTTATTCTCTATATTTAATTGTCTTACTTTATATCTGAGTTTTTCCAGGGATTCCTGATAGATAATGTCGTCGAAGTTGCCATGTGTATGACCATAGAGAAGGACTGTATCTTTATAACAACCATTCCATGAAAAGATAGGATAATGCGAAAGCACGATTTTTTGATTAATTCCGTTATGATTATCCATAAGTTCGAAATAATCTACGACTGATTCAAATAGCTGTTTTACTCTGTAATCTTGTAAACCTTTTTCGTCATGATTCCCAACCACTAAAATTTTTTTAGATTTAAGTCTTGACATAACAGAACACAAATATTCATTGTCTTTGTTAGTTCCACATCTTCCAATATCACCTAGAATGAACGTCACGTCATTATTATTGACTACAGAATTCCAATTCTTAATAAGAATCTCATCATGCTCTAACACACGATGTTCAAAAGAATTCGTACATCCTATGTGTAAATCTGCAATATATCTATACATTACTTTTCTCCATTAATTCTTTGCAGACATGTATTAAAACCCGCCGTCCAACCGCTATCGAAACTACATAGATCTTCATCTCCGTTTTCTTCTTTTGGTAGTTCCTTTAATGGACACCCTTTCATTAACTCATCCCACGAATCACCAGCATTGAAATTTGCATCATCATCTTGTACTATGCATTTATCTTCACTATTTAATAATAGACAATGTATACATTTCTCTGGTGTATCCATTACTAATACTGATTTATCCATATTATGTTTTCCCTCAATTCAATAATTCTTTGTCAATAATCTGGAAGTTAGCTCTATGAATATATAATGCTTTTCCGTCGATCATTAATTTTGTCGTTTTCGGCAGATCTTCGCATACCTCATAATACACACTATCACCAGAATAAGCACAAATCGGATCACCAAGCTGAGACTGGATGACGACTACACGAGCCTTTCCAAAATAATTCTTAAATCTATTGACAACGCTTGCAATGATAACATTCTCTCCAAGACTACCATCAGTTTGACTATTAATTACTTCTGGACTTTGAAAATCCACATCAGGATTTAGTCCTTTTTCCGCAAAGATCATTGTAGTACCGCAGTTCTCCACTTCCTTGCCATCAATTGTGACCGTAACTACGCTGGACAATTTTTTCGTATAACCCCAACTGCCATCTGAATACGTTTCTTCTTCTACAATATTGGAATCCAGGTCAATTTTCTGTCCACTCATATCCATGAACTTTTCACCTTCATTCGTATAAAATGAAGCATTATATGTATTACCCGTAATAGACCCATTTAGATCGTTTACTTCGCTATTCAACCCTTCACATCCAGTAAGACATGATACCGCAAGTGCTGCCATTAGAATTCCTGCTACTAATTTTTTCTTCATATGTATTTTCTCCTTTATTTTTTTATAAATGTCACCCGTAGCTATGACACCACGGATGACAAAATATTATTCTCCAATACTTACGATGACTAATCTATTTTGACATTCATACTGTTATCATAAGACCATTCTTTAAAGTATTTTTCTTCTGCTTGTTTACGCGCCTTAACAGCATCGTCAAAATTGCTAAATACTCCAAGGTATATTCGTTTCCCATCTTTTCTAATATAAGCCGTCCATTTTTGAGTCCCTTTGTGAAAACAAACACCAGTTACACCAGAAGTATTATTTCTTGCCCTTGTTCTATTTACGTTATTATCCGAAATTGTTCCTATTCGTAAATACTTTTTCCGATTATCATATGTATTATGTTTAATATGATCCACCCGTTCTCCCTTTTGTGGATTCATAATAATGTTCTGCATGAAAATACAATTATCACCATCAGGTACAGTTGTTGCATAATGCCCATTGTCATGCCAACGATAATTTTTAATCTTATCATAATCTTCTAGATCAAAATAAAATTCTTTATTGGTATTCGTTGTCCATCCAATTCCATATTCTCCAGATAAATCATAAACATTATCTTTTGAATTTTCTTTTCGAATTTTTTTAAGATTTTCGGATCTTAAACAACCACATGATTTTACATTTCCGTTTCTTAGATTGTCTCCTAATACATTAATTATTGTTTTTTCTTCACAAGAGCACTGGCATTCCCATTGAACATAGTGTCTCCCAGTCTTTTCGTCAACATAATCTTCAATACGTCTAAGAACCGTTAAACGGCAAAATTTTTTACCAGTTAAATCAATCAATTTCAAATTACGACCTCCTCATCTTAGATGTTTCCAAAAATTTCATTCTTGACTTTATATTCTCTATAGTCTTTTTCAATATTTCCTATAAAATTTTCTTTGTTAGTGAACGAGTTATAGCAAACTTCATGCAGAAGCATATTTGGAATATATTTATGATTATTAATCATCAAAATAACATTTTCGTCAGATCCTATATTTTCATTACAACAATAGCATTTTCTTGGATTCAAATACATTTGTAATTTTTTAAGATGATATACTTTAACAAATGAATCTTTATAATTTATTGTTTCCACTATTAAATCACCTCCATCATGAAAGACGCATTTTATTCTATGTTTGTAACAACAGGATGCGCCTTATTATATTCATCCTACTTCTTTAAACATTCTCTATAGTAATCCGTCGATTTTAAACTTTGATCTTTACTGTTTTTCAAATCATTACAATACAAACATTTGTATCGTTCATGTTCTTCAATATCTCCTGCGTCATATAACTCTACTACCATATCTTTATGCATAATATTTCGCAATCCACACCATACCGAAAATGCATTATCAGATAAGTTCATATTCTCCACAATCATTTTCACAATAAACAAATTTTCATATGTTTCTTTTAAATTTCCTCTCCATACCGTTCTTCTTTGTTTTATTCTCTCCTTCGTTTCTTCATTCTTTTCGTTCTGTCGTTCCGTTACTACTTTTTCCATGGTAAAAGCGCGTACATTTTAAAGTACCGTTTTCCGAAAACTGGTAAAAAAGAGTACATCAACTGCACCCGTTTTAACAGTATAAGTAGTAAATAATATATAAGTAGTAGATAATATATTTCACTCTTACGAGTGAAGGATTTTTATCTTTTACTCTTTATTCTCTTTGAGCCATTCGTTAAAACTTAAATCATACATATTATTCATTTTATATCCATGTCTGGCATATTCTAATAAATCTTTAACAAATTGCATGATACTAGCAATACTATTAAGCTCATATTTATAATTACCTATGCAAAATCCAATATATTCTACTGCTTTTGTATATCCATATTTTCTTTCTTTATAAATCAGTTCGTGATATTCGTCTTCCGTAAAAGTATAAGTTTTGATTGTTTGAACAACTTTTTCTTCTTTAATTTCCACGCTGCATCCTTCCTCAATTTAATACGCATAGTCATAAGATAAATAGTATCCTTGATCAGATAGCTTTTTAAACCATTCAATGCGAGATCTCATATCGACCTTATCTATCTCGCTTCCATCTAAAATTCTCTGGCAAATCTCAGTCATTTCTTTTGGATCAATTAAATGTAAGTCCTGATCTTCTGAATCAAACCATTCTCCTTGTATAGTAGGTATTCTCTTTCCACTATATTTTTCGATCAAATCTTGTACCAATCCAATATTATATCCAGAATGTGATGTGCTACCTCCACCAACATATTCAATATCTGAATCATCGTAATCAAACATTGTAGTTCCTTTATGGATATGTATTTTGTACGATTTGAACCAATTAAATCCTACTGACATCTTTATACCCATTTACTTATTTTCCCACATATATGTAAGAAAATTATTCTTATTATCATCTTTTTTAAATTCCATATTATAATTTAAGCATTCAATAGATATTTTCTTTTTTATTTCATTCCTCATTTTTTTGATATTCAATTCTTCCCATTTATCTATAGTGATTGCTGCATCATGACAATTTGTAATATCGATTTGTATTTCACTTTCTTCACCTGTTTTAACGTCTTTTATAGTTGTGTATAATACAATTTTATCTATATCTTTAATTATCAAATTTTCTAATTCTTCTTTATTTGCGACCGTTTTTAACATATAATTAACCCTCTAATACTTCTTTAGGACAATACACAATCTGTTTACCAGCCTTTTGCGCTTTGCGAATCGTAGACCATACACCACCAGATTTTTTACCATCCCAAATTGCCAACAATACATCACAGTGGTCAACCATATATTGATCTCTTGCATTGTCGCAACCTTTGTAAAATTCATCAGATAATTCAATCCATTCGTCTGCATATTTTTTCATGTCATCATATAATGCATGTGACGAATTATAATCTTTACATGGTAGAACACAATGCAATCGCAACGGAATGATTTCGTACACCTTCACTAACATAGCTACTGTTCCAAATGCAAAATCGCTTCCTGAAGCCATACCACAATAGGTATCTAAATTCTCTCTCTCCAAATAACAAACTTCATACATTTTAAAGAGCTGTTTTACAATCCATTCTTCAATCTTTTCCCAAGCATCATCCGCTTCGTTTTCTGGAAGTCCAAGTCTTTCAGATCTATGTCCTGTTAATGCTATTTTCATATATTTTCTCCAATTATAATTCATAAATATCATTTCTTGTTTCACCGTCAGAATAATAAATATTCCATTCGTCAAATAATTCTTCTAACAATTTCATATCAACCGAATATTCATTACCGTGTGTGATAGCAATTGATTTCTTATCTCCGAATGTTCCAACATCTTTTTCACATCTATCGTATAATTCTTTTAAGTCTAACATTCCATATCTTAATGTATCCTGATGCGGATTTGGAATATTTGTTTTATCAAACATGTACGGATTGATTAAATATTTGTCGCATTCGCTAGGAAATTTTCCTGCTCCATGTCTTGTTAAATATGTACGAGATACATAACAGGTTTCAATATTGATATCATCAGCCCAGTTAGTATTTTCAATAATTTTCTTTGGATTTTTGATACCAGTATTTGATGGTGTAAGATGTGGAAAATAATCTGTATTATTCTGATCCAAAAGAAGCCCTTGTGCTGCTTCAAAGATAATATTATCAAAAACATTTAAAAAATCATTTGTTTCCATTTCAACACTATGAATGTTCATAAAATCCCAGTCGTTCCAAAAATGATGAAAAATTCCATCGTCAAGAAATAACTTTTCCCACTTATAAGACAATGATATCTTCTCTTTTTCAAACTGCTTTATATAATAGTCTCTGATAGAAAAATCAACATTTATTACACCAGCTTTATATCTTTTTATCGTTTCAAAAATTCCAAGCCCACAGCTACCATGCTTGTCCTTTCCACGGCTTTCTTCAATGATCTGATTCGCCATCATATCCCAAGGTGTCGTAATCATACAGTTTTTGTTGATATAAACTTCTGGTCGATATCCTAGATTGGTCAACTCATCATATTCCTGTTTGAAAATAATAGGATTTAAAATAAAATCTTCTGACAGATATGTAGCTGCTCCATTAAATGTGCCAGATCCAAAATGATGAAAGACATGTCGAATGCCATCTGGTGACGTAACCGTATGTCCTCGTTGCGCTCCACCATTAGAACATATAACAATACTATTTTTCTTTTGAGAAAAATAATTTGTTATCAACCCTTTTCCTTCGTCGCCAAACGATCCACCAATCACAATCTTAATGTCTTTCATCATTTTGTCTCCTATTCTACCAAACGATTTCTCCAGAAGTAGAAGTCATTACATTCATATTTGTCTCATTATTTTCTACTTCACCAACAATAATATCAACAATAGCATCTGCGATATTATTCATATTTACATTTCTAAAATGTTTATCATCCATATATTCTTTGAACGAATTTTCGATGGACTTCTGCCGATAATTATATCCGCCATGTTCAACATTGAGATGATAGAGATTGAATTTCTCCGATGTTTCTTTATACAAATCTCTTGTCTCTACATCTGCCTGTAAACTATCCCCTGTAATACTTTTCATACTACATCTAAGGCCTTCTAAAGGAAGATATGGGTTAAGCATTTCGTCTCCCATGGTGATAATGATGCCTTTCCTATTGCGATTTAAACAATCGAGTTTTGTATGATGAAGACCAAAATACCATGCAGCAGTATAGGATTCAAATCTATTTCCGCCACCGCCAAATTCAAAATACAATTTATCAAGCTGCTCTGCGATTCTAATGTCAGACTCAAATTGAGACGCCTGGATCGGATATCTATCGTAAGCTAAATCTCCAATACCCATAATCATAAACTCAACATCTGCAATTTTCTCATACAGCTTTGTCATTACTTCATTTAACGTTTTAGATACTTCAACTGCTGCGTCGCCCATACTACCCGTAACGTCTAACGCCAAGATAACAGGTAAAGTATTCGGGTGTTCTGCAGAATCACAGCACTCTCTAATTACATTCTTAGGATCTAAAGCATGATCAAGCGTTACTGCCTTAAACATATCCTGGTTAGAATATAAACCTCTGATTTTACCATCGTCTGATACATCAAGACCTTTCGTTGCTGAATAACTTACAAAATCATCTGACTTCCAACTTCCGCATCCCATAATTATTCTTCCTCCTCTACTTCATCTGTATCATCTTCGTCACTCATATCAAAATCAAACATTCCATCAAACATTTCAGACATGCCGTTTCCTCCACCCATCATCATAAAAGGAAGCATTGCGCTCATATTACCAAATGTCATAGAACCATTTGTCCCATCGTTACCATTCATCATCTGAGAAAGCATCATATATTTAAAAATGTTATTTGTTCCTTTTTTACTCTTAAACATATCGTTTCCAAACATGGAAACAATTTTTCCATAAAAATATGTATTTCCCATAAATACATGACGTTCTGGAAGAATCATATCTACCGCAGAGTCTTCATAATTAACGACTGTAATTTTATTTTTATCCGCTTCGATGACACACTTTGGTTTACCATTAACAAGAATGATGTCCCCTTTTTCAACTTTGTTAGTTGGAATAACAAAGAAAAACTCTTCTCCGATGTCGAATACAAAGTTGTTACAATTTGTAAGTTTTCCTGTCTTTACGTTATAGGTTTTGTATCCAGTGCTTGTCTTAACAGCGATATCACCATTCATAGACAATCTGCACATTCCGTTTCCTACCTTGCCAAACATACCATTTAAAAAATTGTTCATCATATTACTTTTCCTCCTAAAATTTTATTTGTTTTTATATTGTTCTCTCCTATGAAAACAACATTCTATCGGATTATTTTCGATCTTCCAACGGAATAACCATGTCTATATTCTTTAGAATTTGCATGATATTCCAAGGTTTTCCAGTGAATTCCTTGTCTACATCAATAAATCTTTCTACTAAATCTCTAATTGGAACTGTTTTATTTTCGTCAAGCATTTTCTTTTCGTAATACATATCACTTTCAGTGTTTTTGTATAATCCTGTTGATTCCAAATACTCTATGATTTCTTGTTTTGTCATAGGCTCTTTATTTTCGTCGTCTTCTGTACTATTTTCATCTTCATTTATTTTTTCGATAAAATTTTGATACTTTTGAGCGATACCAAAGCATCTATTGCTTAATATGTTTGTTTCATTAAGGTGAGGCTTATATCCATTCTGCTCAAGATCCATAAGGATTTTATTCTGATTTCGTAATACTCTGCTTAATGATTCAAACAATGTTTGTATTTCGTATTCTTCTAAATTTTCCATGCTTGTACTCATATTTATGCTCCTGTATTTGCAATCAATACGACCTGTTCTTGATCTAAATTTATTTTCTGCACCACAACGTCCGTAGCTTTTCGAAAATCATCAGAACTCCATCTTGCTTTTCTTTCTGCATGTTTTTCGTCTTCTGCTATAACTACCATGGCATAATCTTGACACCAGCTTTTTCGCTTAATACTTACTAGATATACATTCAAAGTTTATATCCCCTTTCTTTACGATCAAAGATACGCTTTTGTTCACAACTTCCGTTTGGATATCTTGCAGGATTTTCTACCGTTTTCATACATCTGCAAAAATATTTACATGTATCACATTCGCAATTTTTATCGAACTTATGTTTTTTGTAATAATTATTACCCCAATTGTTCTCGTTTAAAGGCAAACTCAATTCTTTAGAATATAAGCGATCAAATTTTTCCATAAATTCATCAACTTCTTTTCTAAATTCAGTTCTATGCGTATAATAATAATAGATATAATTGTCATCGTCCAAGATATCTGGCACCCAATGAGGGGATGACAATTTGTATTTACTTAGAACTTCAATGCCACAATTTATTCTAGTTTTGTCATTCAGTGACATTTTTTCCCCTCTCATATACCTCTCAATTGCTTCTTCATTAACACCAACTATTTTCATGAATTGATCTATATCAATATTTTTGTCCCTTAAATATCCAGGCAAACTATTATACATGTCCATCATAAAACCCTCCTTGTCTTAAACAAATGCTATAACAACTTTTCGAGCCACAATATTTTCAAACTCTTGCGGAAACATTGATTTGCCATAGATGCTGTTTAGAAATTGATTTAATGACTTTGAATCTTTAAATTTATGACATGTTCTAAATTCATCCATGAAATACAGCGTTCCTACAGAGTCATTTCTTGTATGCAAGAATTCTCCATCTTTATTTTGTAATACAAAATACTGTTCTCTAATTTCCATCTTCTTGCTAACCTTCGCCTCTATCTATATTTTCTCTTATCTTTCTTTTCTCTGGTACGAAGGATAAATTTCTTATAATCTTCATAGGATGCAAACTGAATATATTTTCCTTCCATAACATCAAAACACTTACTCTCGTGTGCAAGTTCGTATTCATTAGAAGAAATCATAATATATAATTCGATGCCAAATTCTTTTGCGTCCTTAATAACAAGATCAAAAAAATCCTTCATCTCAATTACATTATCAATTGAATAGCCAGAGTCCATTGCATCAAGTAGAATCCAGCGTTCGTTCGATACGTTATTCTCTTCGTTATCATCTTTTAACGCGAGCGTCTTTGCCAACGCATTGAATCTATCTCCATTATCACCAGTTTCAACAAATTTTCTTAACTTTGATGCAATCTTAGAAAGATTTAAAGAAATATTTTCCCCTTCAGAAGAACACAATGCTGTAGCCGTAAAAGAAAGATTTCCATAAAATATACTTTCACTAATAGAATTATTCCCACCGTCTTTTTCATTATCATAATAAAATACTGGTATATCTTCTTTTTTAAGCTCAGATTTAATATTATGTAGAAGTGTTGTCTTGCCAGATCCGTTACAGCCAACCAGGACTGTTAATCCTTGTTGAATCTCAATCTGCTTTTTACGACATGTTGAAAATCCTGCGTCATATGGATCACGCCATGTTTTGATTATTCTGCTCATTTACATTCCTCTCTATTCAAAAATACAAATTATACCATTATTATCGACACCTGCAGTCTCATCAAAATAAATATAGGGCCATGAAATCCCTGAAATAACGTCAAAATTCATATCATGTGTAGCAATTTCTTTATCACCATATTTCTCCATCGCTTTCTGTAGCAGTTCGATAAAGTCCGAAATTTTATATACATTGTCTTTATCGAATGTCAATGCTTTTGTTATATGTTTATCAAGACATTCGAAATCTTCCTCGATGATCTTATTCATCCATATCTCCTCTACAAATTTTATTAGCATTTTCTTTGCCGTACACAACTTCATCTGCCAGTTTTCGAGAAATACGGCTAACCTGCTTTAATCCCTCTCTGATAATCGTTCCGCTTGGCTGCTGATGATCTTTGATAAATCCGATCCACTGATCTTCGTTTAGAATGTTTCTTTCACTTTCATATACTACTGCATAGCCTAGTTCCCGTTTTGCAAGGCAAAGTGTGTTGATCATGCAGTCGATATCATCTAATACATCTTTAATCGGCATTGGTTTTTGTCCTCTCTTTATGTAAATAGTTATATGTTTCTATGTAAGATTATTCTCCTATGATCCGTTTATAAAAAGCGTTCTACAATTTATATTCTTAATAGGTTAGAATTGATTGTAGAACGCTCATGATGGTGAATTGTTGTGGTTATTTTAGAATGCAAATCAGTCTAAATATGATTTCAGACCACTTTCAAAATATGGAATTGGTCTTCTCTTGAATCTGTATTTTTCAACCCTTGCATCGATAATAGCTTTTACTGCAGCATCATCAATTTCACCTGTTCTTGCATACCGATCGAATACAGAATATTTAAATCCAAGAGCGCTTTCATCAGAAGATCCACATAATCCGTCTGACGGCGTTTTGTCAACCATCTTTTTCAGTAGAATCGTCTCATATCCAATAGCTTTTACTTCCTGTACTGTGAAATCCTTTAATGGTGCAAAGTCTCCTACTGCATCGCCCCAGCGAGTTTCCCAAGATAAGAGTGTTTCCGAAAGATTGCATGTATTAGCAACTCGTCCATTCATACTCTGTGAAATTGCATAAAGTGTTGCCATTCTGATTCGAGGAGGCAGATTAATTGATGTCTGTTTTGACCAATGATCACCAATTTGTGGTCTGATTTCGTGCTTTAGCGCAAGAATTGCTGGATGAATATCTACAGTACAGTATTCAATACCTAAATGTTTAGCAACTTCATAGGCATCTTCAATATCTGTCTGTTCTCCGTCTGGCATGAGCACACCTAAAACTCTATTCTTTCCAAGAGCTTCCACACAGAGAGCCGCAACAATGCTTGAATCTTTACCCCCTGAAAGACCTACTGTGGCAATACAATCTTTCCCATTCTGCTCAAAGAACATTTTAATCCACTCGACAATCTTATTTTTTGTTTCTTTTGCATCAAAAGTATACATATCTATTCTCCTCTCCTTTACTGATTTAATTTCCACAGTTCAACATGAGTATCAAGTTCATTAAAAATCTTCTGTATCATTGAATATACTTCGTCCCAATCTGCTCCACCACGATCACAGCCGATCTTATATGGCATAGCAATTGTTGCACTAAAATTATTGTTCCTTTCATGTGCTTTCCAACACATAGTTCTAAAACACTTTTCTAATGCTTCCAGAGAAGTATATTGTTTTCCGTCATATCCATAGTTATCTTGTGCAAAGAAATTACAAATCCACTGTTCATTACTTGGAATTGCAATCGATCCACAGTCGTATCCAATATATTTTGGCTTGACTGGTACAATTTGTACTTTCCCCAGCATATCCGATGATGCTACCTTTTTATATTCTTCGTATACATGTGGAAATCGCTGTCTGACCTGCAAAGCCACGCCAGATCCCATCTTTCCCATACAATTTACCTGATGACAAATAAATTTTGCATCCGTATCAAATAAATTTCCTTCGATAATTTCAATCATGATTTTCTCCATTTAGTCTTTCACGAATCTCTTCAAAAGTCTGTTCTTTTACTAATTCTCCATCTTTAAAGACGAGTTTCAGTTCATTTTCTTCTGGCATTGTATCTTCTGCATAACCATCATGACACACGAATTTATTTTCTTCTTTTACTACACAGCAAAGTCCTTTATGAGATTTCTTCAGATTATTTTTATCTGTTTTTGGATTCTTCTGAATGGTATATTCTTTGCCATCAATTACACAATAAGTGCTCTTCATTGCAAATCCAAAAGTATCTCTTGTTAAGCAAACCATTCCATCTTCTGGCGTACACATTGCAGAGAAAGAAAACGCACCTACTCCAAAAAGAATCGCATCTGCTGCAAATCCTAATCCTTCAAGCTGTGTCCAAATCTCTTTGATCTTACTGTACTGACAACCATCTCCGTAAATGATTCCAATCTTTGGATTTAACTCCTTATAACCTTTTGAGTTTACAGTTCCACCAAAAATCTGATATAATTTCTGAACAGTTTTTACTGAAATTTCAACGATATCGCCGCTATCAGGACGTACAAGGAATTTGCCATTATGCTCTTCGATTTCTTTTCTCAGTTTTGGAAGTGTTTCGTCAATAAGGTTCCAGTAATCAAATGTATCAGAGACATAACTGAAAGATGTATTCTTATATGTATCAGTCAGTAATCTTCTTAACAGATTTTCTTCTGTCTCGCATACAGCCAGATTACTGCATACGGTTGCATGTTCCAGGCTAACTGCTCCAATACCAATATGGTTCTTAGCACAATCAGCATCGTACATTTTATCAATATACTGAGTTGCAGGAATTGTAGAAGTTTTATTGAAAGATAGCAGCCATGAAGAACTTGCATGAACTCCGTTCTCAATGCCGAGTCCTCTGAATCCAAAATCCGCCATAGCCATTGCAGGATTAGCACCATCTGTAGTTTTCTCGTAAAATTCATTTGCAAGTGTTTTATATTTATGACCTACAGTTGCCCAGTTGCATGTCCCAAAAATAAAAGACTGCATAATGCATTCCAGCCATTGTACCGTCCATGCGAAATCTGGATGTGCGTTACTCATCTCGATACACGGGACTCCCATTGTTACAACAGATCCTTCTGGAAGAGCTTTGATCTCTACAGGTAAATACTGCAGATCCCATAATTTTTCGATACGTCCAAGATCATAACTCTGAGAACCGATCTGATTATCCAGATATTCTTTATATTCTGCAATAACTTCTTTTTTTGGTCTTTTGAAGAAAGTTTCATTTGCTAAATCAATCATATATTCCTTAATAAAACCCTGTAATCCAAAGAATACAACTTCATTCAGATTTTTGAACATTGATTTTCTAGGAGTAATATAAGAAGTTAATTTTGTAAGACCCTTTGGAAGAGCATCAGGATTTGTATTTTTATATGTATCTGCCATCAGCATAAAAGAAATGTTTCTCATTTTAGACCTCCATAACTGTGATTTTATCGTGTTTTCCTGTGAAAAGACTGTCTGTTGTAAATAATCTTTCAACTGTTCCATCTTCAAGTGATTTGATTAATGTTCCTTTTTCTCTATCAAGAACTGAATTTTCGGTATGTGATGCATAAGCATAAATTCTATCTACACCACGTTCTTTCAACGCTTTTGCACTATAATATAAAGAACCGCCATATGAAATGATGTCATCAATCATCAAAACTTTTTTACCTTTAAGATCAATATCGTTATCTCTGATTTTGAGTCCAAGAATTTTTCCTGTATTCCAATCTCGATTTTTCTCACCATAGCAATACGGAATGTCAGAAAACAATCCAGAATATCTTTTCGAACTGCCGGCATCCGGAAAATAAAGAATAAGATTTTCTTTACTAATCTGCTCAATTACTTCATCAATATATTCTCTTGGATTAAAAACATATACTCTATTCAAAAGCGCTGCTCCAACATTACTATGAACATCAAGTACCTCTACTCTATCAAATTCGAGCCAATTAATAACATCAGAGAACCCTTTTAATGTAAAAACCTCGCCCTGATCATGGATTCTGTCCATTCTGGCATTCGGAAGATAAAACATTGTAAGATCAATTGATTTAATATATGGAAAATTTTTTAAATGTTTTGTAATATAAATCAGCGCTGAAAGTTCTTCTTCTTTCTCATACTTCCATGTAATGTTGTTATATTTCTGATAAAAACAATCGTCTAATACGATTCTCTGTGTTCCATCTGGAAAGTGTTCTACTTTTACTTCTTTCCCATTTAAAATGATCATATCTTTATTCTCCAATCACATTAATCTGGCAGCTTTTCATGGCTTCGAGTGCCGCCTTATGTTTTTCTGGTGTAGATCCCGCGCAACAGCCTGCGTCTACTGTAATTTCCGTATTTGGAAACATAGCTTTAAGGACTAATGCATTTGAAATTACACATATATCCGTACACAAACCGACCAGATCGATATCACCATCTCCAATCCATGTCATATTTCTCCACTGCAAAGTTCCAAAAGTACTTTTGTTTACATATTTGCAGTTAGGAACCTCAATGTCGCTCACAACCTTCCATCCTCTTGTTCCAAAAACACAATGTTTTACTGGAAGTTTTCTTCCCTCCAGAGTATTTAAGTAATCGTCATAATGCGTATCTCTTGTAAAAATAATTTGATCTCCACGATTATAATACTCTTCAATTTTCTTTTTCACATTCGGAATAATCGCCTGTGCTTCTTCCGATCCAAGGCTACCATTTACGAAATCATTCTGCACATCTACTACAATTAAAGTTCTCATTGTTTATTCTCCTCTCTTACTTCGTCAAATCTCTTTACCCAGTCCTCAAATGACACATCGTCTCCCACTGTGCCATCGTATTTACACATCCAATATAGAGTTTTCTTTCTCTCGTATTCCAAGTCATCTCTTAAATTATGAATAATTGACTGAGCAAAATCTTTCATGTGATTGTATTCGCTTTTTAAGACTAATCCAAACATTAAATTTCCTCTTTATCTTCTGCAAGTTTATTCCAGACACTTGCAATTTCTGACATCACTTCTTCTACGGTTTTGCCATCCGTTGAAATTCCTAATCTATCAAGATATTCCTTTAATTCAGACATCGTGTTTTCCATTATTTTTTTCTCACTTTCCAAAATTTTAGTAATCGTTACTAATTTCTAATTTCGATTCTTTTTCGAATCTATCTACATATTCTCTGACACGTTCGTATGCTGCAGGAACACTAATATGTTCTTTCAGTAAAAGTTCTTCTACAGCTGCTCGTTCAATAAGAATTTTTCGATCGTGTTCTTCTTGCGTCATAATAATCACCTTATAAGTTTGGCTGACCAGTTTTATACCAGCCAGCCATTTTTTTAATCTAATTCACCAAGCATTTTCTGCAAATCTTCAACGGACGCATTTCGAAGTGCCTCGTCCTGCTTAGTAGCAATGATCTGCATAATTTTCTGTTTCTTCTCTTTACGTTCTGCAGCTTCCTGCCGATTCTTTTTCTCTTCCAGTTTCTCATTAAAGATATATTTTACAATCTCAATCTTGGTCGCAAGAATATCATCTTCCTCGGATTTGGTCTGAAGCAGACTTTCTTCATCCGTCTTCTTTACTTCTGCATTCAGCGTCTTAAACACTGTATCCAGCGATCCAAGCGGAAGATCATATAAATCTTCTACTACAATCTGTCCCTTATACGGGAAACGATATTTACCTTTTACTGCTTTTTCAAACATATTACTCATAATTTTATTCTCCTTTATTAAAATTTGATTTTCATAATTCTTTCTGTAGCACCTTTAACTTTTACAACAAGCTCATTGCGCTGCGTCAGACTAAAACCAACACCAGAGAGTTGATCATCGACGTCTGTTACACTACACTTTGCGCCAAGTGCTTCAAATACTTTACGATGTGGAACTAATTCATTCTTAAGATATTCCACAAAGAAACCATTCGGCTGTTCTGGATTTACACATCCATTCAGGAAGAAGAAAAGATGTTTATTCCCGATCCCATTCTGCTCATCAAAATAGTTCGGGCTGTAACTGATTACAGATACAGGTGTAAACTGATTTGTCTGCACTCCCCATACTTCTCTACTAGAAGTAGCCGAGTGACCAAAAAATTTTTCTTTGATGGTAAAGTTTCCGTTCTGATCCATAATTACTTCTGCGACGTCTACGTCTCCACGCACTGGGTTATTGTATTCAAACGAATAGATCTCTCCATCGAATTCAATTTCTGCTTTAAATCCTTTACTTCCTCGGTTGGTATACTGATTTACAAAGAATCTGTATTCGCCAGGAATCATTCTCGATTTGTCCTGCCATGTAATATTTTCCACTGCTGGCTTCCCTGGCATATCTCTATATGGCTGAATCACATCAATATCAAGCTGACCACCAAGTTTCGACATAGATGGTTTTCTATCACTACCAAAATAGATTTCATGACCATTTGGTTCAATGCAGTGAGCATCAAGATCACTGTTGTCATTCTGATCCTCGTTCCACATAATAGAGAATCTAAGCACTCCATCTACATTTCCACCAGCGTTCTTTACATTCTGTCTAATGTCAGAATCAGTAATATTACCTGTATAAGCCCAGCTTAGACCATTGCTCCATTTAAACATCGTCTTAGAATCCGGATTTTCTGGGGCAATCAGGGAAACAAAGTTTTTCTCATGTTTATTCTCTACAAATACTTCAACCTCTTTCGCAGTCGGAAGAACCTTTTCTACGAAATCCTGTGCCGTTACTTCTTCTACTCTTGAGAATTTCTTTGGATTAACTGCTACAGATTTTGACATCTCTGTAAAAATGTCTCCTCCACCAGAAATTCTCTTCGCTGCATCTTTATTAGAAAATAGAATATTATTTACTGTGATATCATCCAGATTTGCAAAGCGACGCTTCAGAGAATCCATATACCCAAGTTCTGTCAGAGTTTTCTTTGCATCGTCTAGCATTCTCTGAGTATAAATTGGCTTACTTCTTTTATAGTTGCTGGGTGCTACGATCTGCTCATATTTTTTAACTGCAGTATCAAGATCCATTCCTTCACTTACATTTACAAGTAGTGTTCCAATAGAATGATTTCTGATTTTACCAATAACGGCTCCTGCTTTCAGAGATTTCTCCCAAACATATAAATCTTTTTCTTCTTCTGGAAGTTTATCATATTCTGTTTTATACTTCTTGAATTCTACAAGGAGAACTTTCCATTCTGTTCCACGATACAGGGTATTAGAATTGATCAACTCTAAAACTGTCTCTACGGAGTCAATAGTAATCTCGTCAAGAGAACGTTTGAACACATTCCGGATATCCCTATATTCACCTTGAATTTCTCCAACAGATCTATAAGAATCAAAAACAAATTTCGTAGGAAGTTCAATATAGAAATGATCCCACTGATGAGATTTTCCGTTGATCATTTCAAAATTCTTATCTGTACCAATTTTCTTGAAATGGCTAACATACACATCAGTAACTTCTGCGTTATGAATGAGTGTTGAAAGAGCTTTTACCACCGGATCATAGATTGTTTCAGACATATCAACATCCCAGATGCTCTCCATTTTATTATTTTTAACTACAACTGCAGTACCAATAGTACGGATAAACTGTTTACAGCAGCTACAATCATGTTCTCTTCTTTCACGAAAGATATTATTCGTTCCTGGCGCAAAGCTATCAAGATATGTATCCCAAAGTTTATCCTTATCTACATTTACTTCGAATAACTTATCTGCGTCCTTAGTCATCTCCATAAAATGTTTCTGAAGCTTCTTCTTAAAAATTACGAACTGATCTAACATGATATTTTCTCCTTCTTTATGTTTTTCTTCTATTTTGTTATCTTTTACTCTACTTTGCTCTCTGTTTCCTTCATCTTATTGGTTGTTTCTTCTTTTACATTATTCTCCGAACTTTCTTCTTTATTATTTTCACCAACTACATTTGCTTTTTCTGGTTCTTTATTTTCCTTTGTATCTTCTGTAGTATTCTCTGCATCAGAAATCAGTTTTTCAACCTTTTTTACGATTTCTTTTGTTGATTCGGTCTGTTTTTCTTCCTCTTCTTTTTTAGATTCGAGTTTCTTTTTCTCTTCTTCAAACTCCATCATTGCCTGAAGATATGCTTCTTTCTGAATTGCAATCTGTTCATTCTTTCTCTCTTCTGCTCTTCTTGCGCGACGTCTTTCATTTCTCTCATGACGTTTCTGTTTCTGGCGAAGCTTAATTTCTTCCTCTTCTTTATCTAACGCAGCAAGTTTTTGCTGACATTCATATACTTTCAGAGCATTCTTGACTTTTGATACATAAAATTTTTCATATTTAAACTCATCAGCTTTCTTCTCAATACCTTCTGACGTATACGTGCCATTATATCTTTGTTTTGCATATGCGATATACAATGCTCTTTCAAGAGAAAAGATATCGTTTTTGTCGCATACTGTTTTTACTTTTGTATAAAAATAATCATTAAAGGTCACTTCCACTACTCGATTTGGTACAATAATATTGACAGAGCATACACCAGACTTATGGATATACTCTTTCATTTTGTTTTCAATACGTTCCCTCTGTGTTAATCCTACTTCCTGTTTTCTCATTTCTTTGTTCTCCTTTTTAGCGTTGAATGTAAATGTATCATTTTTATTTCCTGAGCCAGAGTTTGCAACGACTTTTTCAAGACACTCTTCTCCAAATTCAAAATCAGCACCGCAATTTAACTTATATACACTACTACCATTAGCATTTTTTATCACAACAGTTATAATATATGTACATCCGCAGTACTTTTTCATATATGGAACAAAAGAAAAACAATTAATATCTTGATAATCCTTAACTCTTACAATATCTCCTACTTTGAAACTCATGTTTCATCACTCCTCCATTTCTTTTGATAATTCTTTATACTCTTCCAGAAGCTTTGCAAATCTTGAATTCGTTTCTGCAAAAATCTCATATTTTTCATCATCTTTTGTTGACTGAATAATATTATCCATCATTTGTCTTAACTGATGTTTTTTATATTGTATTTTTGCTAATTCTTTTCGTCTTTTCTCTCGATCTTCGTAGGCCGTCATATCAATGGCGCTTGGGTTGATTTTACAAACAATTTCCTGTGTGATTTTTTCATTTTAATGAACATGCGTCATATCATCCAACGTAAGAATATTTTGAATTGTTAAAATTTGACCTCTACGATAGCCAGTAACTAATACTTTATCTCCTTTTTCGTATTTATAGCCATCGTTATAAATTGCAAAATATTCTTCCTTCCCCATAAGATTAATTCCTGCTACGGCTATATAGCCTGTTAATTCTTTTGCCATGTTTTACTCCTTCTTTCTGTTTATATATTCTCTAAAGAAATGTGCCTTTCATCGCGTTTTATATTTCAGTCATGCGATTTGAAATGCCTAAAAATGGATAGGCGGCGTATCCATCATCTCAGGTACTCTTTGCAGAGTGCGTCGGGAACCATTTCCGACCTCATTTTTAAGCATGTTAAATCGCATGACCTACTATTCTCCGTTAGTATATTCCGAAAAAGTTATACACTAGCTCAACTACGGTAGTTACAATAATAGTGATCCATAAAACCTTTTCACTTTTTCGTTCTGGCTTCTCTTCAATTAGATTTAACCAGGCGAAGATAATTAGAATGATTCTTAAAATTGTAAGTAGCATATTTTCACCTCTTTTCTTTTAAATCACATTAATAATTCGCGGATGGCGAGGATATCCATCAGTTCCATTAGCGAACATATCTGGGAACACTTTTTTCATAATTTGATATGCTCCATTTACATCTGCGTTGATATATTCTCCATTATTGGACTGAAAAAGTCCTCTATGTACACGACGATTTTTGTTATAATTCTCTAGGTTAGGTGATTCGTCATCCAAAAAGGAAGTACCAGATGTATAGCTTTCTTCAAATTCCTGAAACCTAATACCTCGATCTTCCATTTTATATGTAAGTTTTTTGATAGTTTCTGTATGACCAAGATAAACAAAATTTTAATTATTTACTTTTCCCATATCGCAATTTTGTTTCCACAATAAGTTATGTCCACATACAACATACGAAACATTATTTTTCAAACAAAATTCTGCAACTGCTGTTGTGGCTTTATGATAAAAATCTTCTAGTCGCATTGCTCTTCGATCAGTCAATCTTTGACATTCATTTGACCAATCTAAATTATGTCGTAGTTTTATACGAGACTTTTCTTCAGAAATCAATTTGTTATATTCCTGATTCATCGCTTTTGCTTTTCTTCCGTTTATAACAATTGGCACAATATCTTTCTGATTCGTAACAACTGTCATAAAATTATCAACACCGATATCAATAGCTGCCACAATATCGGTATCCTTCTTAGGTTCTGGACACTCAGTTTCGTATACAACTTCAATATCGTATTGTGATGGAAATGCATCTTTGTTTGGATGAAATCTCACTTGCATTAATTTTGCATTTTCTGGAATATGCGTTTTGAATCGATGATTAAAAGGTTCCATGCTTTTATCACGGCTAGAAAAAAATAAATATCCATCTATTATTCGACAGCACTGATTTGTAATTATATAATTAGCGCGTCCATGTTCTTTATTTTTATATCCAGGAAGTTTAGGCCTTCCAGTAAATTTTTCTGGATTTGTTTTCCATATTTTAATCGCTTCAAAAAATGACTTCCAATCTTTATCCAATAACTTTAATGTTTTCTGAGAAGAGGATGCTTTCATTGCTTTATAACAATCAGCAGTCTTACAATCTTTACATAATTGTTGATATTTTATCCACACAGCATGTTTTCGCAATCCTTGCTCTTTTTCTTTTGATGTATTAATAAATTCTTGTCTAACCATATAATTAGCATAATTATAGAGATTTTTTGATCTCCAGCATAAATCATCAATTATTTTAAACAAATCATCTGATTTTTTAATTATATGTATTTCAGTTCTATTACACATTATTAATGTTTCCTTTTTTATTAAATTGCACAAATTTGATTTTTGTCCTATGTTAAAATACATAGATCTAAAACTTTGCCTGGTTGCGGATTGACACTTCACTAGTTTTGTACCTATGTTAAAATACATAGATCTAAAACCTCAAATATGTACTTTTCTATGAAGTTAACACAGATATTTATAAAGTTTTATTTCTGTTGTGAAATAATCGTTTATTGGCTGAAAACCGCAGCCACTATCCAATTGATTTCTCTTTTGGAATACATTTATAATAGGTTTATGGAAATTCAGCTTGAATCAGCCATTCAGATGTGATATCCTAATACTGAAGGAAATTCCTTCAACCTATTAATTTCTCTTTTTGAAGATCATCGTGATCTGGTCGCCAAACTTTCTCACAATGGTCTTCTATGTATACTATATATAGTGGTTTTATTTTCACTAGACCACTATATATAGTATACATTTTCCTATGAAATCAGTCTTTCATTCAGAAGAAACTCTTCGATGTCGGACACCCAAAGCATGATACACACTGTACTAAATCACACATGTGATGTTTTTTAATAAAATCCTTATCTGCAGCCTGTTCGTCTGTAATTACTGTTCCACATTCATCCATATTCTGGATCTCATGTTCTTCATAAACCTTTCCTGAATATTTTCCTAACCTTTTCATTTGTCTCACCTCCTTTTTATTTCGTTTTAATTTCGATCTTTTTGTTGATCAGCACCTTACTGTATTCTCTCCCGTTAATAATATTCTCTGTTTGAATTTCTGTAACTTTGACTGGTTTTACACCTTTTTTCGTAACACATAATACTGCGTCACCAATCTGCAGATTATTGATGAATTTTCTCCATCCTTTAACTCTTGGCACTCGCCAAATGTATTCTTTCGTACCAATACCATCGTAATTGATATGAACACCTTTGATCAGCGCACCTGGCTGACCTTTATATACTGTCCGAATTGTTTTGGCACCATTTCTTTTCATGATAAGATATCGGATATATCCATCTACGAGATAACCATTCTTATCCAAAATAATTGACTTGTCTTGATGATTTGTACGAAGCCAATATTTTTCAAATCGTTCCATCTTTTCTTGAGATGGATGAGAATCAAGAAACTGATCTGAAATTTTGATGTCATCAATATTCATCTGCATTATTTTATTCTCCTTTCTTTACGCTGCGTTTCCTTTCCCAACAAGAAAGTTTTCGAAATCTCGTTTCATGAATCTGAAATTAATACCCTGATTGGAACTATATTCATCATCTGCATTCTGATATTCTCCAATCCACTGTTCAAATTCCTGATCCTGATTATTCTGCGCTGCATAAACCATCAATGCAATTAACGCTGTTTTACACTGCTGATAAACATTTGCAGACACTTTTGTATCCTGAAGACACTCGTTGTAAAATTCGATGTCGTCTGGATCTACTTTCTCATTTACATGAGTATGTACAAAATCAATATCATTCTGATCAATACGATCATCAACACCAATAATTGCAGATTCTTCACCCTCTGAATTTTCTGATGAGTCTTTGATACTTTCGCTCTCTGCATCTTCATTTGGTTTATTCTCTTTAATATGTAAAAAATCCACTAATAAAGTATGTAAATAATCAATCTTCTGCTGAATTACTTTTTTGTCCTTCGTGTGTTTATCCTGTTCTATTTCAATCCAATCAGTATCATTGACTTTGATTTCTTTCATGTCATTAAATGCAATCAGGAATTTTCCAAAATTTTCTGGTGAAACTCCTTCATCTAAGGCTCTTTTCATAAGAGTCATCCATGCCATAAAATCTTTTGGCACAAATAATTCAGCTACTTCTGTATGATCGAGTTTATCTGCGTAAGGAATTAACATATTAAAGTATTTGTTCAGTGTATCAAATTCTTCTTCTGTTCCGTTCTCATTAAGATACTTGCAGATATCCCTTGGCGCCTTTTTCCATTCTTCTAAATGAAACATCGCCATAACGCATTCGATGATCACTCTTTCCCAGATGCCTTTTTTCTTGTCTAACTCATTCAGCATCGTACAATCTTTAAGAAAACGATTATTATCTTTAATCCGTTTAATTTTATCCGCAAATGTACCAATGTAAGTAAACGCCTTCTGGCTTACATTCATTGGAATAGTAGAGTTATATAACATGACAAGATCGCAGGTATCTTCTGGAGTACATTCCTGATAAATTGCAGCAGACAACTGACATGATCTCATTCTCTTTTTCAGTTCTGGTGGGAAATCATTATAAGTTTTATTAACCAGATCAAATGTTTTGATTTCTTTGATCAGTTTTCCATTTTCATCTCTCATAGATTTTCCATTTTTATCCAGTTTGTTTCCTTGATAAGTCACATATCTATTCCGGATTGATTTAGAGATCTTATGCCCATCAAACACAAAACGTCTGAGCGCTTCTGTTCTCTGACCACCATCCACTACGTATGTAGTAGTAAGCCCATCTTCTCTTTTTTCTTCTGCAAGAATAATGTTTGGAATGTAAATCCGTTTTGGAGATACAGTACTATAAATCAAATTATTGATCATTTCATTTGACCAACAAAACGCTCTCTGGACTGCCTGACCAACAGTAATAACTTCCTCATCAATACTATCAACATAAGCTCCTACGCCCATCTGTTCGATTCTGTATTCATCTAACATTAATAATCCCTCCTAAGTATTCTTGTATTTGAGTTGTTCCGGATAGCTTTTAAGCTATCGTTATAGAGTGACTTAGAAATATGTAAATTTTGAAGAATTTCTTCTTCATTAAATCCATCTGCAAGCATATGTAAAATTACACTCTGTACTCGTGATAATTTACTTGTATATTCTCTCATTAATGAAGACATTTCTTGATCATTTTGAAAGACGACATCTTCCACGGTTTTCCCAGATACAAATGTCTCCCAGAGCTGCATTCCATCTTCGTCAATTTGAGAATAAATGGAAATATCAAATACAGGTTTCTCTTTAGGATTACCATCTTTATCGAATTTCTGCTTTCCAGTCTCTTCGTCAATATCTGGAACAAAAACACAGCGTTTTTTACGTTCGATATCTCTTGTATATGTCCAATATTTTCTCCAAATATTTCCATATAAATACGTTTTAAAAGTGCATTTGACATCCGAATTGTATTTAAGTAAACTCGACAGAAAAACTTCTACTGCTAAACTTTCAAGTTCTGCATCATGAAGTGTCGGTAAATCTTGAGATGACTTTTTCTTTTTGTAAATCAAAGTTTTGCAGATTTTTTTAAGCTCGCGCATGTCGTTGTCTAAATACGTTTGCTGGATCTCATCTGCTTCTTCTGGTGTAAGAAATTCTAATTTTTCTCTTTGAGTCTCTGTCAAATATTTGTATCTCATTTTTGCTCACCCTACCCTTCCAATATTTTCATCGCTTCGTCAAATTTTGCAGTTCTTGGTTTATAGTTTTCATATTCTCCATTGTCAGTTTTATTTAATTCAGTTTGCAGTTTTCCAAGAGAGTAATGGTACGTCAATGCATTTTTCATTGCCTGAAGTTTATAGATACATGCTTTCACATGTGCTCGATCAATAAGAATCCGCAAGAACAGATATCCGATTTTAGCAATTCTATGTGCTTGTGGTAATTTTCCATCATGTTTATATGTATAAATAACGAGTGCATGTTTAATATCACTCTCTTCTGAATCAAGCTTAGACAAATATGTACTAAGAGATTCCAACATGTTGCTCAATTCAGATTCATCCCATGCAGCCAAACTTAAAAACTTTGTACACTCATCTTCAATCTGATCGAGTAAGTTCAGATCAACTACAATGTCATTTTCATTTAAAAATACACCTCCATTCCCTTTTGCTTTAGGAGAAACTGTTGGCTTGTTTCCATCCTCTCCAACCATGGAATATCCATTCCGAATCCAACCTAGTTTTTTGCTACGTGCATTCAACAGATTTTTAGCCTGTTTGAATGTAAACTGTTTTGCATTGGATGATTTTGTGGATTCCATGTACTCGCCAGGACGTATTGGATTTTCAATCACCCAATATTTTCCATTTGTGATAATGTAGTACATTTTCTGATCACTCCTTCTTTATTTAATTTTAAAAATAGGTAAACTTAATACAGGTTCTTATCGTTCATCAAATGAATAAGTACCTTTACGTATTGGTTATTCTCCTATTCTGTTTGTGTAAAATTGTGAAATAATAGCGAACTGCTCAAGATAGACTTGCAGAATTGCAAATTAATATGTATAATGAAACTTAAGCAGGACATTGTGCTATTATTCATCTGGACTGCTCCAACAGTTCAGATTCATATGAATATCGCTTGTTTTGCTTGTTATGTACAGGAAGGGATTCATACCGTATGCGCTCCAACGCAGGTATGATTCCCTTCTTTTATTTTGTTCGACAAAATTATAATACATCGAACTAATGTTCTTGTCAATATGTTTTCGAACATTTGTTTGCTATTCTATATTTGTCTTTCCTTATATTTCCATTTTATACCTCTTGTTATATAGATTCCAGCGGTAAATTCTGGAAATTATCTGACAAATAATTCCATCTTATTCTCGCAAATGTGGCAATGTTATATCATGCATAATCCCTGCCCTGGTAATATGTTCGATACTCTGCGAAGTTGAAAACAGCTGCATATGTTCAAAAACCTCTCCTTCGTTGAAGAAAATTGATTTTGCTTTCTTTACCAATTCGCATCCTTCGTCTGGTGTGGTAAGCTTTTCACTTTCTTCATTCTGATCGTAGTCAATAGTGTAAATCAAAATTTTACATTTTTTTTCATGTTTCTTTAATGTTTGCAATTTTTTTATTGCCTGATCAATATTATAATATCCATATGCTTCCATTTTGATCATCCTCCCATTAATAAGTTGTTTATACTGATAGCCATGGCTTTATCAACTTCTTTTTGTTTAGCATGACTAATCATTCCAATTTTATCCAAAAGTCTTCCCTTATCAACAGTTCTAAACTGCTCACACGTAATCAGAGAATTCTTTTCAAGTCCATTCAACGCATCCTTTTTTAAAACTACATGAGTAGGAAGATTAGGCTTTTTCTGTGACGTAAGTGCCACAACTATGGTTGTTGGAGAGTAATTATTTCCTGCATTGTTTTGCACAATAAGTCCAGGATGTATTCCACTGATTTCTGATCCGATAGTCTGACCAAAATCAACCCAATAGATCTCTCCACGTTTTACTTTTTCATATTTCACATCCATACCAGATTCCTCCTTTCTCTTGTTTTTTCTTACGTTGAACTCATTATATCAACATATCTTTAATATGTCAATACTTATTATAAACATATCTTTATTATTTCGCTATTATATTACAATTTATCTTTATTTGTATAAATATATCTTTATGGATTTTCTTATTTAATTATGTTATAATCATTGACACGGAGGTGCAATATGATTAAATTAGATATTCAACATTTGATATTGAGTAAATATAAAAATCAAGCTGCATTTGCAGAAGCTACTGATCTCTCTTTGCCATCAGTGTCAAAAATTTGTTCTGGTAATATGGCAAGCATTCGCTTTGAAACTCTTGAAAAAATTTGTGAAGCATTAGAATGCACCCCGAACGATCTACTTACTTCCGATAAAAACGAATGGGATACAAAAATTCCATCATATGTTACAGAATATATCGATCGAATGGAACATATTTCACAAGAAATCCAGGATGCGAATTTTCGTTATAGAGCTGCAGCATATCATAAAAAAAGCGATGACTAAACCAGCCATCGCTTTCTTATTGCTCATATTCAGATCCACTCAAATCCATTCTAAAATTGATTTCTTGTATGCACCACCAATATAATTTTTCTGCATCCTCATTATCTTTCCGATCTCGATCCGTGAAAATCATTAATTCTATTACATTCTCTTCTGACATATTTCTCAAATCTGCAGGTGTTACTGTATAGTTCAAATATTTTGGAATCATTTTTCTTTCACACCGTTTCGTTTTAATATTTCTGTTACTTGAGACACGGGAATGCAAAATCTTCTGGAAACTGCTTTCTTATCATGATATTTATCGAAATCTTCTAATACATCTTTATCTGTCCACTCTAATTGAACTGGTGCATTCATATAGTTTTCCATTGTTATCTCCTTTTGAAATGTCTGATTCATTAATTGAAAACAAATTGAAAATCTTTATCGTTTATTTCACATGTAATGAGTTCTTTGTTGTTGTCAAGAATATCTACAACAGCACTTTCATATCTTGAATAAGCTGCTGTACATTCATATTCTTTACCTTCTGTAAAATGTTCATCGGTTTTTCTACAAATAGCCTTATTGTTCATCTTATCCCTCCGTTTAAAACCATTCCAACATAGTCTTTAAATTCTCCAAAGCTCATTGTAATTGCTTTTACATTTTTCATATCGATCACTTTACCTTTCTAAATATTTTGTTGGTACTTCTTTAGTTAACCAAACATTATTCACAGACAAATAAAATTTATATCCATCTCTATGCATCTGACCAGATGCCACCTGATACACAACTTCTTTTCCGTGTCTTTGTCCGACTTTTTCTGCAGTATCAACGTCACTTGAAAAATGAACATATAACCGGCTTTTTGGAATTAACCCAATCTGATCGATTGACACTACGTATTTTTCGCCAGTTCCATGATATAAAAATTCTGGTGGCTGTTTCTCTTCTAATTCTACATCTACAGGAATCGAATGTCCTTGGTTGCATCTGATCAGTGTTTTATCTTCATTAAAAGAGTATCTTCCCTTCGAATCTGTTTCTACTATCTCGTACAGATGATCCAGATCGAATCCAGGATTGTCTTTCCTAATCCCGTCAATCAGTTCGACGACATTAGCCCACCCATGTTCATCCAAAGTAATGCCAATTGCTTCTGGTTTATGTCTGAGAATTAAACACATGTATTTACTAATATTTTCTAAGTTCATGCTTTTACTTCCTTTTATTTAATTTTATTTTTCAGATGCCAAACAAAATCTTTTGAATCAAGTAATGAACCTTCAAACAATTTTTCACCTTCAGCTTCATAAATTCTCAACGATCCATCAAAACCAACCACAACATATTTTCCGTTATATTTTTCCATGTCAATCAGTTTCCATTCAAGTGCTTGATACTGAGTTCCATCTTCCATCACATCTGCATATCCATCATATGTAAATAACGGAATGTCAAACATATAAATTATATTATCCATATTTTGTTTCTTCCTTTTGTTGTCTATATTAATTATTATACGGTTTCTATATTTATTACTTCTAATAAATTATCTTCCATCCATTCGCAAATATCTTGTACTACTGCATAAGTATCTTCGTATCCATAGGAGGCATTGCTCCAGGTATAACAATCATTATATTCGTCAAACCAGATTTCTACAGATTCTCCATTTGACAAATCAAGCCTAATGGAAATTTTATCTTCTTGTTCTTCTGCATATCCCATTTCTTCGACAACATATTTGTTAATATCTGCTTCAGTCACAACATTTCACCTGCCTTCTGAAAACAATCTTTCATCTACTCTCTAATTGTTTTATAATAACTTCCGAACCAGACATGTACAGGAGGATTTTTCGCACATGGCATTAAAGAACCACTTACCATTTCCCTAACCTGACCAGAATCATTCCATCCATTTGATTCCATTTCTTTTTTATGCTCCATTCTTTCTTCTTTTGAGTCGTAATAATACTGTTCTATAAACTCTGTGTACTTATCTACGCAGTTATCTCCATCCCACACAAATTTTGTTGTATTATTTTTCATTTTAATTCTTTTCATATAATCATCTCCATTCTATATTAAAAACAACTTAATCTCATAACATTACCCATAGATTTTTTCCATAATATTCTCTTCTTATATGAGGAATATCATTGTTAATTTTTGATAACTCAATCTTTTCAAAAGTTACATTTTTGCAGCCATCCATAGTTCTGTTTCCAAATCTATTTTTAGTACATTCAATTCCATTTGATGATTCCTCAACCATAACAGAAGTCACTTCTCGTAAATGTTTGATTTTTTGTATTTCTTCATATGTCATATTATTCGCATCCTTTACAATGAAAGCAATTTTTCTTTGTCTTATCGTATTGTCAAAAACCATTCTCCGTTCAATTTAGAATATGTTTTCCAATCTTTTGTTGTAAATTCATTAATATGAAGTACATTTAATTCTTTAAATAAATCATTGTCGTCTAATGATTGCAGATAATCATATTGTTCCGAAAAATTTTTAAATCTAGTATTCCCTAATAAATAATCTGTGCTAACTTCATATAATTTTGCAAGCCGTACTAAGTTATCCACTGATGGAGAATTTTCACCTTTTTCGATATTATATATCGCTGTCTTACTTATACTAAGTTTTTCGCTTACCTCTTCTACAGTAAGATTTTTTAATTCTCTACTTTCTTTATAATTATTCATGACAATATGCACCTTATTCCGGATGACTTGTTTTTGTTCCAAAGTCTGTCTCTTTTACTTTATATTCATTTTTCATATTTTACACCTCCACGAAACACTATATAGTATGTAATTTGATTTATTGTACTATATATAGTTCATAAACTGTGATGAAATCGTCATTTCTTCTGCTCGTCAATTAAATCCAATACTTCGCATAAAGCCTTATATCTGCCTTCTTCTAAGTCATTCATATTGCGATTTTTTGTTTCATTTTCTAAATCCTCAATAAGCTGCTCGATTTTAATTCTTAATTCGTCCACTGTTATACCTCCAATTCTCTTTCTAATCTCTTCGTTACTTGAACACTTCTGCAACTGATTTATTGAAACATGTCGCTGTTCAATATAACCATCTTCCATTTCAAAATCAACATCTGCTTCCTCGTTTGGATTTTCCCATGCATAATCTACAAATATTCCAAACAATTTTAAATTTTTGTGAAACACTTTATCACCTTTTTTAAATTTCATTTATTTCACCTCATCTAACAAATCCAATATATCTCTATATCCATCATATTTTCCTTGCTCTAAATCATTCATATTACGATTTCCAATACTATTTTCAAAATCTTCTACAAGTTGTTCAATCTTAACTCGAAGATCCCTCATAGTATTATCTACTGACACATCAATAACATTTAATCCAGCGTCTTCAAGATCCTGCTCAACACAATATCTAACAGTTTCTTCACTGCTTTCATCATCATAGAATTCAGCTTCAACTTCTACTGTTAGTTTTGCTTTTATTTTATTGGGCTTATCTATTATTCTTGCCACCTATATCACCTCTTCCAAGTAAATCATGCATTCCTAGTATTCTAACATCTCTTCCAGATCTCTTTCTTTGTATTCAATATTTCCCATTTCCAATCTAATTCTTTCTAACTCATGGTTATAAAATTTTTTTTCTTTACCACTTTTTGCTGACTTAAACATATCATAAGCAAATTTTTCTTGTATACATAATGCGTTTAAACGTGATTTTTCACAATTCTTAATTTTATTTTTCATTTTTATTACCTCCACTTGAAATTTAACTTTCATTGCCAAATTTCATCGTTGTCTGCAAGCGAAGCTTCCCATTTCCAGTTATGACCTGTTTTTCTTTTTACTATTTCTATTGCCTCATCATAACTTACAGCTTTAACTACATAACAATAATTAGATACATCTTCTGAATATCACGGAACATCTTTTACAACATATAATTCATTTTTCATAATATTTTCCTTCCATAGAAAAAGTTAAATTTACTTACCAAATACTACTTTTATCTTGAGGTTTGCCAGTTTTGATTTCTAGTTTTCTGGTTTTACAACATTTTTCTACGCTTGCTTTGATATTCTCTTTAACGCATAAACAACTGTTTTCATTATCACATGTCATAAAAATATCGTTAAGTATAACATGAATACCCTCGATTGAATTAATATCTATTTTGTTTCCAAATTCATCTGTATATATAATTTTCTTCGACATATTTTTCTCCTTAATTTGTAAGTAAACTTAGATTTCATTACCATCTGATAATCCATTTTAATTTTCCGTTTTTAAACTGATATGTTTTATTTCCAATTGTTATAAATTCCCATGCAAATTTATTATTTTTCATTCTATTCCTCCTCTGAAATATCCACAAATGTATATTGTTTACATTTCCAATGAAAACTTGGTTTCATTTTATTTCATCTGATCGAAAAATCTTTTCGCTGTTTCTTCGTAAAATAATTTTTCAGCAAAATCAATCGCCTGTGCTTTTGTTTCAAATGCACATATTCTTTTTAATTTTTCAGCATATTGATTAAGAGATATCGCTTTGATACCCATTTGTTTACTATCAATAACATCCTTGTATATTTTCAATAATTGTTTATTAGTGCACTCTGAAAAAATTTCTAATTTATTATCCATCTATGCTCTCCCAGCATTATTCTCCATCATCTCTTCCACAAGCTGCTTCATATAAGATATTTCCGATAAATCAAATTGCTCTTTTCTTTCGTACAATTCTTTAGGCAATGGAATGTATGACATTTTTGCGATTGCTCTTTCCATATATTCATATGCTTCGTCCAAATCATTCCATATTTCCTGTAAGTTATTCATCTATATTACCTCAATTTTACGTTCTCCATTATAATAGAAATGGAATTGTCACAAAGGCAGTTCCATTTCTCTTTTAAAACTATCGTTTGCATTCCACACAAACGTCTTTTCCTTTATAATCATCAGGTCGCTCATAATGTCCAGGAAAACAATGCATACAACTATAACATGATTGATCCCATCCCATTGGACATTTCTTTGTCTCTTTTGCTTCATGCGTATAAACATATTTTTCTTCATAATAACTCATAGGTTTTGACATATTACACTTCCTCTCTTTCCGCTAAATCGTAATCTGAACCATTCACAAATTCTCCATCTGTATTTGTATCACAATATTCAAGTGCATATTCTTCTACATCAACGCAAATCAGAATGCTCGTCATATGTACATTTATATTTTGCCAATTCTGCTTTTGCTTCATTGAGCTGATCGTATGTCCATCGTTTTAATTCTTCTGGATCAGTATTTGGTCCATAAATACAATCTCCTTCAGAGTAATTTTTGAATTGCTTTTTCGTATAAGATCCTTCAGCATGTCGTAAAATAATTGTATTATAATATTCTCCCATTCTATTTTCCTCCAACTTTTATATAATTATTTATATTATATCATATTCCTCAGCAATAACATAGTTTTTCTATGCAGTTTCGCCCAACAAAATTTTTCTGAACAGGCTTTCAAAAATTGGAACACAAATACTATTGCCAGCCTGTTTATATAATGCCATTCTATATCTTCCTCGTTTCTGTTGTACAGATGCGGCTGCTTCATAATCCTGATCCGTATAACCCATAAGTCTCCAACATTCCCGTTCCGTAAGATATCTATACTTTCCATTATGTAAGTCAATTACCTGTGCAGGTGTCCGATCCTGGCGAGTCGTGATTGTATAAGCATATTGGTCAATTACAGTTGCTCTTCTAATTCCGGATGCGCCAATACATTCCAGAATGCTCGGTTGTGTTACCTCATATACTGGATCAACTTTCTGTTCCAAAAACTCATGAATATTTTTCATTGGCGTTCTAATCAGATCAGAAAAATCAAATTCCTTTCCTTTTAAACAGCTTACAGTGAAATAGCGTTCTCTTGCTTGTGGAATACCAAACTCTCTTGCGTCTAATAGTTCATATGTACTTGTATATCCAAGTTTACTTAATTCTTCCATATATCTGTCGTGATTATGTACCATATATTTACTTCTGACATTTTTAACATTTTCCCAAATCACATATTTTGGTTTCCATTCTCCCATCTGTTTAATAATATTAATCGTTTCCCACATAAGACTCGATCTTGTCCCAGACCCCTCTTCTGCGCCAGCTCCATGATTTATTCTTCCATTTCCAGTAGCTGTGCCTTGATGTCCAGCAACAGACATATCCTGGCAATTATGCACTATACATCCATTTGCCGTATAAGAATGAGCCTCTTCCACTTCTATATCATAAACAGTTTCTTTGTTTTCTGTATGTTCAATTTTTGTTATTGGAGACCATAAATATCCATCTTCAATAATTGACATTCTTCTATTGCACTTTAAAGTCCATCGTATTGTATATGTGTCTTTTTGATGAACCTTTCTTCCTTCTATACATCCAAATTCTTGACGTTTAAATTTACTTATTTGAAACGGTATATTATATGCTTTCACAATCAACTGCCCAATTCCATATAATAGTTTCCTATTAACTGAAGTTATAGAATATGTATATTTTTTACATGATCCATCACTATCAACATAACCCTCTATTAATTTCCTCACGAGATTAATTGGCATATCAAATACAAATCCAGGTAAATATTTACCTTCAGCACCTTTTCCAAATAGATTGCAAAAAGTAGCCAATTCTTTATTTGTAAATTGATATTTATATGTCGTATTGTCTTCGACTTTTACGTAATGTGCCCATTCTGGTATTTTTTCTTCAAATAGTTTATCTTCGCCATTTATTTTTGATGTACATATAATCATGCTAGAAACATTATTGTTTCTGTCTTTTCTCGTTCTTGTCCATCCGTCACCTAAAAATCTTCCTATCAAATACCATAATCCTTCGTCTTTCATATTTAGATTATTTTTAATATATTTAGATCTTCCCCTTGTACACTCAACACCATCCCATTTGGGGACAATTGAATTTTGATTTATTGGGGTTCCGACCAAATAATTTTTATTTAGATCTTTAGCTTCGACCCATTTTGGTTCCGAAAATTTTTCTTTTCACCGTCTTCTTTCCATCAATAAATGGGTGAATATATGTCTTTTCTCTTACATAAAATTTATGATTGCTAGTAGTTTTTATTTCATGACAATTAGATGCTTTTAGTTTGATAATATTTTTTTCGCCATTGTTGAATACGTTAATTACTTTGTGAAATAAACCATCATGAGAAACAACTTCTTCATTAACGGAAACATCTTTTATTTCTCTAAAACCATTTTTAGTCAATACTAATGTATCTCCTGTAAAACAAGGAGAACCATGTATCAGAATATCTGGGCGAAGGTTGTATCCGACCACTGTTTGTGTTTTATACGGAAGATCTTTTGCGAACATTGCATTATATGATCTGACTGCTGCTTCGTCAATTTCAACATAATCAATTGATTTAACAGGAATACCAATATTCCGTAATGCACACCGTGGGCTTCCGATTCCACCAAATAATTCTAAAATTTGTACCATAATAATTTCCTTTCTTATGCGAGACGGTAAACAGGAAGCCTACCGCCTCGTTGATGTTTAGATAATATTTTTCATAATTTCTACAGATTCTTTTTGTGCCTTTTCTTCCATTCCTCTTACATACAACAGCGTTGTATTAATTGATGCATGATGTAAATTTTTCTGTACAAGCACAATATCACCCGTTGCGTTGTACAATGTAGTGCCATATGTTGCCCTTAGCTTATGTGGACTAATTGTTTTTCCTTTTATATTACAAGCATATTTTTTTGTAATATCCGAAATTGCACTTGTTGACAATCTCTTTCCGGTTTTCCCAAAAAACAGAGCTGGCGTATCGCGTGCTGTTACAAGCTGATCTCTGTATGCTAACCATTTCTGCAATTCATCTAAAACTTTTGGAATTAAAATGAATGTATGAACTTTCTTTCCCTTATCTGTTACAATCAAAGTTCCTTTATCCATATTTAAGTTTTCTATATCCATATTGGATAACGCTGCGCAACGTACACCTGTAGAAAGGAAAAGTTTTATAACTGCAATATCCCTTTGCGACCAAATAGCTGATGGTTTTCTTGTTTTTCCTGTTAGCTTATGATCAACATTATAAAGATACGTTTGTGTTTCTTCTGGTGTCAAATAGCTCTTTTCTCTTCTTTCTATTGTTCTCTGTTGCTCTCTCTTTTTTGGTTTTGCAATTTCTTCCATATAATTTTTCGAAAAAATTTTATATGCAAACATACATTTTGAAAAAAGTTTTAATGCAGAATAAACTGCAATTTGATAAGAAGAAACTGTTTCCAATCCATTGTCTTTATCTTGTATTTTTGCCATATAGGATACAAAATCTCTCAGTTCAAGATCTTCTTCTTTTTCTTTTCCTGTGAACTTTAGAAATTTTAATACATCACACATGTAAACATATTTTGTCTTTTCTGATAAATCATGCATATATAAAAGGAAGTCTTGTAGATTCTTAGACTTCCCTTTCATAATGTTTTCGATTTTTCGTTTATATTTAAGTTTTTCTTCCTCTAAGCCTGTCTGGACTCTTTCATTCATTTTATTCCTCCAATCATAAATCGGCAATTGCAGCAATAATTATAATAATAATGACCCCAATTGCGACAAATGTTCCATAGTATCCAACGGCATATTCAAGTGACATAATATCTTCCTCCTAAAATTCAACTATTCAAAAATGTATGACGGAAACATCAGCTCTAATTCATCTTCTGAAATTTTCATATTTTTGTTTTGGCTTTTAAATTCTTCATCGAACTGATGATTTAATTTCAAGACATTGTAAGCACTTTCGATCACCCACTCCCTGATGAATTCTATATCTGATTCCGACAAATCATATCCATATAGTTCTACATACCTAATCAACTTCTTTCTTATATTTGTTTGTGTTGGGTTCCATTTCTTTTCTAAATTCTCGAACTTACACACATCTGTTTGACAATATTCCTTGAACGTTTTTCTTTTCATATATTCTCCTTTCTTTGCAACAAAAAACCGGCACATTTCTGTACCGGTTAATAACGTTCCTCTTTTTTGATTTTATTCAATTTCTCTTTCTTTTGATTGATGTGTCGGACTTTTGCTCGTGGCCTATATTTATCACAGTGTTGACAATAATGATGGTGATCTGCTTCTCTCCCCTTACTACATTGTCCTGCGCAAATATAGTATAAACATGGTGTTTCTCTTGTCTTACTCATCTTTTATCTACTCCTATCGGCATGATAATATAACCAGAAATACGGAACCCTCTGGACGCAAGTTCTTTTAAATCTGTTGCAATTCTACCTTCTTTCAATAATTTATGCATATTACAATGGATAGTGCCTTTGCTTTTAATTCCAACACCTTTTCCAATCTCGTCATAAGACGGAGCATAACCATGCTCAAAAATGTAGTCTTTGCAAAATTCATAGATTTTATCTGTTGTGTCCTGTATGTTATCATATTTATTTACCATAATTATTCTCCCTTCTTTTTAAAAACATCACTAACCTGCCACGAAATCATCTCATTTCCAAGCTCAATAACTCTATCATTGAAATTTTGAACAAAATCCGCTGTAATAACTTTTGCAATATTTACATTGGTTGGTTCTATATCACCTTCGACCAATGCATTTATAATATCATCTTTTGTCCAGGTAGTGTTCATATCTTTGCATTTTTCTAGTTCAGATATCGAAATTGTTTCTTCGATGGCGTCAAAATCAATACATCCATAACCAATTCGTTTTCCGTTTTCAGTTAAATATAAGATATAAAACATTCCTTCATTTTCGCCATTGCCCCGCAACTCATCAATGTTGTTGCCATACACAATATCAATTAAATTCCCTTCCCATGGATGATCTGCATAAAAATCACAATCATAACCATCTTCTGCATCGTATCTGTCATCTTCTTCTGTTACAATCATCATGTACTTTTTATCTGTTCTCACATTCTTTACCTCCATTTGATGAATATTTTTCGGCACATCGTTGGACAAACCTTTTACACCATCCTCCATTTTGAATGCCTTCTTGGATTACATAATCAGATTCTAAATTTTCTTTTGATGATTTGCTGGCTTCATACCCCATATTATATAAAGTTTCTTCTAAACTATTGGCTGCAATTTCACTATCTGTGAATGCATATGCTCGTCCATAAGAATCAATACCAGATCCGCAAAAATTATCACCTAAATGTGTTAAAATGTATTTTAACATTCTTTGCTTTTCATTCATTTATAATCCTCCAATCAAATTCGACATTCATCTCTCTATTATAATTTTGTTTGCATGATCATAACTGTATCCCTTCTTGTTTACAAACTTATCGAGCGCTTTGAACATATCCCTTTCAAGCTGTTCTACCCAATTATTCGCATTCCAGTCCACACAAACAGTGTAATTAAGATATTCGCCAAGATCCCAGCTTTCATCGTCTTCTCCTGTTTTAATGCACGTAAAATAATCAATTGCAGGTCTCTTGTCTTCTGGAACTGCTTTCTCACTACACTGACAATATGCATAAATATTTACTTCCACATCCATATAACCGATTTCCAAAACAGCTTCACTTAAATATGGCTCGTTTTCTGGATATAAACCTTTCATACAGTTGTTCCGAATATCATCAATAAGATCTTCAATACCATTCAGCCGGAATCTATAATCATTTCTATGTTTCGCTTCTTCAAATGTCATTTATTCCTTCACCTTTCTCATAGTAATTTCAATCCGTGAACCGTCTGGAAAATTCCATAACTTTTCAAAAATCGAAAGACCGAAATCTGCAAATGTCAGATATTTTGTATTTTTATCTTCAGCTATCCTTATATAAATTGTCTTTCTTTTTAAAATTGCTCCTCTTGTACTCTCTTTCATTAGATTAAGTTCTTCATACTGATTTCCGTTATAATTATTAATTCCAACAGATGTTATATACTGATTCCACATTCTTTTCATATTATTCACCACCTAACAAATTCCGTTTTCTCTAAATTCTACAAGCAGCCCATACATCCGTCCTTTCTTTTCAAAGAAATCGTTCCAATTAGATAATTCTTCGATCGAATAATTCTGATTGTACATATCTGCTTGCCATTCAATTGCTTTATCTCTCCACTTTGCTTTTTGTTTTACATAACTTTCATGTCGTGATAACGCTCTATGTTTTGTATAATCTGACTGTCTCATAATCTATTCTCCTTTTCTGCAATTAAAAAACAGACAACATATAGTCATCTGTTTCTACACATCAAAATTATATTCTGGATAAAGATATTCCAAATTCAAATCTTCCTCGAACCAGCAATGATCTGAAATATCCGGAATATCTACAATTACATGATCTGAGTGTGTTTCTTTTATTTCTCCATTATGCCATTTACCTGTGTCTGGATCATGATACTTAACTTTTTGTTTTACCTTGAATAAATGTGTTAAATTTGCCATAATTTACCTCCTAACGAAATGTGCTTTCATCGTGTTATTTCTTTTTTGCATTTTTCAAGAAAATCTTTAAATTCCATATCTGTAAACTCAAAGAACATCTGCTCAACTGCTTTCTTGTCCGAACTGTTTCTCCAAATATTAAAAATATCCTGCGCAATCCCTGTGATCTCGAAGTCATTTTCTTGAACCATATCTACAAGAATTGTATCCGCATCTTTTACAATACCATCCGGTACATTAGCATTAAGTTCTTCTACCTCTTTTAATAATTTTTCCATGCAATCACCATCCTTTTGAATTTTTTGTTTTATCTTCCAATAGTTTCTATTTGTAATTATAAATCATATCAATTACATGTTTTTTAATTTCCATAATATCATTTTCTGTAAGTTCATAGTCTGGAGGAAAAGTTCCTTTTCGTCTTGCTTCCATAATCCAATCTTCAAACACATCTACAATTTCTCCAACTCTTGCCTGAAATTCTGTCAATTCTTTTGTAATAATATTCTTCACAAAAGATACAACATCTTCTGGAATTTTTTTGTCACACTCCCATAATTTATCATGAGATTTTTCTCCAAAATATACAGATAATCTATATGTATCACCGTTATAAACAAGAGCGTAATTTCTATAATTTCGTATTCTTGAAACTTCTTTTAACGTAACCATAACTATCATTATTCTTCCTCCATATCTTCAATTCGGTCACAAAGTTTATTCAATACATCTTTTAACGTTTCTGCATCAGTACCCTCAATTGCCGCAACAATACCTGGTAATGTTCCTAATTTATATTCTTCATCATCATATCTATCAGAGATACATGACCAGATTCTTCCTGCTAACTGTAAATTCTCCATACTCCATTCATATACTGGAAGATCATCACAAACTTCTGCATCTCTATCCATACGAATTAAATCAATATCGTTATCCCATGCGTACTGGAGTACAATCCGTAAATCGTCTGGCATGATTATGGTGCCAATTTCATTTTTGCTTGGAACCGTAATAAAGACTCCTTCGTCATAATTATAAGCATACGGCAAATGCATACTATTCAATTTTCCAAAGGTTCCCTGTGTCAGATGTGCTGTACTAATATCCAGGTACTTTCTCTCGTTTGTTTTCATAATTTTATTCTCCCTTCTTAAAACCGCTGTTTCATCTTTAGCAGCATTCCATATCTGTATAAAAGAACCAACAAATTTTATCATAGCTTGCGTAAACAACATTTCCTACAGTTTTAAAATATTTTGGATATTCATTACATTTCATATTTGTCATCCTCCATTTTGATTTTATAAATTAATTGGCTCATCATTCTCATCATATTCAATCGGATAAATCTTCGCTGCATAACCAATATCTTTTAATTTATCATAAATTTCCATTGTAATTGTTTCGCCACCTACTGACCATTCAAGTGAAAACCTACTATCATTGTTTTCAATGATTTCAATCAAATGATCTAATAATTCTTCTGTATTGCTTGCTCTTTCCTTCTGTTTGTCAATATTATTCATAATCAAACCTCTTTTCATGAATTAAATTACACCATATACAAAATCGCATGTTATTTGCAGAATAAAGATGTCTTCCACATTTGTTACATCTTTGCCTTGTCATAACCATAAAATAGAACCTCCTTGAAATGCGGTTTTCATTTACTTAATACTTTCCATTTATCAATATTTCCAGTATCAAAAAACGAATGTAATTCCTCTTCTGATAATGGTGTAATTCCATAAACACCATCATATCCAAATCTTTTCAGATCATCTTTTATAAACTCTTCTGCCTCTTCAAAAGTTGGATAATGATCTGCTTTGATTGCTATACTATACTCCGTATCAATAAGACCTCTATTGATTTCACATCCATTTTCTACTCCATTTTTAATTTCTTCTTCTGTTGCTTTTACTCCGCAATTTAATTCGTAATATTTAATATTCATAATATTTCTCCCAATCTTCTTCACTTAATGACTTCCATAATTCAAAAATCATTTTTTCACACGCTTCCATATCTTCATAAACATCTTTCATATCATATGGTGCACCATTAGTTCCATGTCCTGTTTTATCTAGCCACAAATATGCTTCATAGCTGCAATCGTAACAATCATAATAATCTCTAATGTCGTTTAATAATGTATATACATTATTATCTTCCATTTCCGATTCAAAGCTAAAATCTTGACCTGCCGGACTGCCTTGTGAAAATTCATAAGAAAAATTATCTCCGTCATTTGATTTAATATCAACTTCCCATCCGTTCTCTTCTGCAATCTCTACAATTCTACCTCTCATAGCTTGTAATTTATTCATATCATCAACCTCAGATCAATCTTCAATATTTTCCATTATCCATCCAATTCCTTTTGAATGCTGTTCGTCAAACCAATACCAAATTTCTTCTCTGCTAGTTCCCTTGGGAAAGATAAACCAATCTTCTTCCATATCTTCTGTATCAGGATTCATTGGTACATTTGTAAGTGTTTTCCATAAATCTTCCAACAAAGAATCATATGTAGTATATTCTTTTACGACTTCCGGTTCTGGACTCTGAATTACAATGTGCATTCCATCATGTAATTTCCCTTCCATAGCCAATAAAGCTGCCCACATAATGCATGTATCTGTGTTGTTGAAATGATCTGCATTTTCCAAATCTGTAATAGCTGTTTCTTCGTCGTTAATATCACAGAAAAATACATCGTAATCTTCATCTTCTAATCTCTTTCCGAATCTAAAGAATCCAATTTTACCGTAAAATTTCATAATTTCTACCTCCAAGAAATATACTTATTTATTAAGCATACTCATTTTCCATTCCATAATCTCTATATCAATTTTATGAGCGCAATCCTTACAAAAATCAACTCCAAGCATTGATAAATTCTTTCCAACAGAATGTAACGCTTCTAAATGTCCACTTTGTAAATATTCTCTTTCTACTCCAAGAATATCTATCTTCTTAACAACTGGAATTTCTTTTCCGCAACAATCACATACATAAATTTCTCTTTTACTCATTAGATCACCTCAAGACACTGAACAGGAATTTCACAACATAAATCGACTGTTGCATATTCTTGTCCATCTTCATTTTTCCATAAATTAAATACTTCACATATTGTTCCGGCAAAACGGGCCTCCATAGCCTCACAAGTCGTCTCATCAAATGTTAATTTTTGTAGTTCTTCTCTCAAATTATTTTTAACAATTACTTTATCTCCAATTTTCATATTTATTTTCCTTTCTTTGAAATGTGCTTTTCATTGTGTTATTCTCGCATATTTTAATGGATATTTCGAAAAATCCAAATATTCAGAATTATATACACTAGGAATAAATTTTCTAAAATCATCATAGTACCATGCTTTCCATAATTCTGTTCCGGTCTTTACAAATTCCCTAGTGGCTTCTTGAAATGCGTCATATAACGTCATGTTATATACTTCCATATTTTCTTTTGTTCTTTCTTTTACCTTTTTAGGAACTCTACCAATTATCAAATCATCGTCATAAAACATATTCATACTCCTTTTTTTATGAGAAGTTTCCATTGCTATTTTACTTTGTCCAATCCAAATAAAGCATCAGGAAAACTTCTCTTTATTTCTTCAAAATTTTCAAAGCAATCTGCATATCTATCTGTGCCATCTTCTATGTTCAATACGAGAAAACTTCTATCTCTATCATTCCATAATGTTCTTGCATCATGTTCTGAAATAATATCAAACCATTTTGAAAAATATTCTTCTGTAAACATTTCAATTCCTCCAATCTTTTAATTGATTAGTTTATCAAACCCTATCTTATTATTCTCTGTCTTGTTGTACTAAAAAAGCAGATAACTTTTTCGTCACCTGCTTTCCTTAAATATTACGAAACTGCATCTCCGTATCATTTCATAATCTCTACATCCTTTATAATTATCACACATCCAATTATAAATCTCTGTATCAGACATATTATGAAATTTTAGAATATGTTTTCTGCATTCATCTAAGATATATCCTTCCATATTTTACTCCTCAATTTCTTCAACATCACTTTCATCATAATGAGTATCTGCTATTGGAATACATCTATCAGATTCCAATTTTTCTTCCGCTATTCTAAGTGCTTCAGTTTCATTTTCTGCCTCTACTTCATATTCTTCATATGTTGTAAATGTCACACTATACTTCTTCATAATCATTCCTCCATCATTTCTTTAAATTCTATCCAACTTTCAAAAGACTCTTCCAATCCTCTCGATCGAATGGTTTCCATTTCGTCTTCTGTCATTTCATAATTTTTATCTTCACAATATTGTTGGACTGTATCATGCTCTGCTTCTAACCACTTATCATCGTCTTCAATTTTATCGACTTCTACTAATAATTTATCAAGTTCATTCATAGTAGTCAACCTCCAATTCATGTCAACAATCAATAAAGAAAATCGTTCCGTTAAATATTTATTCTCTCTTTTTTTAATGAAATTTCCGTTTCAATTATATTCCAAACGCCATAAATACAATCGCACACAGCAACATACCAAATGCTGTAAGCGCTAAAGCTCCTTTAATTGTCAAGTTAGATCTTGACATATGGCTTCCCATGTACCAACATGTCAAACTAATTAATGTACATGTAATTCCTCTCATTTTTTTATCTCCTTTGTTCTCAAACATTTCTCTTTATAAGCATATTCTCTGTCATAAACTTCTTTATAGAATTGAATATCCTGTGCTGTTGCTCTTTTTACTTTCTCTATACAATTTTGTAAAAAAGCCAAACTTTCTTCCTTATTCAAATGTTTTCCTCCTATACTTTCCGTTTCACTGTTATTTCCACCCAATATCTTTCGGTGTAATTTCAATATAACAATGTGGTATGCACGATTTACCGAAGTTTACACCAATAAAAATACTTGTGTCTCTTAAAGATATTTCTGTACTTGTAATTTTACAAAATTTTATAATATACCACGGTAATTTGTTCTTGATCCATGTCATTCTCATTGAATCACTATCTGAAATTTTCTCATAAAGCGAATACATTTCATTTTTCTTTGTCTCATATTCTCTTTTATCTTCAGTAATCTCATCCATACATTCCTGGCACATCTTGTAATAGTTTTCCTCAAGACTATTTGACAGCTCAGATAATGATGTTTGAATACTTTTTAATCGTTCATAACTATTTCTATTTTTCATACAACTGTTCCTTTCTGACAAAATCGCCGTTTCAATGCTATTTTTTTATATAAAATTTATGATGAAAACACCATTTAAGGGAATGCAGCACGTTTAATGTCTGGTCAAATGTTCCACCAATAACACAGCCATCCTCATAACAAAAGCCTTTATTATAATCCCAATAAATATACTCATCTCCATCTAACCCATCAGAAAATAATTTATCTGTATTTCCTAATCGAACTTGGTTTAAACCTTCTTGTAAGGAAATCTCCCTGTATTCATTTGTTGGTATAAATTCCATATTATGCCATCCATTCCTAAAATCTACGTTTCATTTACTTTAATACAATTAAGTCTGCTTCTTCGATGTATTTTTTTGCAGCATCATATCCATTTCTATTAAGTTCACCTTCAATGCTAAACCAAAGTGAATCTAAAAAATTTGGAATAGATGCAAAATCTTTATTTGGATATTTTTCTCTATATCGTTTATATGCCATTTTATATAATTCATCTACTAAATCACGTTTCATCATATTTCCTCCATTCAGTTAAATATCTTCTCTTGCACACAATGTATAGATTTCTGCATCAAGTACAACTTCTCCGCAATCTTCACATTCTAAACAAATGTCTGCTGGATTATCCCAGTCTCCATATGATACAATACTTACCTTATGTCCTCTGTGTTTCTTTAGTTCGTTCCATAAAATCATATTCATATCATCTGATTTCTCTTTATTACATGCATATTTTTCTTCCAAAAATGCTTTGTAATATTCAACTCCATCAAGTTCATCCTTTTCCATATCCTGCAATGTTGAATAAATCATTTCTGTAAGTTGTTCTTTGGTATATGACTCATACACTTCATCAGGTGTTAAATCTTCATCTTTTCTTCCAATAAAGTAAAACCAAAATTCTCCAATCTGGCAAGCAATACAATCATCATTTGGATTACTGATAATCTTTACTATTCCATCACATAAACCTTTAAAGATCATCTCTTTAAATTCCATAATCGTTCCCTCCAATTAAGAAATCATCGTTTCATTTTACTTCGTCATTATAGTAGTTATTACCATCGTCACATTCTAAAATAATATATTTTCCATTCTCCGATTTGTAAGTTTGTAATACAGTTACAACTTCACCTGTTTCTTTAATAGTCACTTCATCTTCGTTATGTAATCCTTTTGCATTATTAAATGTCATATAAATTTCTCCAATTCTTTTTATTGACTTACTTCCATAAGATTATGTGCATAGCAATATTCAACCTTTTTCATCATGTATTCTGGATTTGCACTACACAACATAAAATCTTCTCTTAATTCTGATGGATGACAACCTTTTGCAAGACCTCGTTTTTTCCTTACTTTATCATTTTTCGTCTTGTTATGGATGCAAATACTATTGTATGAACCAAGCCAAGTATTAGGATTCCATTTATTTGCAAATACGCAAAGATAATCTTTTCCAACTGTTACATCATAGTATTTTTGATTGTCATTTTCTCCATATTTCCATTCATATTTCATAATAGTTTCCTCCAATTTTTACAGTAAATCATCATTTCATTTAGCTGCTTCTATTACAATGGTAGAATCTTGTGTTGTGATATACTTTATTTTCATGTCAAGAATACGATCCAATGGTTTATTAAAACCGTCTCTTTTTGTGCAAAAAATCAATTCTGCTCCATCACCATATTGCTTTCCGTCTGAGCAATCATAAATATCATAATTACAATTACAATCAAAATCATCATTATAAACTAAATCGCCAACAACCATTCTTGTATCCTCCGATCATCAATTTCTTGTTTCTCTTTTTCTTGGATCTGTTCAAGCTCTTCATAAGTTACAGTTCGAGAATTATAACCTATAATATTATCTGTTTTTGTCTGCATTGCCGAATATCCTAACGAATTATCTTCTGATATAATAAACATAATTTCTTCCTCCATTCCTGAAGTTATCGTTTCATGTTATTTGCTTTTATTATTTAAAGCATCTATAAGACATTTCCCATTCTCTATACTAGATAATTTTAATTCTACATCAGCTATCGTACTGGCAGAAACCATTTTAACAAACTCAAATGATACTTGCCCGTTATTATTCTCTGCTACTACTTCAAGTCCATGAATTAATGCTTCTAATCCAGCTTTCATACCACCTAAGAAAGCTAATTGAATATTATTATCAATTTTTTCCATGTCTGCCTCCATTCTTCAAAAGAAAATCTTGTTTCAAGTTTAATCGTTGCATGTATCGCAAGCCATACAATTTCCATCTTCCATCATACAAAAGTGTGATAGAAGCAAGTTGCCAATTTTATTCATTCCATCCTGATCGGAATAAAATATAGCATACTCGTCACCATCTTCGTCTCTCCATTTTGTTTTCTCGTCCATGTAATAAATCTTACCAACTTCAATTTGCTTTGGCATAAATTCTCTAATACTAACGCATTTTACCCTTTTCATGATCATCACTCCTTAATCTACTTGAATAATCAATTTGATCTGCTTTCCATCTACACAATCAATAACAATTCCGTTATCTCGTGTGACATACATATCTGAATAACGACCAACTCTTTCAATTTCAGGTGCATCTCCGGTTTCCATTTTGTTATTGAAGAAATCATATAAATTATTCTCAACAGACTCTTTTGTAATCACCTTTTCAATCTCAAATCCAGCGTGACAAAATCCTGTCTCGTCTGATAACCAATCTGAAATCTCTTCAAGTGCATATTCTCTATCTTTCTTGTACATTTCCTCAAATTCATCAGTAATAATCATTTCCGTTGGAAGCTCATTGAATACTTCCATATCTCCATCTGTGTCCCATTTAATATTTATTGCTTTTAACATATAAATCACTCCATTTCCGTAAATCCACTTTTCTTTAAATACTCTATGTAATCTTCAATATCTGATTTCTTTTTAACCTCAATATTTTCTGGATGATAATATCCATAAAAAGCATTCGTATATACCTTATATGTTTTATTTTCCATATCAACAATGAGGTTATAATTGTTGGCACAATCACCACGTTTCTTCCAATTCTTATCAAGCCAAAATAGATGTAATCTCATATAAATAAACCATTCTCTCTATAATAAATCTTCTAATTCTCTCATCCGATCATGCTTAAAACTAATACATACAAGTGTCTGAAGAATACCTTCTGCATATCCTCTGTGATTTTCAGCTTTCATCCGTAAAGTTTCAAAATGCACTCTGTTATCAGTTTCATTTGCTTCTGTAAATTCTTTAATCGCCTGATTTGCATTTCGAATTCCTTCTTCCATAACTCTTTTACAATTTTCACATTCTATTTTATTCATTTACATCTCTCTCACTTTCTGTTATAATAACTATTCAAGGAATTGGGGACTTACATGGAATTTCCATTGCCCCCATTGTTGTTAGCCTTCAATATATTCCCAGGCTTCTCGTTCTGTTGGAAAAGCAATGCTGCATCCTGGGATATACCAGTTTCCGTATTTCATGTACGGCATAGCTACACACCTCCTTGTATGTATTTATAGAAAAAGCAGAGATGGCGTTCTCTGCTTTTATCTATCTCGTTATGTTATTCTCTCTTTTGGAATTACTATTCTATCCGTAAAAATCTATATTTTTACTCTCCAATCTCAAATAATTCGTCACCGGAAAAATCAACCATATCTTCTAAAACGGCATGAGCAAATTCCTTTGCATAGTCTGTCCATATCTTATATTGTAATTCTTCCGGATTTAATTCATTAAGTCCATAATCTTTGACGAGTGCCTTTATAATGTTTTTCATTCTGTATTCATAATTTTCTTCAGTAGTGTGAATATGCATATACATAATTTAGACCTCCTTATAATCTTCAAGTAATTCTTTTAAACTTTCCTTTTCTCCATCTATGTAATTTTCTATCTCCCAATAGATTTTTAACATTAACTTCTGTACAGTACATATACTGTTTGACGGCATTGTGATAATATCCGTCATTATGAACTTCAATATATTTATTTTTCTTATTTCTATAGATTTTTATTACCACAATTTTCACCGTCTCTCTTTTTCAAATCTCTTCAAGAATCCATTTCTCAACAAAATCAAGTACAACTTCAGGGATAACACCATCTATTCCTTCGCCATAATTGAATGTTTTTCCTACAAGTGTTGTTTCAAACTCAATGTCCTCGTTGTATATAATTTTATATGTTTTTAATTTACCAACTTCTCTTACTAATTCTACTCTCAAAACATTCATTCTTTTTTCCTCCTTTTAAAATCTTAGTTTCATTTTCGTCCTATTAAATGTAATGCTTTATAACAATCTTTTTCATTGAATACTACAATATCCGTATTATCTCCTGACATATCATCTGGACACCATTCAATGTCACTTGATTCCATAATATCAATTTCTCTTTTTGTAAGATTTTCAATAATATATTCGCTCATCGTTTTCTTTCCTTTACACATTATTTTCACTATCAAATAAAATTAATGGATATTTACCAAAAATTTCTTCTGGATGACTTTTCATATAGTATTCAGTTTCTTTTGGCGTTTTGAATCCATGGATTTCTTTATGATTGTCATCTTTATCATAATAATCTAATCTATACATATTATCTGCCTTTCTAAAGAAATGCTAATTTCACTATACCAATTCTTCGTATCTTGCATCAGCTACTCTTTGTAATCGCTTAATGTCCCAGTCTTCAATAAAAACAGTATCATCATAAAATCCAACAATTTCTCTTACATCATCCCAAAATGTTTTCTTGTTTGTAAGCTTTTTAATTTTTCGTTCCATCGTATATACATTAGTCTTCATTGCTTTCTCCTTTCACTATGAAACACGCAATTCAATATAAATTTTTTCTTCTGTCATGTATGAATTTTATTACTTTTTCATGCGTTTCTGGTGTTCGTGGCATCTTATTTTTCTGCATATAACTTATAATTGCTTCCCAATCGTCATATGTTAATGCATAATCACAACATTCGACACCGCAATTCACACACATTACACCTCCGGTTTGAACAAAACATCTTCTTCCTAACTGTTTGCACCACTGTTCGTACTGTTCACTTTTCTCTTTTAACTCTGTTATTTCTGCTTCCAACTTCTTTTTCAGTTCCTGCAGTTCTGTTTTTAATTTTTCATTTTCAACTGTTGCATCGCTTGACAATGCAGCCTTAAATTCTTCAAGACTCATTCCTTTGGCCATGTTTACACCTCCATTTCAATTCCGAACTCTTCGTGCAGCAGTTTTTCAAATTCCGGATCGCTCTTCACGTATTCATCGAGGAATTCTTCTTCACTGCATGGCGCAAGATCAAAATGCACATCTTCTCGAATATCATCATTCATATATGTGACGATTGCGTCCCAAAGATTTTTGTCTAAATTTAATTTTTCTCCATACCGTAACATCACAAGTTCTCCTTTTCATAAAAAATAAGGAACAAGATTTCTCTTGTCCCTTTGTTATTCTCTTTTTAAATTCGGACATAAGTTAAGTCCACCATCAATTTCTGGCAGTCTTCTATATGCATCTCTGTGAATACAATTTTCTCTTTTGCATTCCGGACAGTAACATTTGATGTATTCTTCGTAACTCATTTTATAATTTGTTGTCGAAAACCATTCTCTTGTTGGCATAATTCATTCCTCTCTTTCTAAACTGTCTTCATCAACGACTACATAAATTTTTAAATAGTCTTTTTTAACATCATCTTCTCCTAAGTCCAACGCACATAAAAGTTCATCAAATCCTGTTCTATTAAAATAATCCTTGTATAAATACAATTCATTTACCTTTGGCTCACAGAAAAGATAAATCCGAATGTACTTACTAATTTCTGCGTAGCTGCATTCTTTTACAATTCGTACCGCACATCTCACAAGCGACTGGGTAAAATCTGCCGTCATTAACGCATTACCTTCTACTTTTAAAATATCCTCTTCTGTAATCTTTTTAAGTTTGTTAGCTCCAACGTCAAAGATATATTCAAACACTGCATTTTCCATTCTGGAATCAAATTCTTCTTCAATAATTCTTCCAATTTTAGTTTCTGTATAATTCTTCATTTTGTCTTTTCTCTATCTTGAAACGATTCTTTTAACAGGTTACTAATTCTCCCGGTAAATATCTCCTATGAATCCGATCATTTGGATACCAGCCAATATTCCAAACTTTCACTTCTTCGATTTTCATATCATTCATTTCTTTTTTAAGGTCAATTCCTTCCATCGCAAATGCTTCTATAATGTTCCTGTTTCCGTATCCCATAAACTCTCCGTCTACTTCATATCCTTCTTCTACTCGTTTAATTAACATACAAATCATAATTATTCCTCCATCATGCTGTTTTACTCATTGTAATATATTTTGCGATCTTCTCTTCTGCTTTAACTTTTACATCTTTAATATTAACCGGCAGAATCAAGAAACTATATGTATCTCCATTAATAATCCACGGACACACTTCTTTTGTGCCATAGAAAACTGGATATTCAGAATCTACAATGCTCATTATATCTACAAGAAAATTTGGATTAAAGCCAATATAAAAATCTTTTTCTGGTTTCTCTTTGACTTCGATTTCATCAAAAGCTTCATATCTCGTTGTACTTGCATACGAGTATAAATTTCCATTTTCTGCATGAAATGTAACTGGCAATTTCGATTCTTTCAAAAGGTCTGCGTCGTACTTCATTGCCTCTAATAGCTCTTTTGCATTTGCAGTAAATTTATAATCCCATTCATCCGACAACATCTGATTTACTTTGAAGTATTCACCATCAATTCTTTTTGTAATATATGTAAAGTTTTCACTTTCTACTTTTACATACTTATCGTTCTGAGAAATAATGACTTTCCTTTCTGATTTTTTGTCCAATAATTTCTTAAACACTGGAACACATCTGCAATGCAGTTTTACTGTTTCAAACGGATTTTCTGTTTCTTTAAGAATCATATCGTCTTCTAACTGTCGCATTCCGATCATACAGTTCCATAATGCTTCTACACGTTTCTCTTTTATATTAAAATTGAACACGCTCATCATCCGATTAACTTCTTCTCTATTTGACACAAATACTGACAAATTAGAAATTGTTTCAAATAACCAGTTTTCTTTTACATCCAGAATGTTTTCTCCGTTATCTAATACCGGAAGAGAAACATCTGTATTTTCAAATCGTGGAATAAAAACATTTTTCTTGCCACACTTGATATTGATTTTTTCTTCTTTATCTGATGTGATATCTTCTATGGTAATTTCTCCTGACATTTTTGAAATAATTTTAATATCTTCAATGTCGATTCCAAACATACCAGGTTCTGTATGGTACGTATTTTCTGTTCTTACTTCAACATAATGCTCAATATCTGTACTAAGAATTTTTAAAATTCCCTTATCGTCAATCGAGAAATATAATCTTTTAAGGCTCGGCGCAGACACTTTTTTATTCACAGCTGTCATTACCTTGTCCATCATAATTTTCAGTTCTTTTGAGTCCATTGTAAATTTCATCATATTATTTTACCTCCACTGTATTATATTTTTCTACGAGATATCTTAATTCATTTCTTTCTTTTCTCAATCTCTCAACATGTCTTGATAATTTCTTATTTCCTTCTAATAACGCTCGATTGTTATTGCGAAGCGATTTGTTTGAAATTTTGATTCTAGTATTTTCATTTTCTAATTGAGAAATATAAAGTTTCGCCTCTTCTAATTCCATTTTATATTCATCAATACTCATTTTTCTTCACCTTTCTTATGCTATCTTTTCCCATTCAATGTGTGTATTTTTTCTATGTGCTTCTCTTGATACAATGAGAATATCTCCTTTATAATATCTAAACATTATATCTTCTAAATGCGGTCTTGCTAAAATGTTCTGTTTAATTTTTGCAATTTCTCTTCCGCCGTGTTCAGCTTCATATTTTTCCAGTACCCATTCTAAATCCTCATAGAAATCTAACAATGCACATTCAACTGATCGTTTATAATTCTCTTCCATAATCTCATACATTCTTTTTTCAGCAGCTTCATATGTCTCAAAAACTTCATCTGGATATCTGTCATTATGACTTCCATAGCACTGCGTCCATGCAGGATATTTCTTTCTCAATCTATATGTACCGTGATCAAATTCTGGTTCAATAATTGGTTCTACGTTTTCCATTTTGACAAGATAACCATTATCAAACAACCACTGAAGATCTGATGGGCATGTAACATATCTGCCTTTCATTGCAGCATTTATTTTTGCCTTTTTCTCAATATTTTCTGTGACAGTATATAAATCTGTGCTATATGTCCATCCTTTAGGAAGTTTTTTAAATTCCGTTTCTGACTGAAATTCTTCAAAAGGAATTCCATTTATCAATCTAATTTCCGGCGGTCTTAACCGTGATACTGTATGCCCACCATACATGCTTTTATGTTCGTACATTCCATACGAAACATATAATTTCCCTTCAAATCCTCTTTCTACATAATAACAAACCTGATTGTGTCTCATTGTCTTTATCTCCTTTACATATTTTTTAATTCTTCATCTGAATACTTAAGCCACTTACCAGTTTGGATATTATTCATCCGTTCTGTAAAAGTTCTCTTTCGCATCTCATACATTTCCGTTGCAATTCTATACATGTCGTAAACTACATTTTTTTCAATGTCAATGATCATGAACTTATGAGGATCATATGTATCTAATACATATTGCATAAAGTCTCTAAACACAATCAACCTATTTGTAGTACACCAGGCGATTGTTTTATCTTTTTCTTTTGTTACAAATTTTACCTTTTGCATTTTTCTCCTTCCTAATAAATAAGGCAGATACATTTCTGCATCTGCCTTATTATTCTCTGTCCATGAAACTAATATTTCATTTACTACTTCTCGTACCACTGAAATGCACAATCATACATCATTCTGCCTGTTATCTGGTCTTTAAATATAGGACAATGCCAAGCCATGCTGTAATCATGTGCCTTACACCATTCTTCAATTACCTTCGTTGTAAGTGGTGTTACATATACATATAAATCAGAATAATGATGATCCATTTCTTCTTTTGGATAACCTGCTTCGATCAGCATTTCTTTTAAAGTTTTCATACTAATCACTCACCCTTTCTCTTGTTAAATAATTTTCAATTCCATCGCTTTCCAGTTTTAAAACCAAATCAAGAACCTTATCTCTCCATTTGATATTTCGAACTGCATTCCGTAACGTTTCTTTTTCACCAAATCCTTCTGGAATGATGTCAATCCCATAATCTACAAGCTGCTTTGTCGCTTCAAGTAATAATTCTCTTGCCTGTGCGTCAGGACAGTATCCCTTTCCTCGAGGATCTGCAATTCCTGCCTTAACATATTCTGGATAACATAAATCAATAAACCGTGGCAGTTCATTATCTAAATCCATCATGTAAGTCATGCTTGGTTCGAGAATCCGTTTTGGCTTTCCATCCCCACCTCTTTTCTCCATCATTTTTGCTACATCATCTGTTTCATAGAACTCATTTTCTGCAAGAATCTTTCTTTCAATTTCTTCTGCATTTTCTTTTACCGTTTCATATAATGCTTTTGCATTGAAGTAATTACTTTTTAACTTTGCAAGAAACTTTCTATCATAATTAATCTGTGGTAACATAATTATCTCCTCGCTTTCATCTTCATCATTTCTCTTCTGTAATCTTTTATCTGTTCCAAAGTCAACCATTCCGGTTTCTCTTCCAGTGAGTTCCAAATCCGTTCCATTTCGTCACAAATTGCTTCTACACTGCCACCCCACAGATGACCTTCATAACCGTTTCCATTTCCGAGGAAATAGTTACAATCACTTCTCATTCTGTCTAATAACATGTAATCCTTTTCTCTTGGATGACGAACAAAAGGATCATCACATTCAACTGGTTCTGTTACTCTATTACATGGTTCTCCACAGATTTCATCCCATTCAGTTCTATAAGCACCTGTATAGAGATTGAGTCCGTTTTTACCGTTGTTCTCGTCAAAATACAACTTCCCATTTTCATCTTCGTAGCATGGAACTTCCATGTATCCACCAAACCCAACATATTTTACTTTCATATTAACAACCTGCCTTTCTATCCGATCCACTGTTTTTTTTACTGTGTCATAAATTGCCCCGTTTGATATTCTTTGTACCTGGAATATGTAAACCGTAAACATTTATGACCGTTCACATAAACAATGGTTTTATTTCCATTATCAACGGCAAATCTTTCACGCCACCCAGCAGCTTCCCATGCTTCTTTCATTTCACCTCTGAATCTTCTTTCCTTCTCCATTTTTACTCCTCCTGTTTTCTCTTCATAATTCCATTTGCTGCCTGTACACATCCGTATAACCAACCATTCAGGTAATCAATGTTGTAGCAATACTGCGTCCAATCTCCGTTTTTTGCCCTTTCTTCACTGGTAAAAACATAAAATCCACCCCCATAATCAGCATCTTCAATTTTAATAAAATCGAAGTTTGCCTTATAAGCCCGTAAATTATCTTTAATAATTTCTTCCTGTCGTTTTGTCATCTTTTTTCCTCCAATTAAATAAGGCAGATAGATTATTATTCTCTACCTGCCTTGCTGTATTTTTATTCAGTATAATAGGGTTCATAAAGACCTCGTACTGTTGCAATACATTTCATCATTAAACCGAAATCATTGAATCTATCAAGATCTTTAATAACAACCGTATTTCCGCAAACATTGACAAGAATACATTTCGCATTCTCACAGTAATCTACTGTGACGCGTCCTTCGTTTGTATATACGTTTTCCTCAAACATCTCATTCATTTTCTTGATCCAGTTTTCCATTATGTATTCCTCCTTACTTTACCTTCATCAGCAGCTTGCCAAGTTCATTTGCGTCTTTCACACTACAAATCGTAGTTGCCTTTGTGCTTTCAGTTCCATCTTTTCGTGCAAATTTCGTGACCATATATACCTTGTCCGGCATTTCTTTGCCATCAACAGTATAATGTCCGATTTCTACTGTGTTTTTACCAATAGTTCCAATTTCTCTTGTCTTGCTGTAAATAAATTCTTTTGCCATGATTTAGTTCTCCTTCAGCTCTGCATAGCCACCATCGAAATTCTGTTTCCAACTTCTGTAGTTTCCATCTGTGTCCCAAAATTCTATGTAATACGCATTCCTCCAGTTCCACGGTTCCTGATATTTAATTTCCTTGATTTCACAAGTAATACCGTGACAATGTATGATATCACCTGGTCTTAAATCTCTCATGATATTCTCCCTTCTGAAGTTTCTCTTTCATCTGATAAATCCATAGAAGCAACCAAAAACTTTTTCTGTTTCCTTTTCAATCACGACAATTGAGCCACCTTGATGCCTGAGATAAAAAGAAATTCTTCCAGCAATATTGTTTATATCATCACTTTCTGCAATCAATTTCGTATTAGCATATATAAGATATTTATGTTTTGCTTTCCAGTACCGATTTCTTAGCATTTTACATGTTTTTTCATCAAGAATATCTGTGATAGTTTTAAGATTCTCTTCCTGTGCAGATGCTTCTAATAATCGTTTGTGAATAGTTACTGTTCGTACATCAACCATGTTTTATCACCTCCGTTTTAATTTCATTTCCATCATCATCTTCCAACCAATATTCCAGACCAAGATAATCTGTGTCGCGAAGATTTTGCACTAACATTTTCGCTTTCGGCAAGGAAACAGTTGATTTTAATTTCTTTACCTGTGTTTCCGTTCCATTACTTGCCACAATATACACTTATCTTCTCCCTTCGTTATACTTTTCTTGTTGCAAATAATCGCCCATCTAACGACATATATACATCAACCATTGTGTTTTCCGTGTGTATATATAATATGGGAGGATACCGCAAAGAATCTTTCTTTACATATAATACCGGCTGGTATCTTTCAAAAATTTTGACCCAAATTACCATAAAATTGTTTTTCCTTCTGTAATTACTAACAGCCCAAACAGTATTAACATTGATCCGAATAACCATGTGTCATTAGCATATTTGATTAGCAAACACCCGGCAATCATTAGTACAATGCAGAAAATTTTCTGTGCTATATATTTTCTGCGCTGACGCTTTCTTCTATGTCTTGCTTTCGCTTTTTGAATTTCCATTTGCCGTTGTTCTTCGATGTGCTGACGGTACTTTTCGTAATTAGTGATGTCAATTATGTTGTAATGATCTGGATCAAATACAGCACATTGTTGCGTTCTCAATTCTTTTCGCTCCTTTCACTTTTTTATTCGACACAAGGTTATTCTCTTTAATCAGTCTTGCTTTTACTTCTCTATTCAGCCGTGTGTTTACTTCAATTCTCTTGTGAGTTACACGGTTTAAATAATGTAAGTGTGATCCAGTACCATCTCTTCCGTTTACTCTTGTTTCTCTGAATCCATTAGGAAATAAATATTCCCTTTCAAAATCCAGAACTTCCTTTGGCTTTCGTCGTCTCGACATTATTCATCATCTCCTTTTAATAATCCGAAAAATTCTAATTCTGCATCATCCATAGCACATTCATTCATGAAATATTCGTACTGTTCTTCATCTGTCATATTACATTCTTCCAAAAGAGTATCTTTCCATTGTGTTGCAAGTTCTTCCAGACGTGAACGTGGAATATAATAATTTTCCGTTTTGTAACGAAATGAATCAATCGCATTCTGCATAACCAGATATTCTTCTCTACCATATTTTCCATACATCCATGAGCAGACAGTGTAAGCCCAACTTCCATCAGCACAGATGTCGGATACGATCTTGTACTCTTCTGTACTTTCCATTTTGATGAGTGCGTACTCTTTCTTTTGGGCAATGATTTCATAATCAAAGCCAGCTGGATTATGTCGTATCTCCATTTTTATTCTCACAAATTCAATTAAGTTAATTCCTAAGTCCTCCTCTAACAATTCGAGAAAAACTTCTCCATCTTCTTTGTTTTTGCAGTAATTCACCAAAGATGTCACACGTAATTCATTGTCGTTTTCCTGCAATTTCCCTTCAAACATCGCGCAAACTTCATTCCAAAGGTCATCGTTTGTTTCCAGCTCTACAGATAAATCTGTAAACCGTTTCTGTTTTAATAAGTTGTACCGTAATGTTTCTTTCATTTTTTCTTCCTCTCTTTCTTGTGATTGAATCAAATAATCACATCAGCACAGACAAGGTAATTTACCTTCTCTGCACTGTCTAACTACTTAATTTTCACTTTCGCTTTCGGATAAATACTCTTCAAGTCCTGCATATTCGTCATCCGAAAGCAGATTCCGTAAATCATCCATTGACATAATCGTTATTCTCCTTTCTCGTTTGTGTTTTTGAGTGAAAGAAAACACCATCAGTTAGCTAGGCTGACGGTGTTTCTTCCTATTATATATGTGGAGGGATAAGGTGGTGCTTTCTTATTCCGAACTCCCTATGTAAAATATGTGTATGTATTGCTTGATATGTATGTAAGATATGTGTTATTTATTTTGCCTGTACAGGTTCTGGCTGAATCATAAATACATGTTTACCTTCTGTCTTTCTTACATGTTTCCGTTTTGCTTTCTCAACAAGAATATCTTCCATGAATAAACTTGTTGCAATCTTAAAATCGAGCAACGGATATTTTGTAACTGCATTTGCTTTCAGGAAAAGAGGATCAATACCTCTTAAATATTTGACGAGAACTTCTGCGTTTTCAGTTCTGGTATAAGGATACAGTCTATATACATCTCGTAATGCTCTCATCACATATGTACTATATCCATTTGCCTTTCTGTCAAAGCCTGCACGTTTGCAAATATCAAAAACATAATCTGCCACGTTTTCTCCCTTCTTGCAAAGATCGAGTGCCTCTGTGTAGCTTCCTAATACTGATGCACCGCGATTGCCAGAACTCTGTACGAATTCAAAACCGTACTTACCTTTGAGCTGCTCAAGAATTTCTGTTGCTTTATCATGCATGATTAATCTAGCGCCGTGTGTCTGCGGAGCTGTCATTTTTGCAACAAATTTATTCTGGAAGGCATACATTTTAGCTTCATATATTCTTCTTTCCGTTGGATCTTGCGGTGCATTTAATGCAACCATAACCCGTAAGTCATCTTTAGGATTTACAATCATCTGTGAAGCAATCCATCTGCCGTAACCATCAAAAAGGTAAATTTTGCCTTCTTCCCAGTGCGGGACGCCCTGTAACGGCTGACACTGGTTATCATCCCAATTCGAAACAAGATAATTTAAACTTCTGTCCGTTCTTGCTTCGATCTGATAAGATGGATCAATTTCCAACAAATCAACCGGAACTGAAAGAACCTCGTTTGGTGCATTTCTATCAACTGCATCTTTGAGTAAACCTTTTAACATTCCTACGTTCCCTTTGTTTTCTCTTCCTGTTACTTCTTTAAATTTCTTACACATAATTTTATTCTCCTTTTTTTATGTTTTATTATTGTAAATTTCCCTTTTAAAATTGAGCATAAAAATAACAGGTATATTTCAACCTGCTTTTCTATGCTCTGCGTTTAGTTTTCGAAATCACATAAAGTATATGGTTCCAATGTACATACCATATAACAATATATAGCATTATCATACAGTATATCATTTTCGGCAATTCGCTTCCAATTTTCAAGCGTTGCCTTTTCATTTTCTCTTAGTCCTCCACCGTATTCTTTCCAGATCGTATCACGGCTTGCAATGTTTAGTTCTGCAAGTCTACGATCCATTTGCCGTAAAGATTCTATACGGCGGTTTAGTGACCAGCTTTCTATTTTGCGTTCTGCGATTGTGCATCAGCTCCTTTCTGTAATTTTGCCTTACTGGATTTTGTAATAAATTTCATCAATCATTCTTGCTCTTACTGCCCGTCAAAGATATAGAAAGCTCCTGTTTCTTTGTCAATGAATGCATTTCCGAAATCAACCTTTACAATCTTGCCGCATTCTCTCAGAACTTTTAATCCGGTTTTCGTCACAAGCTCTGTAATTTCTGCTTCTGTCATGAATGGATTTCCGTTTGCCTTTTCCAGAATTTTCTGATAGCAGATTTCCGCTAGTTCCCTTTCTGCTTCTTTCTGTTTGTAAAATGCCTGACGGCTGATGTCACGGAACAGATCGTCTAACGCTTCCTTTACCTGCTGAATAGTAATATATTCTTCATGCAGTTTTTTGTATTTTTCTACAGACTCGTTGAATTTCCGTTCTTCCGCCAGCTTGTTGCAATACTGGACTGCTGCCGCGAACTCTGCGTCTGTCATATCGCAAGTGAAAATTACTACGTCCGGTTTCTCTTTTGTTTTGAAGTCGATTCCGGATAATGCAAGATAAGAATAAAAACTTGCGCTACTTGTTACTTTGATTTCGAATACTTTTCCTTTTCTCATGTTTTAATTTCCCTTTCTTGATTATGTATATATTATGCATAATTATAAGTTATGCATTTATACTTCATAGTTCTTAGTGCAACGAAATGATCCAATTTCCGTTGTTCGCTTCGCCGAATGCATAGGCGTAAGCAAGACACAATGCCGCCGGAATAAGATTCCACATGCTGCTTTCCAGGCTTAAAAGGAACCAAAGCGTTCCAACCCATGCCAGAATATAACTTACTTTTAATAATTTGTCTTTCATTTTCTTTTCTCCTTTGCTTTTTTGTTTTATTCTCTATTTGCCTTTCTGTGTAGTTTTTTTCTTTTATTCTCCAAACACCTGATAAATCACTCCATTTTTGGTATAAATCCGAATTTTGCCTTCTGCCTTTTCTACGTCGGTGATGTCATCCAACGCAACGTATGCCTTGTTAAACTCATACTCGTCTGCCGACTTATAAGCGTAAAATTCATAGCCGTCACTTGTCATAAGTGCCAGTTCTTCGCCGTCTGTGTTCCAGTCTACTACGTCAGCAATAAACGAATCGGCGTAGCTGTAGTCCTGTTCGGCGGAATAGTCAAGTTTTCCGTTGTGGGTTTCTGTAGTGATTTCCGTTGCGGAGTTCTGTCGTGATACGGTTGTATTGATTGCTGCGATTCCGGAAAAGATAGTTGTTGCTGTTAAGAGTGTGATTGTAATTTTTTTGAACATAGTTCTGTTCCTCCTTTTTTTGAGTTTGCGTTTTTAGTTTGAAAATTCATATCAAAAAAGACGTTCTTGCTTTATATTTGCAAAAGTTTCCTCCTGTTTTACCTAATATCATTTGCAATACGTCCTGCGTTGCCTTTACCTTCCCAATGTGCAAGCTCTGTTACTTCATTCCATTGTAAAGGTGGATTAATTTGATACGTATTGATCCGCGCACCGCTTCCCTTTTTATGCAAAGCGGAATGTTTCATCATGTTACGCACATTGTCAAAAGTAAGATCTGCCTTATCTACTATTGGCGTTCTGTCTAATTTCCGCAAAGCAATCGTGATAAACTGCTGAATTTTTGCAGATGCAGTTTTATAATCCCATTTTGCCTTTTCATCTTCTGTCAAGACATGAACGGAATACGCGCCGTTTACCTTTTTGAAGTCATCGCAGACCCAAAATACCTGTTTGCCTTCTGTATTCTGAAAGCGACCATAAAAAGAGCCGGTATGTACCACAAAATTTTCTGGGAACATTACCGGCTTTGTTGCTAAACGCACGTAGAATTTTGGTGCGTGTTTTACCTTGCACATTTCTATTTCACCTCCTGTGGGTAATAGTCACCCGTTTCTCTATTATAGTGATACAGAGTAACTTTGATTTTCTGTTCTCTGCACACGTTAAGAACGGCTACAAGCGCAACTGTCAAACCTGTTACGTACAGGTTTAGTGTGAAAACGCCGCGGAGCTGTTCTGCTGCTTCTCTTTCCATTCCGGAGAGATCGAGCGGATCAAGTTCCGTTCCGAAAATAGATCCGTCGATTGCCTGGGGAATCTCATGGCGACCTTCGCAAAGAGATATGTAGACTTCAGTTGCAGGAATCTGGATAGGCTCTGCGTCCTGCTGATCATTCCATACTGGACATTCTTCTGCGTAGAAACATCCCCAGCAATTGTTACTACACTGTGAACATGCGTATTCATATCTTTCTTTTCTTGCCATAATTTACCTTCTTTCTACCATTTTCGGCATGGTTGCCTTTTTATTTTTTTTGTAAAACCATTGGGCGGAATTGCACCGCCCTTTTTCTGGCTTTCCAGTATAGTTTTTATTTCTCTTCTGCGTTTACCTCCCCTTCTTTTTCCGGTTTAATGACAACGTGTTTTTCCGGATTGTCCAGGATCACAGACAGCAGAGTCGTGAATGCTGCTTCCTGCGTTTTCTGATTTCCGGACTTGTCAATCCAACTGTGATTACTGAACTTGACAATTTCTTTGCCGTCTTTATCTTTTTCTTTGGTTTCGGTTCTTTTAGCCTGGCCGCCAAAGATAGCAAGGAAGTTCCGGATGTCTACATCGTCAAAGCTAGATTTTCTAACTTTGATTCCGTAGAACAGATCCCCTTCCGTTCCTAAAAGACGATGGAAAATCGGCTGAAGGACTTCTTTTAATTTGTTCGCACCTTTGCCGGATGTGTACCAGTTCTTGACCGGAGTCGCAACGTCGATCTCATCAAAAATTTTGGTGAGAACAACGCTCGGGCAGATAATATGTGCCATTAGAAGAACACACGTTCTGTCTGTCTGGCACAGACTTGTGATCTGATCGAGCGGAACGCAAGCCTCTACTTCCTTTTTAAGAGCCTGGTATTCTGCGCGGTCTTTCAGGAAAGAAGCGCCTTTTTCTGCGCCGAGAACTTCTAAAACAAGTGTCTCTTTGCAGGTCAGCGCGTCAACGTCAACATGTGCGGATTCGATTGCTTCCCTAGCATCTTTGAATGCCTTTTTCCGTGAAACTTTAGCGAACTCAGTGTTACGTACTTCTGAAATCACAAGATCACGAACACGGTCGATGTTTCCGTTATCTTTCAGAGCGTCACTTTTTACATAAAACTTTTCATTTTTAATCATAATAACCTCTTTCTTCTGTTTTACGCACAGATGCGAAAATTTAAATTATTATTGTTTTTTTGTTCTAACTCTGCTATAATAGCAGGAAAGCCGGGAACGGATTCGAACCGATTCTTGAATACGGTTAAGCCGTAAGACCCTATAAAAGGGCAGACTGCACCTGCTGCAACCCGGCTAATGATTTAAACTTTTTTCACGGGGTAAAGTCCGTTACTTATCAACCCTAATTGTCAAGGTACAATTTGTAAAACTTATGTAAAACTTTCTAATGTTTCGGATTGAAAAAACATTGAAAGGTGAATCGGGAAACATCGTTTTTCATACACAGGTATAAGCCTATACATTTTTATCAAATTCACAACGCGGCTTGTTGGAATTGTACACTTGTGAATCTGGTAACCGTAAAAAGGGAAAACCTTAGAACGGAAGTGAAAACTTTGTTGTTAATGGTTGCGCTATTATCAGTGCGGCACGCACAAACCGGGATTAACTACCCCTTTACTACTCTTTCCCGTTCAACTACCTAATGATAGTTGGTTTTCAGACTTGCCACCCCATATAGTGGTAGTATCACCGGGAAAACCTTGTGTTCCTAGTTGTTTACGGAATCAACTTTACACCGGTAGCATTTGAGATCTTGCCTAACTGGCAAGTGCTACAAACTGAGTCTTTCGGAATCTGGTATAGACTCAACCACTTGTCATCTGCTAACAAGCGCCCGTATAGTGGTTACGCATACACGGTTGCGGGTTTTTAGGTCTTTTCCCTGACCAATAGCACACGCCATCATGTGCGCCCGTCCCCGGTCGGACGGAATACAGAAGAAGAAACACCGCGAACGAAACGACCGTTCGCGTGCCAATTAAGGCCATCCCTTATTGACAAGACAAGTATAACATGTAGGCACTCATTTTTCAAGTGTTTTTTTAGTAAAATAATCACGGTTTTATAAGTGCCTACATATATATTTTTATGCATATTGCTAGTTAGTTAAATGTAATTGTGCAATATAAACAACAAACATAGTGTAAATAGTAATGTTATGCAGCATATTGACGAATAGTAATATTGCACAATAGATGTAATAGTTTATTGTGCAAAGTGCTGAAAATAAAATAATTAATTATTGTATATGCAAAAGGAGCTATTGTGTATGAGTACAGAAGCAGAAAAGAAAGCCGTTAGAAAGTATCAGGCAAAATGCAAAGAAGTAAGAATAAAGTACACAGAAAAAGAAATATCAGAATACAATAGATTGCAAGAATACTTATCAGAAAATAATATCAAAGTGACCGAATATTTGAAAAATTTAATAAAAGCAGATCTGAACAAAAAGGGGTATTGACTGCAAAGCGTGCCGGAATAGAAGGTTGACTAATGGTCATATTTTTATGACTAATGGTCATATTTAAGAAATTAGGAATGATTACTATTGTTGATTTTTGAGATGGAGTGTTGAACAGTATTAATAGTTTGAGTATCAAATTATTTTATTGTAATACTATTTGAGTGTCGAATAGTTTGGAATTAGAATAGTTTGAATGTCAAAACAATTTTCGATATGTAAAATTTTTACATATGACTTTACGTCACCCTTTACCACCCTTTTTCAACTTGCCACTGGAACGGTGCGCGTCGTGGTCAAAAATTTTTATTTTACCAAACAACGGGAAAAATTTAATCTATTATCAAAATTTTTTGAATTGTATTAGAATTGTGTTATGCCATGTAAAATACCTGTTTTTCGGGGTAAAATGACGTTGTGATCTGTTTATTGTCTGAGTAGTCAGACGGGGGTAGTTAAAATCAGCAAATTGTCTGAATTTTCTGAAATCTCACATAGCTGGTTCATCTACACACTAACTCCAAAATCCATCACTCCACCCAATCTCCCAATCTCACCACCCTCCCATTCCACCCATCCAAAAACAATCCACATTTTACCTAATAATCAAGCCCAAAACCCCATCATATCACCATAAAACCCCATATCGTACCCCTTATCGTAAACCTCAGTAATCAAGCCTTAAAATCACTCTGCCCTTCAAATTTTACTCTCCACTTTTTCACCCTCAATCAAAAATACCCCATATAAATTCTGGCCTCAAACGATAAACATTTTACGGATTAAAAATTGCACTCTTCCTCTCTCCTTCACTATTTCAACACTCACCTATCTAAACCATATCATATCATCACAAATCATCCTTACTATTGATCTAAGGACAAAACAGTATTATAATCAACCTAGAATCCATTCAAACACATACACCCTATAAACTGTCCACCAATACAAGAAAAGAGGAAAATCATGTCATTTCGTGATGAATTGTCCAGCCTTACACCAACGCAAGAACAGATCCAGACTAAAGCAACATCTGAAGCACAAACAAATGCCAGACTTGATTATTCTGGTGTAAAAGATCTTTTACGCTCCAAAGCACAGCATAATGAGTACACAACTATAGGCAATCATAAATATATCTCTTGCTATTATCCGGATTCCTATTCGGGCGAACCAGAAGCTGCAGAATATGTCAGACGAGTCTGTGAAACAAGAACAACCATGCATAGAAGAGGATTATTTTCTGGACAAGTACAAGAAACATCATGCATAATCTCTTATGTTATTACAAACCAATCTGCATATGATGAATATTTAAAAGAATTACAAAGACTTGCTGCAGAAGATGATATTCGTATATCTGTAGTAGGATATAATAAATTAGAAAAACGCACCGAAATATCAATTCCCTGTTGTCTCGGATCAACTTTACTGGCAAACAATTATATGTACAGAATCAAACTTAGTGTCAGCATCACATTTTAAATAGGAAATAACTCAAATAAAATAAGGGTAGATGACCATAAAAATCACCTACCCTATACAAAAAGATACTTCTACAGATTTTAAATCAATTTTATATCCATACCCTAACAACTATCCACTAAGCACATTAAAATTTGTTCTAAACAAATAATCTCACATACTCTCCTACGATCATACCCAAGAAATGATCTGTATCCTCTTATACCAGACACACCATGGGGGCTACTTTTAAACTCCAGCATAAAAAGATCTTCTATTTCATATATACCTATATAATATACAGAATTTACCATTTGAATGTTTGTTCGAATTATGCTAAAATTATTAATATCAAAAATATAAAGGACTGTTGGGCATGAATGATTTATATAGCTTTTTCTATTGGGGAGATTACAATGCTCAGATGGCGGAATTAGCAAAAAGAGCACAGTCAGAGCCGTGGTCTTTTGGAAATATAAACGATTATTCAATTTTAAAAAATTATATGAAACATACTTTCCAAAAACTGCAGAGTGAAGGGAAAATCGTTACAGCAAAATATTATTGTATTTTTAATACAGGCCTATATGATAATTATAACGAACCAATTTATGTATATGCAGAACCTAATAATAGATTAGGCTATTCAAGTTGGATATTTAAAGGATTCAAAGATTGTTATGAGCTAGGCGATTTAAAAATCATTGATTTACCAGAAAGAGCTGATTACTTTTCTGATCCAGGCAAACTCATATTCAACTGGCATTATCCCGTTAATGTTCATTATGAACACATCTTAGATGACCTTAATACAGCGCAGCGTTTACCAGAACGTATTCGGACAAGTGATCTTGCATTGGAAACACTAAAAGGAGTAATCGATTCTTCAATTCAAAAGGTTACTGCGAATTATAAGCTTGCTATTCCTCATTACTACAATAACAGGATTCAGCTAATGATTCCATTATATTTCAACAAAAATAATATTCCTGACGTTGCATTGGTGCTTAATGAAATAGATGGAAAGTGTTACCAAGCAAGAACATGTCTTTCCATGAAGATGGCATACATTGATGCAAGGATTATTTCTAAGCCTGATGTGTTCTGGTTATCCTTTGATACAATTAATGCAAGAGAAGAAGAATAAAATAATATATGAAAATACATTCCTATAGCAGATGAGAGAAATCTTGTCTGCTATTTTTTTATGCTCAAAATCAAAAATTGACAAATCATAAAACACAAAAACGATTCAAATAGCATGGAGAATAAACAAATATCAAAGAAAATCATAAATGCGAAGGAGATATTTACTATGGACAATAATTTAAAACTGATCACAACAGAAAAATTTGGAGAACTAGACTGCAGCTTTTACAGAAATATGAATGAAGACATTTTATTGACAAGAGAACAAATTGGACAAGCATTGGAATATAAAGATCCTTCTAAAGCAATTCAAAAAATCCATTTGAAACATCAAGATCGTTTGGAATCATTATGCTTGAGGGTGAAGGATTCTACTTTCGACCACCCCCCAATCTGGAGGTAGTCGAAATAATTTAACTACAGAACGTGTTTACTATACAGAACGAGGTGTCATGGAAATATGCCGTTGGTCCCATCAAAAGAAAGCTGACGAATTCATGGATTGGGTATGGGACATCATAGAAAGATATAGAAATAATACTCTTACATCTATAAATTTACAGCCAATTATTAAATCCCTTCAAACTCTTATTCAGGCTCAAAATGATATGAATCAAGCAATTAGCTTATTATAGATATAATACTGATGTTGCACAGCTAAATGAACGGTTGACTACACAAGAAAACAAAATGTCTATACTGGAAACATTACCAAATAAGAAAATGCCTTATTGGACAAGTGTTATGATCCCTAAATTTAAACGGATTATGATGAAGTATGACATTGATGATTACAAAACATTATATAGAAAATTATTTGAAAAATTTGGAGAACAATATCCAAACAAGGATTTAAATCAGATGATAGATGATTATTGTCATAATAATAATCTAAAGAATTGTATGACCATGGATGCACTGGCCTATGACAAAGAATATAGAAGTTTATTTGATGAGATGGTTGATGCAATTTTAGATGAGCGAGAAATCTTATAAAACTATTCAATAACAAATGGAGAAAATATATATAGTAGGAACCACTTTCTTATTATTGAAATTGATCATTAAAAGTGGCTACGGTAGTTTTTGGTTACACGGTTGGATTGACAATAGTGTGCCACGCTACTAGCGCGGAGATGCAGTAGCTCTCCTTGCTCTGGCGTCTGCTAAAGCAGCCACCAGGTACTGAACCATTTATAAAGTATTTATTAAAAGCATGAATAAAGTATAAAATAGAGCAATTTTACCCTTATAAATTATGGGTGAAATTACTGTACCAAAAGTTCCCTATATATAATATATATTAGGAAGAAATGGTACAGTAAAATTTTTTCAGAATATATAAGGTAAAAATGACTCTAAAATTACCATTTTGAAAAGGAGACATTTTTATGGACAAGAATAATTTTGAAGTAGGACTTATTTCTGAACAAGATCTAGTAACTCGTTATGGCAGTCAATCCCAAAAGGATTCATATGAAAAATTGGGTTATATGCAAACAAAAAATAAACAGACTCTTTTAAAAAAAGTAAGTAGATATTGTAAAATCGAACCTCATGGAAAAAAGGAATATATGATCAAAGAAGTATATCCTTATATTTTACCAGCTAATTTTAGCAAAATGAACACATCTTTATATCAGTATATTGTTCCACTGCTACTAGAAAAAATCATTAATGGACATGATAAAAATCGAAAGATTGATATCACGCTTGGTAAATGGGCCAGAGAAATCAATATGGTCAATCAAAATTATAATCTCTGTAAATATAATAAAGAGGAAACTAGCAGAGCTATTAAATACGAATTGGATACTATTAATGAATTTTATAATAAATCAGATGATATGATTGAGTATTATATTATGAATGCTCTGGATTATCTTAAATCCGCAGGTCTTATCATTTGGCGTGATGTGTACAAAATCACTTCTGAAGTATCCGACGAGATGATTGAAATCGATTCAGATGGAGTTGTTCATGCAAATATTAAATTGGAAACTAGAGAAGCGTCTAAAGAGGATATGGACTTTTATGCTGCTTGTATTAAGGTTGCTGATGAAAAAGCAAATATCACAAATGCATCAGAAAGATATTACAGCAAAAAATCACAACGATTTAATGAAGCCCTCAAAGATGAATTATATAAACGCAAAATCAAACTTGTCTATAAGTCATATGAAGCTTATTACATCGATCTTGACAAATGTAGTTTTGTTCTAAATCAATTCCCACATCAATCCAATATTATCAAAAAATTTAATGATACTTTCACAGAGATGATTATTGGCAATGCTCAAAAACGTTTTGATAAATCACCTCGAAAATATACGATCTATGAAAGCAAAGATGATTATTCCCTGTGTTTTAAGGGGTTGTGCGAAATGACAATAAACAATGAAACTGAATATCTTGGGAAGAGAATTAATAAACGTAAAGTTGAAGATGAATACACGCTTCAAATTAATTAGCAAAGGAGATATAAAAATGGAATTTAATACAAACCAAAAAGAAGCCATTCACACCATAGACGGAAATATGGTTGTCATTGCTGCAGCTGGATCTGGAAAGACATCTGTACTTACATATAGAATTTTAAACATGGTTAAGAATTATGGAGTTGATCCCACTACTATTTTGGCTGTCACATTCAGTAAAAAGGCAAAAGAAAGCATTGAGCAGAGATTGGGAAAGCTTGGAGTAGCTAATGTAAATGTAGAAACTTTTCACTCTCTCGCTCTTAAAATTATTACTTCTACATATGGATATGGAAAATACAAGGTATGGACTGCATCCTGGGAAAAAGAAAAAGCATTGAAGGAAATCTGCTGTGATCTTTTAGTGTTATGCAGGAATAAGGATGATGTTCCTTATAATGGGATTCTTCGATTCTTGGGAAATCAGAAAACAAATATGTTGGGGCCAATGGATGAATTGATTTATTCGGATGACGATCCCTATCCTGATGATCGGATGAAAAAGATTTATAAAATGTACGAAGATTATAAAAAGGATAAGTCTTATATTGAATTTGATGATTTTTTGAATATGGCAAATCAGTGTTTTGACAAGTTCCCAGATGTTTTAAAATTTTATCAGAAGAAATATCTTTATGTGTTATCAGACGAATTTCAGGACGTGTCTATGGCACAGTCTCTTCTTCTGAAAAGAATTAATAGCAAAAACACTATGATTGTAGGTGATCCTTTACAGGCAATCTATTCTTTTCGTGGTGGGCGAAGTGAATACATTATGCAGTTTGATCAGGATTACTCCGATGTGAAAATCGTCCATTTAAATACGAATTACAGATGTAGTACAGATATTGTACGCATGGCGAATATGTTAGCACAGCATATTCCTGACAGTAAGGATAAAAATTACGTAGAAAGTATTGCTTCTAAAGGAACAAATCAGCTCCCTGAATACAGAAAATTTGTAAGTGAATATGATGAATCCTCTTGGATTTGTAAAAAGATCACAGAAAAAAGAGAGAACAATGAGTATAGAGATATGGCTGTTCTAGCAAGGACTAATGCCCAGTTGACAATATTGCAAACTGTCATGTCTAAAAATATGATTCCATATGACGTTGTTAATGGGGTCATGTTTACAGAACTACCAGAGATTAAGTTACTGATTTCCTATCTTAAATTGGCATTGCACGAAGGAGATAATTCAGCATTTTCGTATGTGTATAATAAACCAAATCGTTGGTTAGACCAGAAATTTTTCGCTGAAGTCAAGGAAAATGCTACGCGGAAAAACACTTCTTTGTACAACGCAATGTTTACGATTGATCGCAGAAATTGGCGTTTCAAAAATGGAATTGATCAATTATATGAAGTTATTAATACACTACAGAACAGAAAATTCGAGTCGGTTGGTAAGATGATTGAATATTTGAGATTCTATCTTAAAATCGATGATTTTGTTAGCAAGGGTAAACAGGCTGATGATGGTGGGTTTTCGGAACAGATTGAAAATATGGATGCTTTTCAGAATATTGCAGAAAAGTATTCTAATTTAAATGAGTTTATATTGTACTTAGATGACATCAATAGACAAGTTGCAATGGAGAATAATGATAAAGTACATCTCTCAACAATTCATAGAGCAAAAGGGTTGGAATATCCAATCGTGTTTATTGTTGGATTGAATGATGGACTGCTCCCACATGCAAAAAGTGACAATCTCGATGATGAACGCAGGTTATTATATGTCGGAATTACAAGAGCAGAGAATGAATTATATCTCTCTTCTACTGCATCATACAATGATAATCTTATGACTCCTAGCCCGTTCATTGATGAACTTGGAGATAGCGTTAAAAAGATGAAGTGTTAATGAATGTTTAGAGAATATAAAATTAGGAACTATTAATCATCCCTATAGTCAAGGAGTGATAAAAATGTATTTAAAAATTATGAAAATCAAAGGAGATACTAATTATGAAAGAGAACACAAGATTTTGCACCAGAAGTTTAAGAGATAATACAAGATTTGGAGGAGTAATTCAGTTTACAGAACTTTCTCCATATCCGAATTCTACTACCCTATCACATGGATCGCACTTCGCAGAAAAGATTATTGCAGACAGAAAGTTTGATGAACAGTGTCATCGAAATATTATTCAAACACAAAAATTAAAAGCAAAACAGTCCACAGTAAAGGAAGTGGATGAGTTTGTTTACTAAAACTGATCGTAGATATTTATCTAAAGCGAGACAGGCTGCAGATATTTCTGATTATAAAAACGTACATATCGGTTGTGTGGCAGTATACAAAGGAAATATTGTTGGTATTGGTTGTAATACTAATAAAACTCATCCAGTACAGAAATATTATAACAAATATAGAAATACTGACGTTGATCAGGAAACACTTCTTCCTAAAATACATGCAGAAATTAGCTGTATCAATTCCATCCGACATTTGGATATAGATTTTTCCAAAGTAAAATTATATATATATCGAAAACGAAATGATAAACCTTATGGTATGTCTAGACCATGCCCGTCATGTATGGCTGCCATCAAGGATTTAGGCATAAAACACATTTACTATACTACAAATGAAGGCTTTGCTTATGAATGTGTAACACAGGAGGATTTAGTATGAATATTAATACAAATATTATAGATTTTGTATGGAATTTTAAAAATTTTAAACTTAAGGATTTTGGATTAGATCCTGAATATAACATGTTATGCGCGCCAGCATGTAAATGCGGATGTGGTGAGAAGATGAATGTTTTACTTGAAAGTGATGATGACATCTATGATTTTTGTTATGAGCTTGTAGATATTCAAGATTGCAATTATTGTGTTGCTTTTGCAATCAATGAAAAGAATGAAATGCTTGGTGCAATTAAATATGATGGTGAAATTCATTGTATTAAATTGAAAAACATTTCTGAAGACTATCTTCAAGTTGGTGGTATGTTTAATGATTTAGAGCTACATCAGTATGGAATTATTGTCTGTGTTGGCGATGGAGAATATAAGATTTTGGAGGAATAAAAAATATATGGCAGGTATTAATGTACCTCAGTATGAGATTTTTAAAATTGGAACAGATAAATTAAAATATTCTAAATGGAATTTGAATATTGATAAAAAAGAAGCATTTAAATACCAAGAATCTGTTTCATTATTTGAAGGTCAGCAATTTCGAATTATGGCAAAGAAAATCATGAAGAAAGCAAAATGGAAATGTGATTTTTCGAAACTTTTTATGCAAGTCGTTATTGATCAGAAAACAGATTTTGCAAGAGCGACAAACAGAAAAGGTGTTACTGTAAATGGTATAAATTATAGACGTTTTGTTGGAACAACAGGTGGTTTGAAGAATAATACTCTTCTATTTTGTAATTCGGAATACATAGATAAACTAAATGAATTATGTGAGTGTAGGCGAAACAAAGAAGTGCCATTAGTTCCAGCAAAATATGAAGCATATAAAGCGTTAACTTGCTCTGCATCGCAGCCAATTTGCGAACCACATGGAATTTTAGTTGTAAAAGATTGCATTACTCAATACGAAGATGATGTAATTTCTCTCGATAGTGGAGTTGGAGACGGTGAGCCAATTCGTGAAAAAAAACATAAAGTAATGGAAAATACAGTGTCTGATGGGTTTAATTTATGTACTATTGGATACATGCAAAGAGTTGCTGAATCTCTTGGATTAGATTATACTCCTGCAGGTGTATGTTTGCGAAATGCCTGGTTAAAAGGTATGCTCTATCCTTTCCCAATTATAGAGTTTATTGAAAAATATAATGGTGGGAATTATTTTATCAAGGATATTTGGGGTAATGTGCAGGACATTCGAGAGTGTGAAATGATTCTCACGGAATCTTCATTGAAATTATGGTCGGCATATGAAAGTATTGACGAATATATTGCCGCATATAGAGAGTGTGGATATGAATTTGCAGTTACGAAAATTTCTCCTCGTATTTTAGATGAAGAACGTGAATTAAATTATCAATATTTACAGTCTTATGAATTCACTGATGATGATATTAAAGAATTGTGCAATCCTACCATTCAGCATTTAAAAGATGCGATGTGTGGAGACTACGAATCCACTATTAAATTTCTTGGAATTAATGAAAATACAGACGTGAATTCATGGCAACGCGCATTATATACAAGCCAATATATGCTTGGTGATCCGTATATTATCGATTCAACTCATAGGTATATTAAGAAGAAAATAAATGATGCAAAAATTGGTAAATTAATTGTAAATGGTAATTATCAAATTGCTAGTGGTGATCCGTTTGCATTAATGCAATCAATTTGTGGCCTAAAAATAACTGGCTTATTAAAAGCTGATCAATGCTACTCAAAATTCTGGATTGACAAATCTGTAGATTCTGTAGTTATCTTTCGAAGTCCAATGACTTCTCACAATAATATTCGAAAATGCAATGTAATTTCAAATGAAGAGTGTTTGTATTGGTATCAGTATATGGATACTATTATGATTATCAATGCATGGGATTCTTTTTGTGTGGCGGAAAACGGTTGTGATTGGGATGGCGATCTTTTATATTCAACCAATAATAAAGTCTTACTTCGTTGTTTTAGAAAACTATTAGCAATTGAATGTGTTCAAAGAAAAGCCAATAAGATTATTATTAATGAAAAAGAAGTCAAAAAAACAAATAAAAACGGCATGGGAAATCAGGTTGGACAGATTACAAACCGTGTTACTTCGATGATCGAAGTTTTGTCACGATTTGAAGAGGGGTCTAATGAATATAATGATTTATTATATCGTATTGAATGTGGACAGCTTCACCAACAGGATGAATTGGATAAAATCAAAGGAATTATTGCAAAACCAATGGCAAAATATTGGTATAATCTTGGTGCTTGTAAAGATAATCATTATTTACAATCAATTTGTGCTTATCGAAAACCGTATTTTATGATCTATATTTATGATGAGATTAAACGTAAGTATAAGAACTATATCAAGGAAAGCGAGATAAAATGCGCTGCATTATATGATTGCAGTATTCAAGATTTATATAGTAAAAGGGATAATTTAACTGACGAACAAAAGGATTTTTTATTTTGGTATGAGTATAAAATGCCGGTTGGCATTGGAGCATGTGCAATGAATAAAATCTGCTGGTATGTTGAAAGTCAATTGGACGGATATAAATCACAATTGCATCATGATTCTACTTTTGATTACAATTGTTTAAAAGTTAAACGTCGATGTACAGAAGAACATCGAAAAGCTTTACATGATCTTGAACAAGAGTATCGTGAATGTATTAAGGAGTATAAAGCAAACAGGTCTTCCGCCAAAGAACAATCAAATAATAACAGAAAATATTTATGCGAAAAATTTAGGCAAGCGGCTATTGAACTTTGTCCAAATGATGAAGAGCGCATGAATATTATCCTTGATATTACCTATGGGTATAAGGGGAATCGACAGTTTTGTTGGGACTGTATTGGTGACTTGCTTATTAAACGTTTGGAAGAAATGGAGAATGAAAATGTATATACTGAATGAGAAGGATTATATTAGATCCGTTCTGGCTTCAAAGAAGAAACCAGAAGATCTATCTATTGGCTATTTGATTGTTTTAACAGCAAAATATTATTATATTAACAATGAAAATATAGAAAAAGAACAGTTAGTTGAAATCGTTACAAATAAGATTTCTGATATGATGATTTATGGTTATCAGGAATATAAATGGATTCGCAAAATTGAGAAAGTATGTGATATTTTTTATGATAACGAGAAAGATAAAAAGTCAAAGAAAAAGGAAGAAATTAACGAAAAGGACAAACAACTCAGAGAATTAAAATATGTTCCAATTTATCAAGAAGAAATTGATCTTATTAACTCACTTCCTAATGACAGACAAAAGAAATTTATGTTTACTTTATATGCCGTAGCTCGTTATATGGATTCTGATGGATGGATTAATAAAAAGGATCTTAGAGGATTGTCTGAAATTTTTAAATTGGCAAATATTACTCTTACGTCGGATAAAAAAAACGAACTGCTTCATGAGTTATATAAAAATGGTTATATTTATTTTGGTAAACAAATAGATAACCTGAATATTAGAGTTAATTTAGCTGAATCTGATAATGTAGTATATAAGATAAAAGAATTTTCTAATTTAGGGAATCAATATATCGGTAACTTTAAAAAAGGATATAGACAATGTGCAAATCCATCATGTGGAAAAAGAGTTAAAATGACTGCACCAAATAGGATTTATTGTAGTAAGTGTGCCGAAGAAATTGATCGAGAAAAAGCAAAAGATCGCATGAAGAAATTGAGAAACCATAAAATGTTCGAAGCTGACAGTATGAAAAATGCCTAATTTTGTTGGGATTTTTGTTTCTTTTTCAAAAAAAATTGTTTTTCTTTGAAGGGAATAAATAATCATTTTTTATTTCTGACTATACCGGAAGAAACAAAACCTGTAGTCTATTCAACGGGCGGTTACTCTCTGCCGCCCTTTCAAAAGGTTAATTCTTTATGTTAATTTCATAATTATCTCCTCTTTCTTTTATGTTTTATTTTTTACTGGCAGATATAATAGTTTGCCAGTATTATCGCGGGATATGCTGGATCGGTTCCACGAGAGATTCATGTTCTCTAAAGCTACGTTCGACTCGTAGTCCCGCAACTCGTGGCATAGCACAGATAGATGCGTGTGAGCGTATTAAAGGCGAATTTACAACTCGTCGCCATGAAAATTGGTCAATCTATGCAAAACTAACATCCCAGGCACTCAAAAAGTGCTGTTTCATACCGGTAAAACGAGTAAATCCTGTGTGGAAATAGTGTCAGGAAATAGGGAGCAACAAGGTGATTCAGGGGCAACCGCTGAGAAGCATTTTTCTGCGCAACAGAATAGCTCACGCGAACCTATGAAGATATGATGGGGAATTAGGAGGATATATAGTGCGAGTCCTTATTAGACAAGTGCGATGTCCATTTGGGTAAGTGAATTGGTAGAGATGCCAAATTAGCTTATGCAGGATGCGAGTAGGGATTATAACCGAAAGCTACGAAGGCGTGATGGATTTTGTTATCCAAAAGATAACGAAACATCTGGTGCAGCGCGTCTTCTGTATTCAATTTCGTTTCTATTAATTAGTATATTCAGGAAGAATGTAAAAATTGGTTTGATGCAAAAGGTAAACAAATTATAAAGCGAAAGTCTGTACCTCTGTATGGTGTAAGCAGCCAAAATGTGTAATCTCTTTTGAGGTAATACACACACTGAAAGATACGCAATATCTGGATGTGTTAAGCGGATTCTGCACAGTTCTCTTAGCGGAGATTTATAGCACGGCAGTGTTAATGGAACGATGAAACTTGAGTAGTCATACAGCAAAGAAGATAAGCCTCTTCTCAAAAGGCGGTTGTGGAAGATACTATATGTGTGCGCAAGCAACATATAGTGGATAACCGAAGAAAAAATAATGTCGGTAAAGGTTTCTGAAAATACGTATAATCTCAGCGTATTTATTTTGCTACTTCTGTAGCATTATTGCGGTGTAGCTCAGTTGGTGAGAGCATTCGGCTTATATCCGAACGGTCGTGGGTTCGAGTCCTACCACCCCAACTATTTATCTTTGTTGTAAATACAAAGAAATTTAAAACGAAAGGTGTGTATTAATATAGTACTCATTACTAAACAAGAGAAAGAATATTTAGTAAAGCATGGAGTTCCTTATGCAGAAGGCGGCGTATCCCATTCGGAATCATGTCATAAACGTAAAAAATTCTATTTGTGTGAGACGCCTCATAATATGAGACTACTCGAAAATTATAGAAAAAAATTATATCATCGCTAATGCGAAATTTAATGAGAAAGGTGGTTTGGAGCCATCGCTAAGAAAAAGAAAGAGATTGCTCTTGAGGTTATTGGAGGCAATGCTGAAGGAGTAACTGGAAGTTGTACAAAAATAGATTGTTATGATCATACAATTCTGTTTGAATTGGGAATGATCCAGGATAATAATACAGTCTTAGAAAATTACAAAGCCAATTGTGCATTGTTTAATAAAATCAAAAGCAAAACTGTAGATATGGTTATCGTTGGACATAATCATTGTGATCACATTGGTCTTATTCCTATGCTTTTTGCAAGAGGAAATACTAAAGCAAGAATTATAGTCCCAAAACATAGCTCCTCTATTCTTCGTGAAATGTGGTTAGATTGCGCCTGGATTAATCAAAGAGATGTAGACTCTCTAAATTATAAAGGTGATCATAGTTATACTCCATTATATACTGAACATGAAGTAGAAATTGCTTTAAAACATATTGAAGAATATGATTGTGGAGAAATTTTCAATTTAGACGAAAATATAGCTATTCGCTATACTCCCGCTGGACATATTCTTTGTTCATGTCAAACAGAATTATTTATCAATAGTGGATCTCATACTAGAAAAATTTTGTTTACATCTGATCTTGGTAATACAATGATCGAAGACAGAAAAGTTTTTGTAGAACCATTTCAAAGAGTAAATTCTGCACAAATTGTTATTGGAGAATGCACTTACGGAAGACGAAAAGGCTCTATGAAAAAGAAAGATATTGAATTAGACCGTCAAAAAATGAAAACGGTTATTGATCAATATTGTGTAGATAATCATCATCGTGTTCTTATTCCTACATTTTCTTTGGATAGATTCCCATTTATTATTTGGGAATTATATCAGCTCTTTGGACATGATCCATCTTTTAATATTCCAATTATATTAGACAGCCCATTATCAAATCGTCTTCTTGATTGCTACTCTTCTATACTCGAAGGTGACAGAAAAGAAAAATTTGATGAAATGATACAATGGAAAAATTTGCGAAGAATAATTACTCCAGAAGACAGTAAAGTAGCCATTGCTGATAAATCTGCAAAAGTTATTTTAGCTAGTTCTGGTATGTTGTGTGCAGGTCGTTCAGTTAAATGGGTTCAAGATATTTTGCCAAAAGAAAATGATTGTATTTTGTTTGTCGGATTCGCTGGAGGCGATACTTTAGCTGGAAAGATAAAGAATGGACGAGAGCAAAAAACAATAAATATTAACGGAAAACCATATAAGAATAAGTGTCAACTTGTAGATCTACACTCCTATTCGAGTCATATGCAGCGAAATGATCTTTTGAATTATTATAAGGGAATTAACGCAGAAAAGATTTATTTGGTACATGGTGATCAGCAAGCTCGATTTGAATTTAAAGAAGATTTGGAAATCGCAATTTCTGATGCACTAAAAACAACAAGAGTTATTATCACAAATAAAGGAACGAAAATTAAATTATAAAATCCTTTTATGGAAATATTATGAAAGCACGAGGCGTATTGCCAATGGAGAAAAAGGAACTCAAGAAAAAATTAGAAGCAACATATTTAGACATTGCAATTCCAAGTAATGTAGAAAATTTACAGTTGCCAGATCCTACGCTATTACAATTTTATAAAAATTACGATGATAGAATTATTTGGATTGATGATGAAATTACAACCATGACTTTGGAATATGCAAAGATGATTATACAGTGGAATTCGGAAGATAAGAAAAATAATATTCCAGCAGAATAACGTAAACCAATTAAAGTAATCTTCTTTAGTCCTGGTGGCGATTTAGAAGTAAATAACTGTTTGGTTGATACAATTCAACTAAGTCAAACAAAAGTTATTGGAATCAATGTTGGTATGGCTGCATCAAGTGGATGCTTTATTTATTTAGCATGTCATGAGCGTTTTACATTTCCAACGGCAGAATTTCTCATCCATAAGGGAGCTGGTCAATTTGCTGGAACATATAATGATGTAGTCGCAGCAATTTTAAATTATCAACGACAAATCGAAGAACTTGGAGACTTTGTTTTATCTAGGACAAAAATTCCAGAAGATATCTTTAACGAAAACTTTGAAAATGACTGGTATTTATCTGCGAAAGAAGCTATTAAATATGGTGTTGCTGATAAAATTATCACAAGTTTAGATGAAATTATTTAGGGAAGAGTTTACTACTCTTCTATTTTTTTATACAAATTTTTAGGATTAAAAGGAGAATTAGACGATATGGCAGCATTTACTTATAAGAAAACATCGACAACTTCAATGAAAGTTACTGGTATTTTAAATCCACAGACAATGGTAATTAATGTTGATGGAGAAGATAAACAACTTTCTACTCTTCTACGTGACTTCGCAGACCTACCAGTAGAAATTAATATTAAGGTCAAGGACGAGGAAGAACTGGATGAACCAGTTGATGTTGAGTAAGAAGGGAGTGATCTACTATTACTTCCTATACAAGATTACCTGGTGAAACAGATGATCAACTTATATATAGAGTTACTAAAGATAAGGATATAATCGGTTCCTGGAATGATGTAGCTGATGTACTTAATGAGTTACTTGGAACTCATTATGGAGAATCAAAATTTCGGAAGGATAAAGCGACATTTGATAGAATGCTGAATGCAAATCGTGACAAATTTGTTGCTTCTGATCAACAGCTGCAAGATATTCGGTTTGCACAAAGAGAATTAGAGCGATTAAAAATTCAATTTAGAGATGAAAGAAACGCTTGGCAAAAGCAAAATTATATTGATGCTAGAATTGAGCAAAAATTAGATCTATTAGAAAAACAATTGAGCGATCTTGGAAAAGTAAATTTTTCTAAACATAATGACGTTTCTATATCATCTGATAATGATATGCTTGTAATTTTAAGTGATTTACATATCGGTCAGACATTTCATTCATTCTTTGGAGAATATAATACTGATATTGCTAAAGACAGAATGCAACAATTATTAGATAACATCATTTCTATCCAAAAACTACATAATTCTGAAAGGTGTTATGTATCTCTACAAGGAGATCTCATATCAGGAAATATTCATAAAACAATCCAAGTAACTAATCGTGAAAATGTAATTGAACAGATTAAAATTGCAACGGAACTCATCTCTTCATTTTGTTATGAGTTGACCAAATATTTTAAAGTCGTATTCATGACAAACGTGTCTGGAAACCATACAAGAATTGATAGAAAAGAAGATGCAATTCATGACGAACGGTTAGATGATTTGATTAGTTGGGCAGTTGATTTATCTTTACAGCATATCAATAATTTTCATATTTTGACAAGAAATCTCGATTCGGGAATTGTTGATATATCTATCCGTGGGAAAACATATGTTGGTGTGCATGGTGATTTTGATCCATTTGGGAAATCTGGTGTACAAAATTTGTGTCTGGCGATTGGATACATTCCATACGCTGTGTTATATGGACATTTACATACGTGTGCTCTTGATGAAGTGAATGGAGTAAAAATGATTCGAGGTGGATCTTTAGCTGGATGTGGAGATCAGCACACTGTGGAAAAAAGATTAACAGGAAAACCATCTCAGATGGTATGTATTTGTACAGATAAAGGGGTACAGGCTTTTTATCCTGTTGAATTAAACTAAAAATAAGTACAGATACGTCTGTACTTACATATAAAGAAGGTCATCGGCTACCTAGAATTCCTGCCTTTCCGTTGTTATACAACAAAACGTATAAAACTCGGGAAAAGCCGATGACTAAAACAATACAGAAGAAGGACTGACGGCTATCTCGATTTCTAGAAGTGAACTTTATCAGAGAATTCAATCCTGTCATCAGGATGCAGGTATCATAACCTAACGGTTACGTTCGTGCCGCCAATACTGTCTCACTCGTTCCCATTTATTATAACGGAAACGTGAGTAGCTATTGACATACACTGGTGTTTCTGGTGAATAAAACATCGCCATACTAAATCACCTGCCTTCCGTTGATAAACTTTCTATCATTGGTAAAACCGGCAGTCCAAGAATACGGAAGATGCTCCGTACTTATAGAGAATAACACATTATAAAAAATTAGACAAGCACTTCATAAGTGTAAAATTTATTTGAACAAAAAGGAGAATATTAAAATGATGAACAAACAAGATATTTTTAAAACCGTAGCAGCAAACCTAGAAGTAACCCAGAAAGATGCAGCAAAATATGTAGATGCCGTTTTCGCTACTATCAAAGATGCAATGGCTGATGGTGAATCTGTGAATATTGCAGGATTTGGAAAATTCGAGGTTGTAGAAAAGGCAGAATCTAAGAGACGCAATCCTCAGACTGGTGAAACAATTATGGTTGCTGCTCATAAAGCACCGAAATTCAAGGCAGCTACTGCTCTTAAAGAGGCTGTTCTCTAATAGATCGGTGGTGATTATATGCATACACTAAAATGCAAAAGTATCGAAGAATTAGTCGAAGTAGTTGTCGAGACTTATGAGCTACTACATGATTGTGATCGACACGTAAGTTTTGTTGCTAAATATGATCATGCAAAAGAAATTTTGAGAGAATTGGTATTTTACGATTATGATCTAAAATTTGTTGAGTTAGCAGATCCTGAGTGGGATAACTATGAAGACGAATATGTTATCAGTATTGTGTGTGATGAAATATTTTGCGAGAAGCTAAAATTGGACGGAAGATATTGTATGCTATCTCCAAAATTTGTATTTTTTGATGAAAATGCAAATTCTAAATGCGTTAAATATTTTGAATCGGATATGAAATATGAATTTGAAATCACGGAAGAAGAATCTAGTGGTGAATCTGATCAGGAGTTGAATTGTCATGACGATTCTATGGATGTAGATTTCTCTGATGATGGACAGGGATTTACATGTAGCAAGCATGATAAGAATGGATATAGTTCTATTTCATATTGGTCATCTGAACAGGTTGATAAGAATCGTTTATCTGAGATTTTGAAAAGTTTTTATTTATAATTTTGTTGAGTGCGTAAGACTGCAGCTTACGCACTCAAATACAGGTCGTTAGTGTAATTGGTAACACGACAGTCTCCAAAACTGTTAATCAGGGTTCGAATCCCTGGCTTCCTGTTTACAATTTTCTGCAAACGAATGCAGAGAATAAATGATTAGAGACGGGTGGATAACTTGATAATGAGTAATATAGGATGGTTAATGCTCTCCTATCTCATCTCTATTGGTGAAAAGGTTCATGTCGTGAGACAGCGTTAATTCCTTTTTTATGATATTATCACAAGGAGAAATTAACGATAGATACTTCTGATAAATTAACAACACTTGAAATAGCAGAAATGCTAGGTATAAAACACTATAAGGTTTTGGAAAAAATAAACGGTACAAAAGATAGGAAAACAAAAAGTCTTATTGATTTACTGCAACAACGAAATTTAGATAAACAAGAATATTTCATTGATTCTACATACAAAGATAAAAGTGGTAAGAAAAATAAATTATATATTTGTACGCTAAAAGGCATTAAATTATTTATGGATAATTTAAGAAATTATGAAAATAAATCCTCCTTGCTATTATGGTTTAAAGACCATACAGATAAAGAGGTGGATATTATTTTATATAATAGACCAGAAATATATTTTATTGATGAATTAGAACAAGTTCTTTGCGGAATGGACATAAAAGGCATACGACAATATCCTATTTTATCATATCGCATAGATTATTATATACCGAGTTTAAAATTAGCAATAGAATATGATGAAGGCGATCATAAGTATTATACATATGAAAATCAAGAACTTCGTCAAAAGAATATTGAGAATGAATTAAAATGTACTTTTATCCGATTATCTGATTCAAACAGTAATTTATATAATATTGGTTTGGTTATGAGCCAAATTTTAAAAATGAATGCAGCGTGAATTATGCTAAAAAGAATAAATTTTATAAAGAAGCAGTTTAGTCATACTATTCTGCTTCTTGTTATTTTGGAAGGAAGTGAGAAAAATAGCAGGTAGAAAAGTACAACGCAATAGCATTGTAACAAATGAATTATTAGCTCAGGTTAATCCAGAGAATATAGATTTAGGAAATGATTTTCTTGATTATCTCCGATCGGTTGATAGAGCAGGATCAACGATCGATCAGTATAAGAATGACCTAAAAATATTTTGGGTATATTTGTTACAGCATTGCAACAACAAATTTTTTGTAGAATTGTCTAAGAGAGATATTTCAAAATATCAAAGTTACTGTTTAACGGAATGGAAATGGAGTCCTGCTAGAATGAGACGAGTAAAATCCACTCTCTCATCACTTTCTAATTATGTTGAAAATATGTTGGATGATGAATTTGAAAATTATCGTCCGATTGTTAGAAAAATAGAAAATCCGGTAAATGAAAAAGTTATGGTAAAAACTGTCTTAGAGGAAGAACAATTACAAAATTTACTTGATTATCTTGTAGAAAAGCAACAATTTGATAAGGCTTGTATGTTATCTTTAGCAATGAATTCTGGACGTCGAAAAAGTGAATTACCGAGATTTAAGGTAAATTACTTCGATGACAAAAATATTATTTATGGATCTCTATATAAAACTCCAGAAAAAATAAAAACTAAAGGGCGTGGAAGTCGTGGAAAAATGCTAACAGCATATGTTCTTTCCAAACCCTTCAAACCATATCTTGATTTATGGATGAATTATAGAAAAGAACATGGAATTGAATCAGAATGGTTATTCCCAAAGAAAGTCAGCGGAGAATATATAGATAAGCCAATGAGTGCAAAAACACTTAATAGTTGGGCTGAAACGTTTAGCAGAATTTTAGGAGTAGACTTTTATTTCCACAGCTTACGTCATTTCTTTACAACCGCTTGCTCTCGAAGTGGTCTTCCAGACAACGTTATTCAAATGTTGATTGGTTGGTCTTCTCTTGATATGGTAAGTGTTTACAAGGATATTGAAGTTGATGAAGAATTTGAGAAATATTTTTGCGAAGATGGAATAAGAAAAGTCGAGCAGAAATCTTTGTCTGATTTATAATATCTCATCTGGAGAATAATATAATATAGATCAGATATTGACTTATTCAGCAGGTTGTCTATTCTACTACAAATTTGTCATTTGTCAAGACTTGACTTGACATTTGTTGGGAATCATGGTATTTTGTTTGTAGACGTATAGAAACAGAGTTAAGAACTGAACTACATAATTATTCAAATAAATAAAATAACCACTTGATTGTCAAGTGGCTTCCAATAAATCGAATATAAAATTGGGATGTCCATCCAGATGGATTTCTCAGAGCCGAAGACGACGGCTGTTTTAAAGTTTGAACGAAAAGGATCGCTTAATTAGCGGTCTTTTTTCGTTGGGATGATATTCTGTAAAAACATTAGAACTATCCCGGCAGCGATTCCGGATAACAAACTGTTATTACAGATCGCTGTATATGTATCTTTGAAAAATCTTAGAAATGTATCTATATCGCATCACCCTCCTTTCTTAGCAAGGGTATCTATATAACGAAGCATCACTGCTCCGGTGCGACTCTGAAAAATCCTTAACATTTCATCCAGCCGTAAACAAAACGCCTGGGTGGACTTCCACATTTAGATTATATGATAAGAGGAAAAATCTGTCAATAGTAAAATATGGATGGTCGTGCAGCAACACGTAAACTGCAATCTCCTACTGACGTCTAGGAATCGGTATTGGCACAAACCTGAGAAAATGTGCGACGTCAAAAAATACAAAAAATCGCAAAAATATTTATAAAAAGGACGTACTGTACCTTTACAAAATTTTCCTATTGTGATAATGTGAAATTATCAAATACAGGAGGTAGTTTTGTATGGATTATGTAGTAAAACATCAAAGCGCGAAGAACTTTACTAAAGATATTAACAAAGGAAAATACAGTATGAAACACAAGTTTCAACGCCAGGAAAATCAGTGGGGCAATCGTCAGAAAAGTTTACTGATTGACTCTATGCTTCGTCCATATCCGATTGATCCAATTAGATGTGAAGTAGGATCTGACGATGTAAGAAGAATTTTTGATGGCGTTCAGCGAGCTACCACCGTAAGAGATTTCTTTAAAGAAGATGGTTTTAGATTGGCAAAAGATTTAAAACCTGTTACAATTGATGGTGAAGTATACGAGATCGCTGGCAAAAAATATACACAGCTTGATGAGGCCGTACAGGATAAACTGAATGATTACGAAATGACAATTTATGTGTTTACAGATTGTACAGAGGCAGATATTCGTGAAATGTTTACTCGTCAGAATAATGGTAAACCGTTGAATAACACTCAGAAACGTACTGCTATTGAGAGTGAAAAAGTAAGTGATATTATCTTCAATCTTGCTGATCATGAATTCTTTGAGAAAGTCCTTACTGATGCACAGTATAAGAAAGACGTTCAGCGTGATCTGGTACGTGAGACACTTATGTTAGTTAATACAGATGAAGAAAATGATTTCACATCATTTAGAGCTAAAGATATCGACAGTTTTGTTGTTTGGTATGCTGAAAACATTAACGCTGCTGATATCAGTACATTGACTGATGTATTGGACACTCTGAATACGGGTGATACAATTAAAGTAAAATCTACTTCTATTCCAATGATTCTTTATGCTGGATATAAATGCTTAAAAGACAGCAAAGACTTCCGTAAATTTAGTGCTGCCGTAGATGAATTCATTGAAAATTATGATTCCAATGAAGCATATAAACAGCTCGTACAGTCTGGAACTACTGCTTCTGCTGGCGTTAAAGCTCGTCTACAGTATTGGAATAAAGTCGTAGATAATTTATAATTTTTTGTGAAATAATTTAATATGATTTTTATTATGGAGAGTGGAGCAATCTACTCTCCTATTTTTATGGGCAGATGTGCTTAGTGGCGATAGCAACGGACTGTAAATCCGTCACATTAGAAACACCGTAGGTTCGACTCCTACTCTGCTCATTTTTGTTTTGGAGCTTTACTCAAGTTGGATGAAGAGATCAGTCCTGAAAACTGACAGGCCGCTAACAACGGCGCGTGGGTTCGAATCCCACAGGCTCCGTATATAATTAGCGAATGGAGGCAGTGCCTCCGTATGCCGGTATGGTGAAATTGGTAGACACATCTGGTTTAAGCCCAGATTGTTATGAGTAGTGCGAGTTCGAGTCTCGCTGCCGGTATTATTTTTTTATAAAAGGAGACATACATATGAAAGGTATGACTGGAATTTACAGGATTAATCCTGCGTTGTTTGGTGGAATCATGGCATTATTCGTAGAATTAATAGTAACAATGATTTTACCTCTGTAGAATATAAATGATAGAAATATTTTATTAGATATAAAGAAGAGTATATTTATTACTCTTCTTTTTTTATTGTAATAAATAAAAGAAAGAAGGTGACACAATGGCTAAAGTACTTGATCCGTTGTCGGATAATGAGGTCAATAAAATGACTGTGGTAAATTTAAGAACGGCCTATAAAAAATTAGCAGATTTTTGTAGAAAAATCCTCAATGGTAATTTAGTATATTGCAGCCATTGTGGACAATGGAGAACTCGGATGGCCTTTTATTCATCTGATGTAAGTGCAGATCATTTGGAACATTATGCTTGCAAGGAATGTATATTAGACGAATGTACGGATTACGATAAAAAGACTGGTATTAGAACGGATAACAGAGAAAAAACAATAGAGACGTTTAAACGTTTGAATTGGTATTTTGACGAAGGAATTTATAATGATCAATTACAATCATTGTCTGAACAGACGGGGGAAAAGGTAAGAAGCACTGCTGTACAACAGTGGATAGTAATTTGCCGTAGTTTGAATGATTATAAAAATAAAACTTTTAAAGATTCGGTATTTGATCTTGATGATGAAGATGCAGATCAAGAATATAATACAAAAATTGTTCAAAAAACATTAAAATCAGCGAAAAAAAGATTTGGGAATTATAATACCGAAGATTTAATGTTTTTGGAGAATGAGTATAAAGATTGGACAACTAGATATCCATGCGAAAATAAGGCACAAGAATTATTATTCAAGAGAATTTGCTTTAAAGAACTTGAAATAGATAAAGCACAAAGAAATGGAAAAGACACTAAGGAATTGGATGCAACGCTTCAAAACCTTATGGGAAGTTTGAATGTAAAACCTTCACAAAAAACATCTAATGCATTAACAGACAATCTTACTTTCGGACAATTGATCGATAAATGGGAACAGGAAAAACCAATTCCAGAACCAGACGAAGAATTTAAAGATGTTGATAAAATTGGGTTATATATTGATGTTTTTTTTAAAGGTCATTTATCTAAAATGATGGGACTGAAAAACGCATTTTCTGCTCTATATGAAAGATTCATGTCTAAATATACCGTTACTAAGCCACAATACGATGAAGATTTTGATTCTGAAGCACTTTTTGATCAAATTTTTGGATCAAAGATTGACGAGGAATAAATTATGGCTATAAGAAAAACTCAAGCTGAGTTAGAAAAAGACAAAGAGCAGAAAATAATGGATACTGTGGCCTGGAGAGCTGCTTACTATAGAAATAACCCGCAACGTTATGTGTCAGAAGTCCTTGGAATTACTTTAAAGATATTTCAAAAAATATTATTGTGGTGTATGATGCACTACAATTTTACAATGTATCTTGCCGCAAGAGGCCAGGGAAAAACGTATTTAACGGCACTATTTTGTTGTGTTCGTTGTATACTTTTCCCTGGAACAAAAATAGTTGTAAGTTCTGGTACATTAAAACAGGCAAACGAAGTATTGCTTAAGATACAAGATGATTTTATGAAACAATCATCTATTTTACGATCGGAAATAGAAAAATGTAGTATCGGACAAAATGATGCATCTATTTATTTTAGAAATGGATCGTGGATAAAGACACGTACAAGTTCCGAGAATAGCCGTTCAGCAAGGGCAAATTGCATAATTGTTGACGAATTCCGCATGGTTGATGAAACAGTCCTTAATACAGTTCTTAGGAAATTCTTAACAAGTCCAAGACAACCAAAATATTTAAATAAATCAGAATATAAACATCTCCAAGAAAGAAATAAGGAAATATATATGTCTAGTGCTTACTTTAAAAGTTCATGGGCATATAAAAAAGCTCAAAGCTATACACTGAATTTCTTTGATGATAAAAAGAAATACATGATAGTGGGGCTTCCTTATCAAGTATCAATTAAAGAAGGGCTTCTCTCCAGAGAACAAGTTGAAGATGAAATGTCAGAGCTTGATTATAATGAATTGGTTCAACAAATGGAAATGGAATGTTTGTGGTTCGGAGATACCGATGGTAGTTTATTTAAATTTGATGAGTTATCTGCAAGACGCAAGCTAAAAAAAGCTTATATGCCATTGAGTTTCTATAATGATAAAGTACAAGTTCCAAAAGTGTTAACAACAGAAAAAAGAATTCTATCGATTGACGTAGCCCTTATGCAATCAACTAAAAAGAAACGAAACGATGCTTCTGCAATTTTTATTAATGATCTAATTCAAGTAAATGATACTTCTTACCAGTCTAATTTTGTTTATGGTGAAACTTTTGAAGGTCTAACAACTGATGATCTTGGAATTATAGTGATGAGATATTTTTATAAATATAACTGTACAGACTTAGTGCTTGATACAAATGGTATTGGTTTGGGTGTATTTGACTTTATTATAAAAGATCAATACGACCAAGAAAATGGGGAAACATATAAAGCATTAACATGTATTAATGATTCAGATATGGCTTCTAGATGTCATGTAAGAGATGCCAATAAAGTTATTTGGTCTGTAAAAGCAACAGACAAATTTAATAATGAAATTTGCGTATTGCTTAGAAATGGAATTCAAAATGGTAAAATAAATTTTTTAACAACAGAGCAAGAAGCAGATTTAGCGTTAAAAGATACATATAAAGGATATTCGAAACTTTCTCCAACTGAACAAGCAAAACTAAAGATGCCGTATCTACAAACAACCCTTGGTATTTACGAATTAGTAAAATTAGACCACGAAGTAAAAAATGGAAACATTAAAGTAAAAGAAGTGTCTGGTATGAGAAAGGATAGATATTCTTCTATAGCATATAATTATTGGTGTGCATGTCAATTAGAATTAAAGTTAAGACCAAAAACAACATCAACTCAATCTCTTTTATCCAAACTTTCAATCAATCAACCAAAACGTATATCTTCGTTTTCCAAAACAATCTAAATAAAAATCCAAAACACAACTAAATAGTAAAGGAGGTGTTTGCATCAAAGATGACACAATCAAAGAAAGAGATGACAGAAACATCTCCAATACATAAAAAACAGCCAACGGCTGCAGAACGAAAATTATATATGCAAAGTCTTGAACGCCAACAAAAGAGATTTGCAGAAACACAGAATGCATTTAAGCAAGTTCGTGATGTTACAAAAACGACAAGACAAATTTCTATAAGCTCGTATAGCAAAGAAAACGTCATTAAATATCTTCAGAATATTGATAGTTACGAAGATGAACTGCGTGGTTTATCTCGTTACTTATTTTATCGTTGTCAGATATATTTTAGATTAATTATGTATAATGCAACTATGTTTGATCTAAATGCAAGGTACGTAGTTCCTACATATGATCCAACCGGTGACAACGACAAGGAAAGTATGTTGAAAGATTATTATGACACTTTGGTATGGTTAGATAGAATGTCTTTACAAGGGAACTTCTTACAGGTATTAATTAATAACTTTATAGAAGATGTATTTTATGGATGCTGTTGGCTGGACGAAACCGGAATGTTTATTTTAAAAATTCCACCAGAGTATTGCAGAATTTCTGGTAAATATTTTACAGGAGATTATTCGTTTTCTGTAGATATGAGTAAATATAAGAAATTCGAAGATGTATTAGAATATCTTGGTGATCCGTTACTTTCTATGTATAAGGAATATGGTGGTAACAGTCAGAAAAAATGGCAACCAATGCCAGATGAATATGCTTTGTGTACAAAATCAAGAGTTGAGACATGGGAAACTATTGTTCCAATTTATAGTGGATTATTTATTGATTTAATTGGTCTTTTAAATCTTGGTGACGTACAAGCCGTTGCGGATGAACAACAAATTTATAAACTAATAACAGCTACCATCCCGACATTATCTGGTGCTGATGAACCAGATCAATGGGCTGTAAACATTGATTTTGCTGTAGATTATTATAATAAATTGGTTGATAGCCTTCCACCTTATATTGGTTCTGTGATAAGTCCATTGCCACTTAATACAATATCTTTTTCTGATGACCAAACAACAGACACGACGAAGGTGCAAAAAGCCACAAAAGAAGTATTGAATACTTCTGGTGGAGCGCAAATACTTAATTCTTCTAGTATTTCTGGTGCTGAAGCATTTCGAGCTGCTACAAAGGCAGATACTGAATTAGCAGTTTCTGCACTTTTAGGTCAGATTCAAGGCTGGGTAAATAGAATGCTATCATACCAAGTCAAAAATGCGGCGAAGATTAAATTTTTCGAAGTGTCTTCTTATACAAAAGATATTCTTAGAGAAGCCATGCAAAAAGATCTGCAATATGATAGTTCTAAAATGATATTAATAAATGCATTAAATGGGATTAGTGAACTTGATACCCTTTCGATGACTTTCTTAGCCAATGATGTATTAGATTTAAAGAATAAATTTGTTCCACTCGTATCAGCAAATACAGTATCCAACGTAAGTGACGAAGGTGGCAGACCTGAAGTTTCTGATTCCGAAATTAGCGATAGTGGAAGTCGTACAAAAGACAGAAAATAATGAGGTGGTCATATGAAAGAAAAATTTTTAAAAACAACAGACGCTACTACCTCTGAAAGCTTAAAGAAACTTGGATTTCAAGTAGTAAGTGAATCAAATGGAATATACATATTTTTGAATACTGACAAACTTCAGTTTTCAAATATAGATAAATCAAAAATACAGTATAGCAATATACTTACTTTTTAGCCACTCTTCTACTCTGTCGAGTGGTATTTTTATACCAATTTTTCAAAGAAGGGAGGAATGACTAAATATCATGCCAAAAAAAAGACTTCTTTTTATAGAAGATTTATATGATTTTTATTTAAACAAATATAAAAGATCTACACATTTTAGTAGCGAAAAAAATGGAGAACCTTTGGTTGTTCAGGTACATGGAAAAGTTAATTTTGATCAGCCTGACAAAAACAAAGACGGACTACTTCCAGTTCACCTCCAATCTTGTCATACAGATTTAAATGTAAATGGATCAAACATTAACAAAACTGTTATGGAGGCAGCATTGCCATCATTCAGCAATCGTCCGATTCTTGGTTATATCCATAAGGTAGTTACAGATGAAAATCCGGATGGTCAGTGGGAGTTTTACAGTCACAATATGCATGAGGATGAAAATGGAGAGCTTGTTTATGACGAATATCCGATTGGAATCATTCCGGAGAGCTGTAATGCACAACTTGTTTACGATGAAGAAAAAGAAAAAACCTATTGTGAAGTTGATGGATATATCTTTAAAGAGTATTCAAAAGCCGCTGAGATTTTAGAGCGTGAAGGTGAATGCTTTGTATCGGTTGAACTTTCAATTCGAGAATTAAGCTATGATGCAAAATCAAAGTATTTAAACATCGAAGACTTTTTCTTTAGTGGAGTAACAATTTTGGGAAAAACTCCACAGGGAGAAACCGTAAAGCCTGGAATGTCCGGATCAAATATTAAACTTACTGATTTTAAAGCAAAAAATAACAGTTTATTTGAAAATTATGAATCAAAAATGGATGAGTTGCAAGAACGACTAAATAAATTAGAGTCTACTTGCTTCAGTATTAAGGAGCAAACTTCTGCTCTACTATTACAAAAGGAAGGAGGAAATGAAAGTAAAATGAATAAATTTGAAGAGTTATTAGAGAAATACAATAAAACTGTAGAAGACATTGCATTTGAATATTCTAATTTATCAGATGAAGAATTAGAAGTTAAATTTAAAGAAGTTTTCGAAGATGGTTCTATTGGCAAAGGGGAGGCATCTAGTGACGGTGAAAATAACAAAGGACAGGAATTTGAAAAACTTGTTCGTACATATGAAATTTCACATGAAGATGTTCGATACGCATTGTATAATTTATTAGCTCCATACGAGGAGCTAGACGATGATTATTATTACATCTCAAATGTTTATGATTCTTATTTTGTATATGAAGGATGGTGTACAGATAAGATTTATCGTCAGGGTTATGTAAAAGATGGTGACAATGTTTCATTTGATGGAGAACGTACAGAATTATTCCGTGAACTTTTAACAGCAAGTGAAAAAGCAGAATTAGAAGAAATGCGTTCGAACTATGCAGAATTAAAAGTGTTCAAAGAAGAAATTGAATTAAATGAACTTCGTGAGAAAAAGAAAGAAATTCTTGATTCTGAGAAATATGAAATTCTTGCACAGAAAGATGAAGAAGGAAAATTTGTAAATAAAGATTATGAGAAACTTGTTTCTGAAATGGATAACTACTCTCTCGCTGATCTTGAGACAGAAATTAAAGTTCTTCATTCTGATTATGTTTCTGAGTATGGCAACTTTGCACTTTCTGATAACAAAGAAGAAAAGCCAGTTACATCTAAGAAACAGTTTGTAAATGTAAACAAAAAACCTTCGAAACCTAGCAGATATGGAAAACTGTTTGCTGAAGAAGAAAAATAAATAAACAAAATAACTTTTAACTTTAAGGATCGTCATAATGGCGGTCTTTTTATTATGCAAAAAACAGGAGGATAAATACTATGGCAATTCGCATGTCTATTGAGCAGCATCACGTTGCGTTCCCAACTAAAGTCCTTTCAGACAAAGTTGGAAGAGTTTTAAACATGGTAATTAAGAAAGATACAGATAACGGTACAGTTTGCGGGAAAGGAGCTTACGTAAGCTTTGATCAGTATGAAGTTGCTGATGCCCCAGCAGGATTTGAGGGAGAAATTCTTGAACAGGCTGCAAACGGCAACTGGTATGTAGAGGTTAAAAAAGTTGATGTTAATGCGCCTGCAATTCTTATCTACGAAGTTCCAGAAATCGCTGAAACATATAATAGCGAGTTTACAAAAACATCTAACTTCTTCAACGAAGCAACAGCCGAGAGAACAAAAACAGTTAGAGGACTTGTACTTACAGTAACAGACGTTTATGAGCTTAGTAAAGATGCATTTGACGGAACACCTGTAGCTGGTAAGAAAGTAACTGTTGAAGCTGGAAGTCAAAAACACAAAGTTTCAGAACTATAAAGAGGGGAGGAATAAGCAATGAATAAGATGAATTTTAGCGAACATGTACTTAATGTATTCGATGAAATGAAAACTTCTTATGAAGAAGTAAAGAACTTAATGTTCGATTTATATAAAAATGAACTCGACGATGGAATTTCTAAGAGAGAGGCGGAAGACAAACTTCGTGAAGTATCTCTCAAAATTTTCGGTCTTACCAAAGATTCTTCTCGCAGAGAAAGAGAACGTGCTTACAGAGATTATGGTCGTCAGTATTTCGATGTAATTGAAGAAGTAACCGATTGGACAGTTTCTACAGGACTTAAAAAAAATGAGTGGTTCAATGCACTTGTTAATTACAGAAATCTTAAAGATGGAGATACTAACCTCTTCGTTAACGAGCATGAGGAAGTAATTCTTTCTATAGCAAGAATGGGCAAGAGACATCACGACACAATGCTTCAGAGATTACCAGAGAACACAACCTATTCTGTAGAGACTGATGTTTACGGTGCTGCTGTGGGTGCTGATATTGATAGATATCTTATTGGACAAGAGGATTGGACAAAACTTGTAGACGCTATCACTAAAGCATTTGTTGTAAAGATTCAAGAGCTTATCTTTGCTGAGATTCTTGAAGCACCAAAGAAACTTCCGGCACAGTCCGAGTTCGTACAAACAGGTGCGCTCAACACAACAAACAGAAAGAAATTCAATAAAATTCTTCAAAATGTATCTGTTGCAAATGATAATGCAGATGTAGTTATCATGGGAACAATGGTTGCACTTCAGGAGCTTGAAAACCTTATCGATGTTAAATGGGTTGCTGATTCTCAGAAAGAAGATATTGCAAAGATGGGTCGCCTTGGAAATTACGGACGTTACACGCTTGTTGAAATTCCACAGAGATTTGCAAGAAACGATGTAACTAAGTCCATGTACAAGGATGACACTCTTTTCGTATTTGCAACTGGTGACAACAAACTTGTTGATATGGTTGATGTTGGTGAGACTCTTATCGAGGAAATCACAGATCGTGGAACAGCTAATAGTAACATCGCTGATATCATGAAATATGAAGTTCAGAGAGAGCTTGGAGTATCTACAAGAATTGGTCGTTACTTTGGTTCATGGACCATTACTGACTAATCTAAGTAATAATAAATATATTAGAGGAGTAGTTTAACCGCTACTCTTCTATTTTTTAATGGAGGGAAAGCCATGCCGACAGCACGAGCAAAAAAGGAAACCGCTACTGCAACTAGAAAAGTAGCTACTAAAGTTGAGACAAAAACAACCGTAGAAGAACCGGTTATTGCTGAAAAACCAATTGAAGAAAAAATCGAAAAAGAGAAAAAGGTATTTACCGATTCAGATTATATTCTGTGTCGATCAGTATGTTATGGTGGATTAAACATCACGTCTCAATCTGGGAATGTTTATGAATTCAAAGATTATGGATATGATTGCGAAATCAATTATCGTGACCTTGTTTCTTTGATTAGAAAAGGTTCAGACCATGTATTCTTACCAAGATTTGTTATCCTGGATGATGATTTACTGGAAGATTTTCCTACTGTAAAAAAAGTATATGAGAAAATGTATACAAGAAATGATTTGCTCAAAATTCTTGATATGTCTACAAGACAGATGGAAATGGAAATCAAAGAGCTGCCAGAAGCTACAAGAACCATTCTGGAACAGATGATTGCTACAGAAATTGCCAATGGTCATCTTGACAGTATTGCAAAAGTAAGAAAACTCAGTGAAATCTTTGATTCGGATTTTAATCTTCTAAGTGAATTATTTGTTAAATAAAGGAGGTCGAGATGATACTTCCTTATGAAACTATCTTTTCAAGGGCATTGGGCAGGATCGACGATCCGAAGGAATTAGCATTAAATTCTAATGATTTTTATGAGATTTACACCGAAAGACTACACAATGTACTTGGAGATGCAAGAATCAGAAGACTCTTCTCTTCTATTGTATTGGACGATGAACTGCAAGAAGTTTCTTTTAATCTTGTAAATACAATAGATGAAAGTTCTGATATTGAGTATGTGTGCAAATTATTTGTTCTAGGGATTACAATTGAATGGCTCAGTCCAAGAGTCGATTCTTTAAATTATACCATTATGATGGTTGGTGGAAAAGAAGAAAAAATGCTAAACAATCCATACAGATTGCTTCAGACAAGATTAGAAAATGTACAGAAGGAATTAAGTAAGACTATTAGAGATCATGGTTATCTTTATAATTCTTATATTAATAATGGTACATAATATGGATTATTTATATGGAACTTTTTCTGACGAACAAATAAAAAACGCAGCATGTTTAATGCACAAAAATATACATAGATTACTTTTATATAAAGATAAGCTAGTGACAGACAGAATTTTTAATTCAGATGATGATTTCAAAAAATACTTTGAAGATATTCTATTTAAATTCGGTGGACTTAATACATTATTAGGTTGTCCAAATGATATGCTACTTTTAATTTCGACATTACAGGCGGCATACGATCTAATAGATAGTCCAAAATATAGTTATAGAATATTTAGAAAAGCTATTCTAGATTCTCATGGATATATTAAAGCTATGTTAGAGGAGGTAAATAGTCATGCCAAACCTATCAACAGCTAGACGTATATCAAGCCTACGATCAAATGATGCAAAAACAATTGGTGAAATAACAAAAGAAAACTCAGATTTTCTTATGGAACAAACATTTGATCATGACATCCAGGCAAAAAAGTGTTATATATATGATTTTTATCATGATGATCAGCCAGATAAAAATCAGAATATGACTTATGACAATACAACCAAAACTCCAATTGATGCAAAGTTTATTATTAATTCTTATCAGTCTATAGATAAGGATCAGGTTCCTTATTATCTACAATTTCGTCCGTCTCAAAAATATTCTTTTTCTGAGAATGATGATTTGTATTATTATGAAACAGATTATCACGAACGGTATCTAGCCGATTTCCCGATCGGGCTATTCGTAGATATTCCAGATGATAATTTGGTTTATCATAAATGGTTAATTGTCGGTAGAGAAATTGCAAACCAATTTCGGAAGTATTTAATTCTTCCATGTGATTATAATTTGACATGGATTGAAAAAACTGGTCAGAACAGAATTAAGCGGAAAATGTGGGGTGTGCTTAGAAACCAGAATTCGTAAAGTGTATGCGCTTCATACTGGAAACAGTATGTCGAAAGTCTTTTAATTGCGTGGAACTCTTTAGAGTCAATTATACTACAGCACAGATATGAAATAAAATCAAATGCGAATGTTAAGAAATAATTGAATTAGACAATACGCAGCCAAGATCCGAAAAGGATAAGGTTCGACGGTCATGTACCCAAGTGGGTTAATGGAGACATCCTAAACTTATTATGTTAATAATAAGCATGGATTTGATATGACCTGAACATTATACGAAAGTATAAGAAAATAAATTATAATTTATAATTTGTCTTTGTTGGATTAACGACCCAATAAAGTAACATATTTGACACAACTGGTAAGTATAGAGATTACAAAAGTAGTCCGTTATTATTAGAAATGATAATAATGTATTTCCTTGAATTGCTGGAAAACCCTAAAGCTATTTATACTACAGCATAGTGATGAAACATACGCAAGTGCGAACGTAAAAAAATAAATAGATAATAATTATTAGATGCTAGTCTACGGGCTGTAGCATCTTTTTTTAATGGGCGATCAGCAGCCAAGCCTCGAACAGAGGAAGGTTCAACGATCATTCTTGAAATAGAATAGGAACAAGCGTTCCGAAGTTGGGAACACCTAAACCGTGATTGGCATGGTGAATGATATGATCTGCACATTATGTGAAAGCATAAGAAAATTTATTTACATATGTAGATAGATCTTTGTTAAAAGAAGCGAATTAACAAAGTAACAAAATGGCACTACTTTGCCCACCCAGACAACCAGGATAAAATCTGGTTCCCATTAAATCAAATTACTGAAAAGTTTTGGTATAACGATGATGTTAGCAAAACAATGCGTCTTATTATTAGCGCGCCAACAGAACATCCTTTGGTATGGTCTGTAACAAAAATAGAAAACACTAAACCTGTCGGAATCCAAAAGCTTACAATTTATCAAGATTTTTGGGATGAACATAGAGATTATATTGAACGTGACGAAAACGGCAAGATTATTGGTATGTATGCTGATTATTATGATTCGTCTGTTATCCCTGTCGAACCATCAACGCCTGGAGAAATTGCCGGTATAAATAAAACAATTATAGCATCTTCCACCAATGTAAAAGTTGGTGGCAGTTACAAATTGTTTACTATAAAAATACTAGACGAGGATCACAATGACATATCTGATCAATATAAAGGCGGAGAATTTACTTGGAAATGCTCCGTAGAAAATAATGAATTATCTGATTATGTATCGTGGTCAAAATCTGGTTGTAAATATAATCAAATTAAAATGAAATTTATCAACGATCGAAATTATTTAGGGAAATTATTATTAATATCATGTGATGTTTCTTTAAATAATAACATTATTCGAGTAGCTGAAAATTTTGAAATTACTGTATAGGGGGTATCTGAATGAATAAAATAAATGAATACTCCTTTCATACAAAAGATGATATGCTTAATAAATTACGCGCATATACACATAATCCAGATGATGATAATATTCGTATCAAAAATCAAGTATATCAAATATTATTACACTGTCCAGAATTACTGTATGCAATTCATGATGCAGAGTTGGAATCCGAATTATTTGACGATGATGGAAATTTAAACGTTGATACAGATGGAGAACCATTGGGTGAGTGGGATCGTTATTTTGGTGAAAATGCCCATATCCGTCCATACATATTTTTCCCAGAAACAGAAACAGATTCTAGGAATTATGTATGTTATCAAACAAGTTTTAGTGACTTAGCAAGATATAATAATTCTGTAAAAACACTTCTTCTTACTTTTACAATATTTATCCATGAAAAAGATGTTATAGATGATCTTACTGGTTTACCAAGACATGATCTAATTGCTGCAATATTGCGAGATAGATTTGCATGGATTGGAACTGAGGTTGAAAATCCGATTCCATCTTTGGATAAAGAATCAACGATGGATAATAATTATCTTGTGCGTACTTTGCAATATCAAATTATTACACCAAACAATATTACAAAAACGGAGAATGGTAAATCCTTCTATAGTAATAAAAGGTGGTAAATTATGGGGTTTGCGAATAATGATCTTGTACAAAGTGCAATTGAAGCACAGATAACAAATGAAGAAAATAAAGAAGAAGAATATTTAGATTTTAATCCTCTTCAACTATATTTTGGAGATGATTATGTAGTGAATGATAAAATCACAATTCATCAGCCATCAATTCAAGACTATATAACATACGGAGAAGAAAATATACAATCTGTTATTTATCCATTTATTTCAAATACAACAAAATGTCGTTTACAACTTTGGAACAATGGAATTGACTGGAATGATATCACAAATCAGCAATTGTTTTCCATTTTAATCAAAAGTATTGATTTGGAATATTCAAAACTGATGTTTGGTGACATTGATTTTCATGGTTTTTCTTTCTTTACCGAAGAAAAAGATGGAAAAGAAAGTGTTATTTTATATAATCCTATTCAAGACATAAAGATTGACGAACCAACACGAATTAAAATGTGTAAATATATTCAATATATGTTTCATACATTTCCGCCAGAAGAGGAATTTACTTCTAGTAAGACTCTCAAAAGAGATCTCATTAATAGAGACAAACAGAATTTGCTGGCGATGAAAAGAGACAGTTCTTTAAAACCACCAAGTCTATTATCCATGATTTCTTTCTATCTGAATCACCCTGGATCGAAATATAAAAAGAATGAACTACGCAATGTTGGAATTGTGGAATTCTATGATAGTGTACAAAGACTTCAAATTTATGAATCAACACATGCTGTCATTAATGGCAGTTATTCTGGATTTGTTGATACATCAAAAATTCCCAAAAATGAATTTAATTTCATGCGAGATCTTAAAGGATCTGCATGATTTTTTTATACAAAAATTTAAGGAGGAAAAACAAATGAGTTTTAAATTAGGTGACAAAATCTATAAAGAGATTCTATACTTTTATGCAGAAGATAAAGGTACTGGTATTCCACAATATGTACTCACCCAATTAAGTGATGCAAATATTGAAATCACTGCTGAATCTAAAGATGTTACCGATAAAAATGGTAATCTTGTAAAGAAGATATGGAAATCTAAAGCAGGTACTTTTTCTGCAACAAATGCTTTTGTTAACACCAATATCGTTGCTGCATCTTCTGGATCTCAGCCAATCTTTGCATCCAAAAGTGGTAAAGTTAAAATGCCAAGACTGATGCATGTTAAAAATGGTGTTAAAACCGTTACGATTACCGGATATATAGAAGGGTCTGTAAAAGTAGCTCAGTATTTTGGCGATGGTTCTATTGGAAAAACATATACTATGGATACGACTGCTGCCACAGATAAATTTTCTATTGCAAAAGAAGGTGCTGTACTAACTCTTCCATTAGATGAAGACGCAGAAATGTTCTTTGTTCGTTATGATCGTGAAGTAGAGACAGGTGCTGTAATCCACAATAGAGCAGATAAATTCCCAACATCTGTATACGCAATTATGAAAGCTACATACTACAATCCATGTAAGAAAAATGAGCTAAAAGCAGATTACATTGTAATGCCATCATTCCAGGTATCTCCAGAAACCACTGTTCCAGTTAGTGCTGACACTACAACCATGGATTTCAAAGGTGATCTAGAGATCGAATATTGTGGAGATGATAAGATTCTGTATAGCGTTTACGATGCTGATGAGGTTGACGAAGACTGATTCTAATCAGAAGGGAGAAACAAATGGCAAATAACAGAGTATGTCTTACTTGTGGTAAGGCTTATGAGTATTGCGGATATTGTCCTACGAGCAAGAATCTCCCGATGTGGATGAATCTGTTTGATACAGAAAATTGCAAAAATGTTTTTGAAACTGTAAGCGATTACGCTCAAGGTGCAATAAGTAAAGAAACAGCAGCTACAAATCTATCATTGTGTGATTTATCAAAAGTTTCTACCTACAAGGAAAATATCCAAAAACTTGTATCAGAAATTATTGATAATAAGAATGATAAAAAAGTTACTGCGACTAAAAAAAGAGAACAAACTGTAAAGATTGTTCCAAAATCTAAAGTGAATAAAAATAGTGTTGATTGATATATGAGAATTATAGGGGTACGTATATATCAATTATACGCACCCCTATTTTTTACGCTTATATATCAGGAAGGAATAAAAGGAAAAAATGAAGTTTGACAAAGAATACGCGACTTCTTTTGTTGACGAGTATAAATATCTAAAAGAATACGGTATTCGTTATGAATTCGTAAAGGTCGATGATACCGGAAAAACTGTTTGGAAATATAAAAAGACACCGGAATTATTTGAAGCATTGAAAAATTTTTACATCAACAATGAATATTATGATTAGCAGGTGTGACTATGAAAATTTATTTAGATAATGCTGCCACTACTCCATTAAATCAAGAGACAAAAGATTATATTATATCTATTTTAGACGATTATTATAATCCATCCAGTGCTTATCAGGAAGGAAGAAATATTCGAAACAAGATTAACGAAGCAAGAAAAAATATTGCTGATTTTATTCATGCAGATGAAAGTAATATTTTATTTACTTCTGGAGGATCAGCTTCTAATACGTTAGCAGTCAAAGGATATAAAGACCAAAATGAATGTGTTATTCTGTACTCTCCTATTGCGCATAAATCAATTTTAAATTATGTAAAAACAGTTAGAAGTGCTATTCCATTAAAAGTCAATGAACAGGGCGAAATTAATTTTGATGATTTGAAATCTCTTCTTTCTATATATCATAAAAGAAGTTTTGTGGTTATGGATTATGCTAATAGTGAAATCGGTACAATACAAGATGTAAAAAAACTCACTGATTTAATCCATTTTTATAACGGTAAAATTTATGTTGATTGTACTGGATCGATCAGTCAAATTCCACTAGATGTCAAGAAATTGGATATTGATATTGCAGGGTTTTCTGCGCATAAATTAGGATCTTTAAAAGGGTGTGGGGTTTTATATAAAAAGGATAATATTCAATTGTCTCCTATTATATATGGTTCACAAGAACATGGACTTTTTGGTGGAACAGAGAACACACTTGGCATCTTAACTCTAGGATACGTCGTAAAGCATTATAATTATGATCAATGTACATCAGAAAAACGAAATTATCTAGTGCAAAAATTATCAGGATTAGTTCCAAATTTTTTTGTTGTTGGCTCTTATAATAATAGATTACCATATAATTTATTCTTGTGTTTTGAAGGAGTATCTGGCGAAGCATTAATGACCTTACTTCATGAGTATGGTGTAATTGTATCTACTGGGTCTGCTTGTAATTCCGGAAGTTTGAAATCATCCGATACCTTATTTGCAATCGGAATGAAAGAAAAATATATTCATAATGGTATCCGTTTAACTTTGTGCGGATCAGAAGCAAAAGAAGAATTAGATTACATATGTAACCAAATAAAAAATTGTGTCATGACATTGAGGAACTTAACATAGGTTGCTCATGGTTATGGGCGTAAAAGTGTATTATCACTCTCCTATCATATCAAAATTATGGAGGGCAAAACTATGAGAAATATTAATTGGCTCGTTAGAGTAAAAAATAAAATGTTCTGGATTTCATTAATTCCAGCGGTAATCGTACTTATTCAAACTATTGCTGCAGTATTTGGTTTCGCAATTGACTTGAGCGAACTTGGAGACAAATTGGTTAACGTTGTTAAAGCAGTGTTCGTAGTATTGGCAATTTTAGGTATTGTAATTGATCCTACGACAGCAGGTACTGGCGATTCAGAGAATGCTATGACTTACACAGAGCCAAAGGCTTAGAAAGTGTAGGTGAAATGTGGAACCTATACGTGATTTTTTTGGTATAGACTGGAAGGCGTTCGGAATAACAATCTTTGTAGCGTTGCTAGGATTCCAGGCAATTATTCAAGTATTACATTGGTTTTTATTTGAATTCTTTGGAATAGAAACTAAAGCTATGCGTGAGAAAAAAGAAGAACATGAGTTACTACTTTTTACTCAGCAGAAGATCCAAGATTTGGAAATCAGTCAAAAAAATGATGAGAAAGAACTCCATCGTAGTAATAAAGAGCTGAAAGAATGTATTGAAAACCTGACAAAGATGTATGTAGATAAGGAAATTGATGATATTCGTTGGGAGATATTAGACTTCTCTTCTGCTGTAACATGTGGTCGAAAATATAATCGTGAAACTTTTGAACATATTTTTAGAATGTACGAAAAATATGAAATGATTCTTCAAGAAAATCATTTAGAAAATGGACTTGTTACTGAGAGTATGGAAGTAATCAAAGAAGTTTATCATAAACAACTTAAAGATGGGGTTATTAAATACTAAAGGATAAAAGGATAATTTATGAATAATAAAATATATTGCTGCTATTCAATAAACCAGCGTAATTATCTTTATGATAATGGTCAAAAATATATATTAGCGGCACTTAATCCAAATAGCAAAAAACTATTTTGGGTATATTTAAAAAATGAAAAATTAAACAAGCTTTTAGAAAAGTGGTCTATAAAAAAATAGACCACTTTTTCTGTCTTTTTATTTAAAAATATCGGAGGTACTTATGGCAGAAAGAAAAACGCAAGAACAATTTATTGAAGAAATGGCACTATGCGAGCCAAATGTAGAAATTCTAGGTGAATATAAAAATGCAAAGACAAGTATTTTATGTAGATGTAAAATACATAATTGTAAATATACTTCTATTCCAGATCATTTATTACATCGTGGCTCCGGATGTCCTATGTGCGCAAAAGAAAAACGAAACGCTAGTCATAAAAAGAAAACACATGAACAATTTATAAAAGATGCTGCACAGAAAAATCCTCATATCAAAATCAGAGGACGGTATACAGGTGTAATGGATAATATTGAATGTGAATGTAAAATATGTGGTGGGGTTTTTGATCAAGTTGCCAGAAAAATTATGGAAGGGGTTGGATGTCCAATTTGTGCGGGTGTTCGTATAGTGCCAGGGATAAATGACATAGCAACAACCAACCCTGAAGTTGTTAGATATTTCAAAGATCCTTCAGAAGCCAAAAAGTACAGTAAGGGCTGTAATGTAACAACATGGTTTAAATGTCCTGATTGTGGGTTTGAAAAGAAAACTATGATTTGTTATGTTGTTCAAAGAGGATCAATGTGTTGTCCAAAATGTGACGATGGTGTTTCATATCCAAATAAATTTTCTAGAAGTTTATTATCTCAATTAAATGTAGAGAATTTAATATATGAATATTCTCCAGAGTGGGCTTGTCACTATAGATATGATAATTATTTTGAATACAAAGGTCAAAGATATATTCTAGAAATGGATGGCGGATTTCATTATATTAAATATTATAAAAGTAATTTATCTTTAGAAGAAACACAAAGAATTGATGCCTTAAAAGATCAATTAGCATTCGATCATAATATAACAATTATAAGAATAGACTGTTTTTATTCTGAGAAAAATTATATTATTAAAAATATAAAATCTAGTTTTTTAGCAGAATTATTTGATTTATCAAAAATAGATTGGGAGAAATGTAATCTACAAGCAACGAAAAGTATTGTTAAAGAAATTTGTGATTTTTATAATGCTCATACTACATATTCTGTAAAAAAGATTGCGGAAACATTCTATCTTAATGAAACAACTGTATCAAATTATTTATACAAGGGCAATGAGTTGGGATTTTGCAGTTATTATCCAGCAAACAAAATACGAATTAAGGTTCATATAGAGGATCAAGATTTTTCGTTCAATACAATAAATGAATGTGTCCGTTCTTTATCAAAGCTTTATCATAATATTCCATGGAGTATGTTCAAAGTGGCAGCACATAAACGTGATACAGATTTTAGAGGAATTAAAATTCAATATATTTGAAAGATGAATTTCATCTAATAACATGACCGCGAATTATCGCAATAAAATTCACGGTCATTAAAAGAAAGAAGGTCTTATATGTTTCGAAAATTATACAATAAATTTATAAACATGATTGTTGAAAGAACAAAACAATCTATGTATGAAGATATGAAAAATGATTATGATAAGTTGTTAATCAAAGATTAATCACCGTCTGTTTGAGAGGTGAAACAATATATTTGGATTTATAATATGCTTAAAATTTGGAGAAAAGCAAAAACATTAGGATTTGGAAAATCCTTAGATATACTAACGATCGCATCTGTAATATGTAAATTGACAGCGGAGAAGATTTCTAAGGAAAAGAATATGTCATATGAAAAAGCTGTAAATTTTGTAACAGATAGTATTAATGAAGTAAATCTTAAAATAAAAGAATAATTATAATATTTAAAAGGAAGTGATTACAATCGCTAGATCTAAATATAACGTAGATAAAGATGTAAGTAAACGTACTTATAATAATATAACTTTTGATTCAATTTTAGAAATGAAATATTATCGTGATGTGCTTTGCCCATTAGTGGAGAGTGGCGATGTGGTGGATTGTGAATTACAGAAGCCATATGAGCTACAACCAAAGTTCAAACACGACGGAAAAACTGTTCAGCCAATAAAATATGTGGCTGATTTTTTTATTGTCTATAAGGATGGACATGAAGAAGTTGTTGACACTAAGGGATGCCCTGACAGTGTTGCACTGATTAAAAGAAAACTATTCTGGTACTGCTATCCAGATGTTAACTATAAATGGATTTGTTATTCCAAGATCGACGGAGGATGGCAGGAATACGAGATCGTGAAAAAGAATCGGGCAGAAAGAAAACGTAAGAAAAAAGAAACTCAAGAGGTAAACAATGTACTCCAGTGAAATAGATGATATTTTAAAAAAGAGAAATTATTGTTTGCCGTCACACTTGTATTTCAAAATAGTAGAAAACTCTTCCCAGATCTGTCAGGTAAAGTATGATGCTTATTCTGATAAATATAGTATTCATACAGATGACGGATATCATTGGGAAGTTAAAATTTATCAGGAATAAAAAGGAGAAAATAAATGATTACAAAATATGTAAAAATTAAACCGGTTATTACACTTGCAGATGAGAAAAAAGCAATTGACTTCATTGTAGATTATATGTTTGAAGGCGGTGAGTATACACCGTGGAATAAGGAAGCTGCACTTATTACTGCTATTGCTGTTTATTTTATTGACGGTGTTGAATTTGAAAAAGACGATGTAATCTATGATTGTGTTATGCAAGATCAAAATCTTCATGCGCATGTAAATAAATTTTTCTATAATGTAGATAAATCAGATAAGAAAAATGATATTAATTTTACGTATATCAATACCAAAAACCATGTGATGGAAAGTGTACAAAAGATTGTAGATTTTAAACTACAAAAGATGATTCATTGTACGGATGAAAAACATGAAATGTATACGGAAATTGCAGAAATGGCAAATGCTGTAGCAAATATTGGACGAAATGTTCAGGTTGCTGCAAAACCTGTTCTTGAAAATCCAGAAAGCATTGGAATGATCATGAATATTCTTAAAAAAATGAATGAAAGTAAAATGCTTAACGCAAAAGCAATTCGAGATGTGATGGTTGATACCGTAATGGATGTACAGAAAAGAATGACAGGAAAATAACAAATAAAGCAAGAATACATTAAATCTTCTGGCAGTCAAATGTCAGAAGATTTTTAATTTATCAATGTGGAGGTGGTGGTAAAAATGGGTAACATAACAAAGGAACTACAAAAGCTACTAAAATATTACAATAAAAAAGTATTACAATCTGTTCCTACAATGGCACGTCAAATTGCAACTGATGCAGAACCAGAATATAGAAAAATTATTAATGAATCAATTAATCAATATTATGCAACACACAAAGGAGACTTTAGCGAGGGTAGATTAGAAAACATGACTGGTAATATAAGTGCTGAAGGTTCATCTATAATTTTTGAAGATACAGAAGAAAACGTTCCAAATTATCACGGATTCTGGGGACAAGAACTAACAAACGAAGGCGTGTTTGATTTGATGTATTTAAAGGGTGAACATGGTAATGGTAAGTGGCATCTTGTAGATACTACTCCTCCACCATTTGATTATGTTGAGCAAGAACTTGTCAATGGTAGACTAGATAAAATCATTGATAATTCAGTACATAAAGTGCTTGATAATATAGAATTATAAAGGTGGTGAAAAAATGCCAAAACAACATACAATTAACCTCGAAGCTGTTATAAAAGCTGCACTGGATAAAAATAGCGAAAAAATAATCGATGATTTTGAGAAGAAAATCACTGAACCAAAAGAGATTAATATCAAAACAGATGAAGCATCTAAACAAGTTAAGAAGCTGTCTGATGAGATTGAAAAAGAACAAAAGAAACATACTCAAACGTCTAGGAAAAGAAATAAAACTAAAACAGCTACTGAACAAAGTACTCCAAAAAACGCAGATAAGTATGTACAATCAACAATATATGATAAAAAAGGACGTCCATCTACTTCTCATTCGTATACATATGCTAATGGAAGACAACAATCTTATAACAAGAATGGTAAGTTAACATCTGAGAAGCAGACCGTTGTTGATCTTCAAAAAGCATACTCTCAGTTAAATAAAGACGTAACGGAATATTATTCATTAAAGACAAAAGAAGCAAAAGGCAAAGTAGCCACAGAGGATAAACAGTATGTCAAAGGTCGGATTTCTGATTTAGTTGATGAAATGTCTGCAAATCGAAAATATATTGCAGATGCAAAAAAGCAAGGTTTTTATAATGATGAATTGGAGCAAAAAGCTCTTAATCATTTTCGTAGAAAAGCTAATGGTTACAACACGTATGTCGATGAGAAAAATGCTACAATCAAAGCTTATGGAAATGATGACAATACTGCTATTCGTCAGGGACAGCGTTCGAAACAACTAAGTAATTATGCTGGACAATCCACAGATGCAATTGAAAGAGCAAGAACACTTGATACAACTATAACAGATTTGGAAAAAGAATTATCAAACCTTGTTACTTCTGGCGCATCAATGGATCAAATTAAGTCAAAATTTGATGAATGCACTTCTGCTGGTAAAGAATTTAAAAATGTCATGACCTTAGTCAATAGCACTATGGAGAAAACATCTAAAAAAGATACCGTTGTTGGAGATTCAAATGCCGCAAAGCTTCAAAATGCCATTGATAAAAAAGTAGCTCAAGCAAAAAACCTTGTCTCAGATAGTTCTATAAAACAATTTGACGCAAAAGTTGAAAAGCTTAAATCTCAGTACGCTGGACAAGATGGTTCTGCAGACGTTTTATCATCTTTAGAAAAAACAGTGAATACCATACATGACAAACAGGCTAGTATAAAAGCAGAATTAGCAAAAGGATCTTCTGGAAATTTAACACAAATTGCTTCGGATGCTGATATTTTGAATGCAAAGCTTAATGAAGTTGAAACTACCGCGAAAACGCTTGGAACTTCACTTTCAAAAAATCTAGATGGTACCACACTTCAGAGAACTATTGATAAAATTGATAATCTTGTAAAAAATTCTGATGGCTTTGCAAGCAAATCGCAATTAGAAAAATTAAAGACTCTACGAGATTCTTATACTAATAGTGATTCTGGAATTACAAAAGCTGTCAACTATGATAATTCTAAAATCATTTCTAACATCGAACAGGAAATTAATGCTCGTAAAAAATTAGCAGAAGTTCAGAAAGAATTGCAAACTGGAACATATTCCGCAACAGAAGCTGGATATACAAATACTCTTTCTAAGTATAGTGGACAAACTTCTGAGTCACTGACTCGTGCAAGAGAAAGCCTTAAGCAGTTTAAAGAGATTCGTGAAGATTTTCAAAAGTCATTAAAAGATACGAATGTTTCTGATCTTAGTGATGAAGAGGTTGAGCGTCTTAGTAAAAATCTTCAAAAGATGACTGAGGAAGAAGAAAAATATAAGACTGCGATAAAACAGGTAAAAGCTGAAGAAACTGCAACACTAGCACCCGGGGTCGCTTTACGTGCGTCAAACGAGATGCAATCTTATATCAATAACAATAGCAAGGCATGGAAGAAATATAAGACGCAGCTTGAAGAAGTCCGTGATGCTTATAAAAATGTAACAACGGAAGGACAAAAGCTAGAGGTTGATGCCAAAGCAAGAGATTTGAAGGCAAAAATTTCTGCTGATGGATTAACAGGTGCAAGTTTTTGGCAAGATACAAAACGTGCTGTTAATCAAATTGCTCAATTCACTGGAATTTACGGCATGTTACAGAATGTCGTTATGGAAATTCCATCAAAGGTTGTTTCTAATGTAAAGGAAATTAATGATGCTCAAATTGAATTGGCAAAAGTTGCAAGTGATGCATCGGAGAGCCAATTAAGTCAATACTGGGATCAGGCTGCTGAAAGTGCCAAGAAATATGGTGCTACAGTTAGTGATGTAATTAGTAGTACTGCGGATTGGTCAAAATTAGGGTGGGGTTTAAACGATGCCAAGAAACTTTCTGATGTTACAACCTTGTATCAGAGAGTTGGAGATGATATGACGCAGGAATCAGCTTCAGAAAGTTTGGTTTCTACGTTACAAGGTTTTAATATGCAAGCTGATGAGGCTGAATCAATTGTGGATAAATTTAACGAGGTAGCAAATAATTACGCAATTGGATCAGACGGTATTGGTGAAGCGTTGCAACGTAGTGCAGCTTCATTTAATGCGAGTCATACAAGCCTCTCAAAATCAATTGCACTAATTACTGGAACCAACACAACCATACAAGATCCGGATAAAGTCGGTAATATGTGGAAAACTGTAAGCGCTAGACTTAGAGGTAAAATTTGTGCCTCCATACAAGGAAAGTTTGTATGCTATGCAGCGCTTTTAAAAATAGCATAGAGGATAACTATATATGTCAAATGGTGAGGGAACACCAGAGACGTAGGAAAGACTTATAATTTTATAGCAATTTATTAATACCTTTCTAATCATTAAGAGAATATAAAAATGAATTATCAAAAGAAAGGTAAACATTAAATGATTGATAAAAGATCACATAAAGATGAAAATATTATAGAACTTTTAAAACAATATGGATATACTTACATAAGTGGGAAATATAAAAATTCACATTCGAAATTTCGATGTTATGATAAAGAAGGGTATATTGTATACCCATGTTTTGATAAATTGGAACATACAACGAAGCAACCAATTAGATTCCATAAATCGAACCCTGATGTTATATACAACATTCAACATTATCTAGAATTACATAAAGAAAACTGTAAATGCACTTATGTTTCTGGAAAATATGAAAATTCAAAAAGTATTTTAACATTTAGATGTGAGTGTGGAAATTTATTTCAAACTTCTTTTAATTCTGTAAGACAAGGACATAAGATCAAGTGTGATATTTGTTCAGGATACACTAAGAACTTGACCTATGATGACATTAAAAATAATTTATCAATACATGGTTTTTATTTGCAAGTCAAAGAATCTGATTTTAAAGGAATAACATTATCTCCTTTAACATGCCTTGACAATAACGGGTATTTATATGATGTGATATATAACCAAATAATGAATAAAAGTTATCCATTTCCAATAGCAAAGTCAAATAAATATTCTATACAAAATATAAATACATTTCTCAATAAAAATACAAATGGAGAATATATTTGTTTATCGGAACATTTTAAAAATAGAGATGAGAGATTGTTAATTAAACATTTGAAATGCGGTCGTACCTTCTATAATAGTTGGAATAATATTAATAGAAAAAGATGTTTAAGTGAAGATAATTTATCTACTAATAAAACAGGTGCAAAATGTCCTCATTGTGAATGTAACCAATTAGAATCAACACATGCTTTAGTTTTAAAACAAGTTTGGTTACATGAATTTCCAGATACTGTTGTTGAAGATAAATCATGTGTTAATCCAGATACCAATCATCCACTGCCAACGGATATTGTTAATCATAATCAAAAGATCGCAATTGAAATACAGAGTTGGTTCCATGACTTTGAAGACCAAAAGCAAAAAGATAAAATCAAAGAAAAATATTGGAAATCTATTGGATATAATTTTTACGCAGTAGATCAGAGAGATTATACAGTTTTGGAAATGATTCAATTATTTTTCCATGACATCCAATCTGTGCCTTCATATATTGATCTCGATTATTCAAATAAAATAGATGAGCAAAAGGTTCAAATTTTATTAAATCAAGGATATTCTGTTTCTGATTGTGAAAACATGCTTGGTTATACAAAGCACCGTATATATGATGCAATTCATTATGGAAAAATAACATATCCTCAGAATTATAGAAGAAGAGATCATTCTCCAGTAATTCAATTTGATAAGAATGGTAATTTCATTGCAGAATACTCAACGATTAAGGAAGCAATTGATGCCACTGGTGTAAAACATATTTCGTCAGCACTTTGCTCTGGGAGACATTACTCTGGTGGTTATAATTGGTATTATAAGTACAAATAATATGTGAAATTATAAGTATCCCAAGAGACTGCAGGATTTATATGGTAACATATAAATTGAAGTTATCTCGCTCTCCTTATAAATAGGAAACGATAATATACAGTCCGATCAAATCTACAAGATTTCTTTTATAGTTAATATAACTGTAATCGTCACGCAATAATTCCCTTAAATATGAAACGTGAGAATACGCTAGAAATAACGTATCGCCATAATTATATTATGGTCAGTAATCTGTTTGTCAGATGAAAGTAACAGAATGGCAGACACCGAGCTTGAATCTATGGGTGAAGATACTGAAGGTTTAGTAACTTCTACTTCGAAACTACAAGCTAAAGTCAAAGCATTAACTGGTGGCTTTGACATCATGAAAGATAAAGATAATTTCAAGGATATTTATGACATTGTTGTAGGTATTGGTGAAAAATGGCAAGATATGACAGATATCAACCGTGCTTCACTTCTTGAAATATTAGCCGGCAAAAATCAGTCGAATAGTCTGGCTGCCGCTTTAAATAATGTGTCCGTTATTAAGGCAGCATATCAAACAGCGGAAAATTCCGAAGGCTCCGCCGAAAGGGAATTAACTAATTACCAAAAGGGTAAATTCGTATACCCGTATGTACAGAAATGTGCATAAAGAACACATTTAATTGCAGGTAACGCGTAAAGCCTTACACCACAATAATGGAGAAATCACATTATGATGGGACGAAAGTAGAAACAACGTAAGGATGATATATGGTCAAAAGCCTAAGTATCAAGTTTACTGATTTTATATAAATCAGGAATTGCTGTTCATGCAGGAAAGTTCCCTAACGTTATACATTGATCAAATGTTAGTTAAGTCGAGGGAAAATCTTCAACGACTAGAGCCATGTCGGGAATTAGAAAATATTCTTATTTATACAGAGAATATTAAAAATAAGAGTGGAAATCTCGAATATCTAATTCAATACTCGTAGGGCGTAATCGCTATAAACGTAGGTGAAAACCCTTCAAATCGAAAAGGTGTGACTGCTACTCTTCTATTTAGAGTGTGGTTAAGAAATAGTCTACTCTCATGCGAAAATATGAGTTTGTTGTATGTTATTTCTATATATAATATACAACAAAACAATAACTAGCGACTATTGTTAATATAACGATCGATTACAGTCTTGAAAGATTCAAGGCTACATTCCAAGAATTTTCAACTTCTGTTCTATCATCAGACACTTTCAAGGCTGTCATAGATAGTGGAACACAATTCTTAGAAATTCTTACTAAAATTACTGAAACACTTGGGCCACTTGGCACAGCTTTAACAGCATTTGGTGGTTTCAAATTTATATCAAGCATAGGTTAGCCAAAATCCTGGCTATAGTTTATCGTAAACTGGCTTATCAATGCGGAGAATATCATAGTAATGGAATGATATTTCAACGTAGGGAGATTAGTGCTTGTAAAAAATAAATAGAGGATCAATTCGTCGAATTCGCTATTCTGCAGTAATGCAGTGAAATGGATGAAAATTCCGCGAGAACGCACGAGCCAACCTAACTACGTATAGTAATATGTGAAACGTTAGCAGCAATTATGGAATTAAAGATAATATCATAATGACGAGCGAAGCATATGAAAGTTAGGAGGAGTAGAGAGAACACCCTTCCTCCAGCGTATATAATGCCATAGTTTATATGCGTTGAATGCATGTTCCACGGTACGCGAAAGTTGTGATGCTTTCTCATCACACGCCAGCTTCTATCCTATTTCTGGCGTTGTTGGAAAATAATAGGAAAATTATGTAAATTTTTAATGACAAAAGAGCGAAACATGAGTATAATAAATTATTGACAAAATATGTGTATCTTGAATATTCAGAGAGGAAACTGAATAAACAAATGAGAGAATTATCTGATCAGAAATTATTAAAAAAATGTAAAGCTCTTTATGCATCCATACTTGAACTAAAAAAATTATGTGTAGGTGATAATTATTGTGCAAATTTAATAGATTGGTTTATTGAAGTTGTCAATAAAAATATTGCTATCAATAAAAGTATAGCAAATGGTAGAAATCAAGAAAAATATAAAAAACAACGGCAACATGTTTATTGGATAAATTTCGGTCGAGGTATTGGCACAGAATTCCAAGATTATCATTATGCTTTAGTTATATACGAAGCAGAATATACTGCGTTAGTTGTTCCTTTAACATCGAAAAAGGAACATGATCCAAAATGGATTGAAAGTAATAAAAATGCCATTGTTGATCTTGGTATTGTTGATGGATATCCGGATAATAGCAAAGAATGTTATGCTTGTACATTTATGCTACAGTCTGTGAGCAAAAAACGTCTTGACAGATGTGGAAATAAGCAAGATGGATATTTTGATTTAAGAGTTTCAGATGAACAAATGGAACGTGTTTGCACAAAAATACAAGAAATTACATATAATAATGTAAAATATATTGACAAATGTTAAAAAGTATGGTAATTTAAAAATGTCAAATGACAGTGATTTGATACGATATATTCTTCATAAGCTTAGTATCGTATCCAAGGCGTATGCCAGTGATTTAAGAAAAAGAATTGATCTTTTATGAGCAGTCTTAGTGATTGCTCTTTTTTCATATTATAAATTATTATTGTATTTTGACTATTCCATGAAGAAATAATAAAAGAGGAAGCAAATTTACTTCCTCTCATGTTATTTTAAAAATCATATCCACAATTCTTACAGTGAAATTGTTTGCCGATTTTCTTTGATGCAATGCCAAACATATTTGTAGACAGCATACGTTTGAATATGCCGATTTTCTCGATATCGGTGCTACCACATGCAGGGCAATGTGGAATAGCAAGTTTGCTGTTTTTGTTTTTATTACTATAAAATTTTCTTTTATGTTTTCCGAGGTAACAAAAAATGAATAATAAACCATATGTGTCAAATATTGATCCAAATAAAAAAGAATCATGTGGCGATTATGATATTATTCTATGTGAAACAATTTATGATAAAAACGGCAAACCACTACCTCCACTTTTTGCTGGATCAGACAAAGTTAATATCGAATTAATATTCAAAATGTTTGAACAATTCCCAATGCATCAGGTCTAAGTGTTCCTTAGCTTTTTTCATACGTAGAATAATTTTACCACTTATAACCACAATTTTTACATTCAAACTGACTCTTAGCAGTTTTACTGAACAAGCCAAACAGCCCAGCACCTACAGCTTTCTTAGCTGCTGAGATTTTGATGATGTCGGTAGAACCGCAAGTCGGACAGTGAGGTTGATTAGTAGATGAAGGAGTAGATTGCTGCTGCGAAACTGGTTGGCTCGGTTTTTTACGCTCCTCTTCTGCCCATTCGTGTAATTTGCGGCGGAAATTTTGATGAGCTTCTTCACTATATTCATCTGTTTTACCGCAACGTTCTAGAAGAGAATAAATATAAGCATCTTTTTCTTCATTTGATTTCATATTTAACGTTGCTTTTAGAGTTACATCGCCATCTTCATCTGTTTGAAACATAGGAAGATGGCAGTATTCACACATAATTTCGCCAGCAATGCTATTCATGGCGCTCCAATAACCGCATTTAGGGCATACAAATGTTTTTGAAAAGTCTGTAAGATTGGCGTCTTTTACGTATTTGGCTATTGGGAAACTACAATCAGGACAAGTTTCTGCATATTGACTTAAAATTTTTCCACATTCAGGGCAAAAAACTTTACTCATATAGATATTACCTCCGTAAATATTTCCTAGTTGAGTTGAAGTCTATACGACATCACTTTAGCTTTTTGCAAATGGTATATAGAAAATTAACAATTTCGCCCATACCTGTAATCAGCAAACCACCGATAACAGATACAAAAAGATAAAAGAAAAAGCTAGAATAAGAAAGATAACCATAATCATCTTTTCCTATTAAGAAAGATCCAATAAAACCACCTACTAGAACAATTATTCCCACAATCTTCAATGATTGTCCAACAAGCGTTGTATAAATTTCTTCCGATGTATTGGATGTTGCCGGAGTTTCAATCTTTTTCCCGCAAGATGAACAAGTTCCTTGGCTCTGCTCTTCTGCTGTTAATTCCTTGCCACATTCTGTACATTTCATAACGTTAAATCTCCTTATCATTCATTTGTTGAAAAACTTATCATCATCGTTTTAATACAGGGACGATAAAACAATTCAATTTTCATATTGGATAGTTCATCCCAATCATATACTTTTAAATCATTTTCAATATCGTAATGATAAGTGTTTTTACCATATAATTTATCCATTTTTTCAATTATATGATCTAATTGAGTATTATCTAATTCAACATTTTCCGCACTCCATATTAAAAGTCCTAGTTCATCATCATCTTGGTCGTTAGCTACCAATAATAACTTTCCATCTATATTCCATATTTTAACAGAATTGTTTACCAACATTCCTTTATGGTCAGATGTTGAACTTATTATGTATTTTTTAGATTTATTAACAGTCGAAATATCCTTTCCAAAGTTCGAATAATATTTTTTAAAAGGATCAGCGTCATGAGTAGTGAACGATTCTTTCTTAAGGAAAAGGACTGCAAAGACTAATATTACTATACCTATACCTAATACAATTCTTTTATTTTCATTGTCTTTTTCATGCGACTTGTCATAGTATTCCTTAATATTGTATCCGCATGACGGACACCTTTCAGCAGAATTAGAAACATTTTCACGACCACATTTTGGACATTTGATTAATGCCATGTAGTTTTCCCTCCCCACATTATACTAAATATTGTGAACCAATTTATTTTTCAGAAATGTTTAATGTACAATCATATTGTGGTTTATAATTATTATCCAAACCAAATTCGACTTCTACGGGACTTTTATCATCTGGTAAAACCCAAACCAACTGTGTTTTTAATGTTCCACCATTTTTTACACCAGTAAACGCATTAGAATAATCGAATATTCCTTGTTCCGATGTATTTCCAGGACTATCTAATTCAACACCATTTTGATAAATCTTTACAAGGCATGGTGTGTTATTGATAAAATTTCTAGCTTTATCCAGATTATTTGTGTATTCAAAATCCATTACTAATACGATTCCATATGACGGGGATTTCAAAACAGATGTATTTTTTAATATTGCATACGAATTATCATTTCCAATTTTTTCTGGTACATTGTCATTCAGCCACGATATATTATAATCGGATTCTTTTGTTTCTTGCGATTCATCTTGTTTATCTTCAATGTCTTTGCCGCCAGTTAAAGTTAATGTCTTTGAATATGCAGGATTGTAATTTGAATCTATTCCAAAATCAATTTCAACTGGGTTCATCGTATCTTTAAGAACCCATACAAGTTGCGTATTTATTATTCCTCCATCTTTTACATTTGTAAATGCATCACTATAATCATAAACACCCGCTTCGGATGTTGTCCCTGGTCTATCTAATTCTATACCATTTTGATATGGTTTTACATCACAATTGCTATCATTAATAAAATCTGATGCTTGCGCAGTATTGTTGGTATATGTAAAATCCATAATCAGTAATGTGCCATATGAAGAATTAACAATTCTTGTATCTTTAATTAGTGCTTTTGAATTATCATTTCCAACTTCTATTGGTACTTCACTATCTTCCCATGAGCATGTTACATTTGACACTTTATCTGTTGTTAAATTGCTTGATTGATCTGAAACGTCTATAGCTGTGTCAGTCGTTTCATTATCTTCTGAAATAATCTGTTTGATGCTATCAGTATTAACTGCCTCTTTGATTACACTAGAAGCTGATGTTGCAGATGATTGTCCACAACTTGTAATAAAAAAAGAAAAGCATAAAAGACCTGTTATCCGTATTGTGTGTTTTCTTTTCATGTATTTTCCCATCCGCTTATTTATATATTTGATAATTTTAAATTATACCACAATTGTTATATAAATCCAACATTTCTAGAGGTGAATATAAAATGTACGATAGTATTTTAATTGATTATGGGCTTGAAAAATTCCACAAATATGTTATGGCAAATTCAATCATAGATTATCCATTTCCGCAGACTGATTATCCTTCCATATATACTGATCCATCTACTCTTACTGAAGAGCAGCGTATATTGCAGGAGAAAATGAAATGTCTTGTGGAACAATTGAAGATAGACAAGGAGTAATCCTAAAAATTATTCCCACAATTTTTACAATGCCACTGCTTCCCTACCTTATCAGATGCAATTCCAAACATGCTGGTAGAAAGCATACGCTTAAACATGCCAATCTTCTCGATATTTGTGGATTGGCATACTGGACAGTGAGGTTGATTAGTGGATGGTGGATTTTGATAGTTGTTCTTTTCTCTATATTGTTTTAACCGCTCTTCTTCTTCATGACGTCTTTTGTTATATGCATTCTCATTAAATTGATCTTCCACATTAAGATCTTTTAGGTCATTAAGAATGCTTTCTTTGTCACACCCGTGATGATTTAACAAATTTACCATTTCATATTTAGTTTGTATAAATGGAACGCGACAATATTTACAGTTCACTCTTCTACAATGACCAGCATAATTAATTTCATGAACCCCACATCTCGGACAGATAAAACCTCTAGTAAAATCATTAATATTATTTTCTTCTAGATATTTTTTGATTGGTCGTCCACAATGAGGACAAGTTTCAGCATAGATACTAACTTCTCTATCACAATCTGGGCAATATATCAAATTTTGAAATCCCATATTACATCCTCCAATACACATTAAATTGATTACATTATATCATAATTATTATATAAATCCAACATTATACAATAATTTTATTTGCAGTTAAAAAATTTAGGTGATTTATTTGGTAGTTTTGGAGAATTAAACTTACTGAGAAATAAATATGGAAAAAACTCAACATTTGACACATTAAGCAGTACACTACAACAGTCTTTTAATGAGTCTTTTAAAGTTGGGACAAATGGAATTAGTGAATTTTCCACAGAGCAAATTAAAACTAAAGCATCTGTCATGGGCTTAAACGATGCGTTGACAAAACAAGCATTATCTCTTGCGAATGACGCTGGTTTATATCAAAAAGCTGCGGCAGGCAATCTTACATTTAGTAAGGCTATAGAATTAAATATAAATAATGCAAGCGATTTAGTTGACGCCTTGATGAGTAGTAATTCTGAAGTCTTAAAAAAATATAAAGATAACGATATTGCTGATATGATAGCTAATTCAGGTGAAAAAGGCAGCGCGGCATATAATGAGTTTGTTAAAGATCTCATTGATAATAATCAAGATTTAGGTGACTCAATTGTTGAATTAGCACCCAAAGTAGAAACCACAAAATCCGCATTTTCTGGTTTATCAAACTATTTTAAAGGTCTTCTTGCTACATTTACAAATCCGATTTTCCTTTTAACCACAGCAGTTACCGTAGGCGTTGCAGCATGGCAAGGCTACAATCAATCTGTCCAGGAATCCATCCAGCACACGAAAGACTCCATAGCAGAGATAGAGGAACGTAATAAGTCTATTGATGACAATATTAGTAAAGCACAGGAACTAAGGGATTCTCTTGATTCTGGTACTCTTACGGAGCAAGAAGCATACAACACGAAGAGTCAATTGCTAGATATCCAAAGTCAATTATCAGATTCTTATGGAGAACAGGCAGATGGAATTGATCTGGTTAATGGTAAGCTGGATGAGCAGATCGAGAAGATGCAGCAGCTCAAAGTTGAAAATGCTAAAAGCTGGTTGAATGATTCAGACAATGAAAAGAATTACGAAAAAGCTAAAAAGAAAATGACCAAAGATGATTATGAGTCATTCTTTGGTAATACACCTACTTTATCTATGCTCGGATCGGAACCACAGAAATCTGAATATACAAATTCTGATACTTATAAAGAGATGCTCAAACGTTACCGGAACAGTAAGTCTCAGATCGAAGAAATCCAGAAAGCGGCAGAGCAAGCAGGACTCAAACAATATAATGGTGTGGCTACAGGTCAATTCCAGCTCGGTTTTGAAAATGAAACAGTAACAGGAGCAGATGAAAAGCTGAACAATTTCCTTGCCACTGTCAAAGAGCTGAAGCGTCAATTTGAGGACGAGGGCAAAAATACTGATTACTTTGACAACATTATCAGTTCCGCGGAAGATGCAGAATCTTCCTATAAAGATATTCTGGATAAGCATCAAGAAATATATCAAGAGTATCTGAAAAATTCCATGCTTGCAGAAGGTTACGGTAACAATAAACCAGCAACTGTATATCAGCAATATGCGGATGCAGTGGACAAATATAACGAAGCTTTGCAAAGTGGAGATACTTCTAAAGTTAAAGAAGCAAAGACTGCATTAGATGGCGTAAAAGATTCCGTAGATAATATTGTCAGTACGGATTCCGGTAAGAAATACAAGGAGTTGTTCGATGAAATTGCAGATGGTATTGATACAGCATCCGAAAAAACTTATGAGTTCAAGGAACGGCTGTCCGGTAGAGGTGCAGATAAATTAAACAATACTGTACTTTCTAAACTCAAAGAGCTGAAGAACTACACTGATATTGACCTCAAGAGTATCAATCTTGATACAAGTGATGTTGTTGCTGGTAAAGATGCTCTACGCATGGCAGTAAACGAAGCAATGGATCTCGGAATTGTTTCCGATGATTCTGCTGAAAGTGTGGCAAAAGTTGTTGATCTCTTAACGGATATGGGAATGACCGCGACCGTATCCATGGATCAAGTGGATGATTCCTTCTCAGAAGTCAATACTACAATTCAGCAAGCGCAAGCAAATTTGGAAACACTCAAGACGATTATGTCCGAATCTGTTTCGGGAGCAGGAATTTCTGCGGATAACGTGAAAGCATTTAGAGAGATGTTCGGAGATGATGCAGAGCGGGCGCTGGAGAAAACGGCAGACGGATATCATATCAACCGTGAAGAACTTGCAAAATTACAGGCACAACAATCACAGATGAACCGAGCTGATTATCTTTCCGGTTTGGCAGATCAGCAGGAAGCTCTGAGACAAATCGAGGAGCAGATCGCCGATGCAATGGTAAAAGGTCAAGATGTCAGCGGCTTACAGGCACAGCGCGAAGGTATTTTGGATAATATTTCCTCTCTGGAGGATTTAGCATATCAGTATCAAACTGCTACTTCTGCTTATCAACAATGGCAGGATGCTATGTCCGGTGGTGAAGAAGGTAATATGTATGATTCCATCCAGGGTAACATGGAATCCATTAAAGATCTCTACGACAAAGGACTTGTAGGAGAAAACAAATTCCGAGAGTTTGTTGATCTTATGTCCAATAAGGATCTGACCAATGCCAGTGTAGATGAAATCGTTGCAGCTTACGAAGAATCCTATCCAAAGATGGAGCGTTACTTTACAGAAGGCCAGGAAGGATGTCAAGCATTCTTACAAGATATCTCTAACCTTAATTCTGAATGGGCGCACATGAATGAAGATGGTTCCTGGGATATTAATTTTGGTGTTGGCAACGATCAAGAAATTGCGGATGCACTGGGAATTGATGTGGAAGCTGTGCAATCAGTACTAAGAAAACTGCATGATTTTGGCTTTGACATCGACCTCGATCAGCCGGTTAAATCTCTGGAACAACTAAAAACTGAAGCTCAGTCTGCAAAAGAAGCTCTTGATGGAATGGGTGAAACTTCTCTTGATAGCATCAATTTGGACACAGATTCATTCAGTGAAATCACAGATGATATTGACAAGGTTAAGGAATATATTCAGCAGATCAATGATGCTGATTTGGAGCCAGAAGTTCGGACAGAGAGACTGGAGCAAGCCAATAATATTCTTGACTATCTGGTACAGAAACAGCAAGAAGCTGGACAAAATAACATTGTAATTGATGCGGATGCAAGTTCTGTCGATCAAAAGATTTCTGATCTGAAGAGCCAATTGGAGCAGTTTAGAAACGAAGACGGTACGATTCCTGTTAATGCCGATACACAAGATGCTGTCAACAGTTTACAATCCCTGTACGCTACGAAACAGAATCTTGAAAATACTCCTGCCATTCTACAGGTTGATACTTCACAGGTTGACGGAGAACTGGGCAATGCGATCGGAAAATTACAGGAATATCAGAATGCTGTAGAGATTCTGAACGCACAGAACACGATGAAAACACAGGGCATCGACATTGATACCACAGATGCACAGCAGAAAGTACAACAGTTGGCAGGACAGCTACAGAATCTTGATGCTGATACGACAGCAAAGTTAGGTCTTGACGATACTGATTTTCAGTCGAAACTTTCTAATATTGCTACTCATCCGATTGATGTAGGAATAGGGGTAAATCTTGATCCGAATGCTCTTTCTTATGTGTCTGCAAAGATTTCTGGAATCACACCAGAATTGCTTGTAAAAGCTGGTGTAAACGAAGAAGCAATTGTAAATTATACGCCGAAAGATAAGGACGCTACGGTCAAATACAAAGTTAACCATAGTGCGATTGACAGTTATGATCCGGAAGACAAAAATGCTACAGTTACTTACAGTGTGGTTGTTTCCGGACTTGAAAATCTACCAGGCAATAAAACAAGAAGTCTGACTTACAATATTAAGACTAATGGTACGGCTCCAAGAGTAAATGGTACGGCACACGCTATAGGAACTGCTCATGCGGCAGGTACTGCAAGCCGTAATTGGGGGCTTGCTCACAATGAACCACATGCGCTTGTAAATGAATTGAAACCAGAAGCAATCGTTCGGGATGGCAAGGCGTTTATCTTGAATGGCGGCGATCCTACTTTTGCAAATCTGAAGAAAGATGATGTTGTATTTAACGGTGATCAGACGGAGCAGTTGCTTGAACATGGTTATGTTACCGGCTCTCATGCACAACTTGCAGGTGGTGGTTATTCTTTAGGTAGTGCGTTCTCTGGCGGATCGGGAAGATTTAATGTTGTAAGTTCTGGAACAAAAGCAGATTCTTCCACATGGGAAGACAAAAAGAAACAGAATAATACCAGCCATAACTCATCTTCTGGTGGCAGTAGTCGTAGAAACAGTGGATCATCTTCCGGTGGTTCTTCCGGCGGCTCTTCGTCCTCTTCTGATGCAAAGTCAACAACAGAAGAAGTAGTTGATTTTATCAAAATTATGCTCTCCCGTCTGTCCCGTATGACAGAGCTTGCAACTAATGCAATCGAACGTGCAGTAGGTCTTGCAAATAAACAAGCAGCCGCGGCAGATGCAATCGGTAAGGCAACGAATGAAATGGTTCATAACAAACGTGCAGCAGATGCTTATCTGGCAAAAGCTAATAGCATTAGTTTGTCCGATGCTTATAAGAACCAGATCATGAACGGTAGTATTAATATAGATACCATCACAGATGAAGATCTAAAAAAGAAAATTAGTGACTTCCAAAGCTATTATGAATCTTACTTATCTGCAAGAGACAATGCGTTAAAACTCGAAGACAAGATTACCGAACTCGCCGAGAAACGTCTGGAAATCATTGAAAAAGAATATGATGCGATCGTAGACATCAACGATAAAATCAAAGACGTAGCAAATTCCAAAATATCCTTGAATGATGCACTTGGCGTGGCAATCGACAATCCAGACAATTATGCTAATCTGAATAATTCAATCAAGGCACAGGAAGATACTTACAATCAGCTTACCAAAAAGCTTTCCGATTATCAGAAAGAAGTAGATTCACAGCTTTCCAGTGGTTATCTTAAGAAAGGTTCCGAAGCTTATCAATCTGCTATGAAAAATATTCAAGATTTCACAGCTAAGATTTATGATGCTTCTACCAGCCTTCTTGAACTACGGGATAAATTGGATCAGATTAAAATTGATACTATCCAGAATGTAATTGACGGAATCAAACGTAATTCGGATATTACGGAGAAATATATTTCTTACCTGCAATCCCAGAATCGTGATGTGCCAGAGAATTTATACACTGACCGTATAGATAATAATAACGCTCAGGTACAGCAGAATCTAAAGCAGATGGAAATATACCGGCAGAAACAGGCAGTTCTTGATGTCAATTCTAAATCGTATCAAGATTATGCAGAAAAGATTCAAACGCTAAAAGAAAATACTCTGGAACTGATTACGGACAATGAATCTCTTCAAGATAGTATCTATGAGCTACGTTTTAAGCCACTTGACGATGCTATCCAGAAGTACAGTGACCTTGAAGATGAGCTGAAAAGTTTCCGCGACCTTCTGAACGATGATGCATTCCTTGATAAGCAAGGACGTATCACGGAAGAGGGATTGGCACAAGTTGCTCTCTTACAGCAGAGTATAGGTACGGCAAAACAAAAGATTGCAGATTATACCACGGGTCTGCAAAAACTAAAAGAGTCTTATGACAATGGGGTTATTTCCTTAACGGAATATAATGACAAGTCAAAAGATTACCGTGAAGGTATTCAAGGTTCGATTGCAGATGTGAAATCATATCAGGACAGTCTGGTTGATCTGTATAAGAATGCTATGAGTACAGAGGTTGATTATCTGGATAAAATAATCTCAAAGCAGAAAAATCTGTTAGACCAACGTAAGAGCGCCTATGAATATGAAAAGAAGGTCGCTTCGCAGAGCAATGATATTAATAAGCTGAAAGCAGAAATTATTGCCCTTCAAGGTAGTAATAATCTCAGCGATCAGAGCCGACTGCGAAAATTACAAGCTGACCTAAAATCAGCAGAAAGTGATTTGCAAGATACGAAGCGTGACCATGCTTATGATATGCAGTCTCAAGGTTTCGATAAACTTTCTTCGGATTTACAAGAGACGTTGGACAACACCGAGTATGAAATCAGTCATAATGCCGACAAACAACTTGAGATCATCAATTCTATGCTCGACAAAGCCGTGTCCTCTTACCAAGAAGCATACGGTAAAATCAATTCTATCATCAAAAATACTGGCTGGGTAGGTAGTACGGATTTTAACAATACCCAGTCTGATCTAAGCACAGAGACAGGTGTTAAGAATCAAAATTCCAACGCATCACAGTCTCAGTCCAGTGCAAATAAAAATCCATCCAGTACCGCATCTGGTACAAAAACTGATCCAATAAACAGCAATTCAAAAGCAAACAGTGATCTTGCGGATCAATTAGTCAAGCCGGAAGATACAACGAATCGTAAGGTTGCGGAACTAAAGGTGTCTCCTACTTCTACTACACTGGAAGAGGGTAAATACACAAGTATTACTGCTACAATCAGACCGAACGATGCAGCTAATAAGACTCTTGCTTGGAAATCAAGTAATGAATCAATTGCTACTGTATCCAATGGTACGGTAAAAGCAAAGAAACCTGGCTCTTGTACGATTACAGCTACTACTACCGATGGAAGTGGACTGTCTGCAAAGGTATCAATTAAGGTTAATGCAAAACCAAAACCACCAAAGCCACAGCCAAAACCACAACCTGCTAAAACGGGCGGCGATGGAATTCCTCGTGTTGGCGATGTCGTAACATTCACAGGATCTTACTACAATGACTCTTGGGGCATGTCTCCAAGAGGTAGCAGATTTTCCGGTCAGCCTGGTGCCGTTGTCATTGATTCTTATACAGCTAGGGAATATGGCGGAAATGGACGTACTACTGGTGATTTTAAAATCCATATCAAGAGTGCGCATGATCCTAATTATAGTGATCTTGGATGGGTGCGTCTCAGTCAGATTAGTGGTTATGAAAAGGGTACGGATCGTATTCATGGCGATCAGCTTGTATGGACAAACGAAAATAAAGACACCAAACATCATGGCGTTTCAGAAGTAATCTATCGCAAGAAAGATGGTGCTGTCCTTACACCTGTTCAAGATGGAGATTCTATTCTACCAGCAGATTTCGTAAGTAATTTAGCTGCATTAAGTGCAATTGATCCTAAAGAATTCGGTATGAATGTAAGTACTACGCCGAATCTGGTACAGACGAACATTCCTCAGAACATCAGCAATGTCGGAAATGTAACGGTAACAAATCATTATGATTCATTACTCACAGTTGAAGGTAATGTTGACAGGGATGCTCTGCCTGGATTGCAGGATATTCTTGAAAAGTCTTATAAGTATACGACAAATCAGATGCAAAAAGATGCTCGAAAACTCGGATGGAAAGCATCAAGATAATAAACTTTTATGGGAGGGTACTGTCAAAGGCACTCTCCTATTTCTATAACAACAATTATAACTATAACAAAATTTTGGAGGTGAGGACAAATGGCAAAAGAATTTAAAGATTTTACGTTTATGGGAAGGAAACTAAGTGATTTAAGTGTGAAATACGTATCTGTGGATTTTGATGGTGATGCAGATGTGAATATGGCGATGGAGAGGGATATGGAGGCTGGAGATGCAAATCGTTATAAAGTGGAGCCAAATTACTTTTACGATAAGTGGAACGATACATTAGAATTCGAGCTTGATATTATTAAAGACCCATGCACATATTTAAATCAAAGGAATTCTATTATCACAAAGTCTGAGCGTCGAGAAATTACTAAATGGCTCACTTCTTCTCATTTTCCAGAATGGCTTACTTTTTCAGGAACCGGCGATTCAGCAGATGATACAATTCGTTATTTTGGTTGGTTTAATAATATCGAATCTTACTCCGTTAATGCCCAAACATTTGGATTAAAATTATATTTTAAATGTACAACACCCTTTGGTTATACTGATAACCTCGTAACAAGTGTATCATGTACCACATATAAAAATATTTTAATCGCAAACAATAGCGACGAACTGAATAGTTATGTGTATCCTTCAATTGACATTATTCCAAAGGCAAATGGAGAAATATATATTTGTAATATGTCTGATGCGACAATTAATCAAACAGGTACACTCTCATCTTCTAATACAAATTATCAAAGCCAATTAGTATCATTGGTAAATACATATGCAAGATCAAATGCATGTACTGTAGAATTTACGATTTCAGATTCAACAAAAGATATTGATTGGCGTTGCAATAATACTCTTGCTAACTTTAAATTAGTTGATACTTATGGGAACGAAACTTATCACACAGTATTTTATAGGACGGACTCAAAAGTATATTACATTATTGAAAATGGATTAATGCGGATATCTGTATCTAAAGATTTGAAAGTATATCTTGACTGTCAGAAACTTACTATTAACGATGAATTAGGAAGAATGATAACTTACGATAAATTGGGTATTACTGATGTGGCTTATATGTATTGGCTGCAGCTCTTGAACGGGAACAATTCTCTTCTATTTTATGGTAATTGTGATTTTAAAGTTAAACATATTGAGTCTCGAAAGGTTGGTGAATAAACGTGAATATAGTTTTTAATCGTTATAATGAGCCGATCCAGGGGCATGTATATTTAGGAACACCAAATGGTAAAATTCTATGTGCTATTAATGGAATCGAAGAAAGTACGTTTCAGCTCACGCAAAAATTTAATAATACATTTGAATTGACGTTTGACTTGAATGAAAATATTCTTATTCAAGATGGAAAAGGTCTTTCTAAATTAGTTCATTCCAATGTATATGATCTTGTTGGATGGCTTATGCGTGTTTATGTGGAAAATGTTGGTTGGTTCATTATGGAACATCCGAAAATTACTGACGATGGCATGAAGCAAACCAAAACAATCACATGTCAATCCGCAGAAATCGAGATGCAACAACACGATCTCAAGAATTTTAAAATCAACCAAGGAACAACAGATTCCTATGAGATGTTAGCAGATAATAATGTGGAGAAAATAGATGATGTAGAATTTGCTAAAGAACAAATTAAATTTCACAATCCTAAAAATTCGCAACTTAGTTTGATTGATTTAGCCCTAAAAGCCGCTGGCATGAAAGGCTGGTCTGTTGGGGAAATTGATTCAACCCCAAAAACATATCGGACATATAAAGATGGAAAATATGTCGAAACTACTACTCTTCTATCTAACGAAATTGGTGCGTTTGATGTTGAGAGTCAGGACTTGTATTCTTTCTTTACTCAGGACATGTCAAAATATTTTCAATGTGTTTTTATTTTTGATTTTCTTCATATGAAGATCAGCGCTTACCACCCAGAGAATTATGGCAAGAGTACAAACGTAAACATTAATTTTCGAAATCTGCAACAATCTCAAGAAATTTCTGTAGATGATAGTAATATGTATACTAGATATTATGTTCAAGGTGCAGATGATCTTGGCATTGCTTATGTCAATTTTGGTTCAAATTATATTGAAAATATTGATTATTACTTAAACGAAAAATACTTCTCTCCTCTTTTAATTATTAAATATAAACTATGGAAAGAAGACTATGAAGAAGCTCGTATATTATATATAGAAGCAACTCGTCAATATAATGAACAAATGAAAGTCGTAACAGAGCTATATGATCGTGTTCCACTAGATGATTGTTCGACTGATTGGAGTACATTTACGGACGACGAACTGAAAGAAGCTCAAGCAAATTATCAGGCACAACTAAAAGGTTACGAACAGTTCTATGTGGATGACGATGGAAATTTCGATGAAACAGCTTTGAAAAATTCTTCTGATGCAAATGATTATTATCAGATTAAAGATGTTATTCTCCCATCGATTCAGATTGAAATGGATAATCGTCAGTTACCAACAGATGACGATAATGCCGATTATGTGGATTCTTACAAAACAAATTGGAAATTATATGGTTTGGATGAATTAAAAGTCAAATTACAAGAATATAAAAATACTATCGAAACTTGTAAAAAAGGCGGATATGATCAACCATATACAGAAGATTCATCTCATACTAAAGATGTTCACGACACAATGTACGCAAAATATCTTGATGCTCAAAACCAATTAGATTCAAATTATGTTGGAGGATGTCAAGAGGCATATGATCAGCGACAATCTGAAATTGATGCAGCAAACGAGATATTAAATAGTTATAACAAAACTCGTACAGATCTAGTAAAACAGATTTCAAAGGAAACCTGGAGTGGTGTTGTTGCTGCTGATAATTCGGGATATATTCTCGATGAGGCTGGTAATTATATAACGGATGAAGCCGGTAGAAGAATATATTGCGACACACAAAAATTACAATTTACAGAGCGTGATCTTACCGAGTTGTCAAAAGTGTATTATGACGGAGATTACTCAAATGAGAATATGTTTTTAACAGATTCGGACGATCAAGTATCTGCTATCGACGAACAACTTAAGCTTCTAGATGCTGCTATTGACGATTTGTACATAGCATCTCATCCCCAATATCAGTTTACCACATCTCTTGATAATTTCTTAGCCTTAGTTGATTACAAAGACTATATCAAAAACATAAATCAAGGTGACTATCTATGGTTGACCGTAGATAATAAAGTAGTAAAACTTCGCGTAGTTGAAATACAATATAATCCGCTTATAGCAGATAATAGCATTCAAATAACATTTTCTAATACTATACAAACGCGGAGTGGATATTCTGACACAAACTATCTTTTAGATCTAAATTCTGGTGGAAGTAAATCTTCCGCATCTGGTTCATCTAATAACTTTCTAAATAATGAAGGAATTACTCTCACAGCAGGCCTCATACAAAAACTCATTTCCAATGGCGCATTCAAGAATGGTGTTTCTCAAATAATCAATAATGAATTTGCTGGTATGCTGGCTGGCGGTTCTATTTCGCTAGAAGAACTCAATGCAAAAATCATTAAAGTAACAGACCTATACGGTAAAAATGGATATTTCGAATATCTACAAGCCAAACTTATTACAGCAGGAAGAATTGTGGCCGATAGTGCTGATTTTAAAGAGCTTTCTGCTCTCGCTGCTACTATTAAATCTGCTATCATTGGTGCTTCATCCACGGAGACAGGTATCGTAATTAATCTTACAACTGAAAATGCCACGATGAGCGAAGCGATGATCAAGGATCTTATTGCCAAATATATCACCGTTAATGAACTTAAAGCTGGCGACATCTATACCAATAAAATCAAGATTTTATCTGAAAATGGTACGCTCAGAATTCAAGATAATACGTTCTCAATCTATGATGAAGATGGTAATGTGGTAGTTCAGCTTGGAGAAGATAAAAACGGAAATTACGGATTAATCATATCAGATTCCAAAGGATCTGTACTCTTAGATTCACAAGGGCTGCATGAAGGTATTGTACCAGATGATTTTATTAAAACAGACATGATTGCCGACGGTCAAATTACAGAATCTAAGATAGACAAGACAACTATGCGTGACTGGACTATGCCTGACGGATCTAAAGTGTTTGATGTATCACATCTTTGGGATGGCGATGATAGTTTCGGAAAATCTTATAACACGATCAAATCAACCGTATCTGCGACATCTAAAGAACTTGGAGATTTATCGGACAAAGTAGATCAATTAGGAAATGGTTATACTGTTGTTTTATCTAACGAAACCCAAAATATTCCATGTACATCTGACGGAATAACTGCGGCTAGTTTTCTTATCGAAATTCCATTCTATGGTTATGAGGGAATTAAACAGGCAGTATGTACCGTGACTGTTGGTGAATTACCAGATGGAATTACGTTAGCAGAAAATGTTGACTCTACTTCTACTGCACCAGGTAAAATCACCTTGAATGTAGCAAAAGGTAAAACACTTGGTAACAAATCTCTTCTAACAGGAACGATTGTTTTTACATGTACCGTTGCAGGAAAGAAAATTTCAAAAAAGTTCACATGGATTAAATCTCTTGCTGGCAAGGACGGATCTCAAGGTATTCCAGCGCCTACATATTATACGTGGATTCGTTATGCAGATACTCCGACCAGTGGAATGTCAGATGATCCAACCAATAAAACATATATTGGTATTGCGTATAACCAGACTTCCCAAACACCTAGTTCAAACTATTCTGATTATCAATGGTCAAAATTTCGCGGAGATGACGGTGCGAGTATAAAAGGTGATGACGGAAAAACGCTATATGTATGGATTAAATATGCAGATGACGCAAAAGGTACAAATATGTCAGATGCTCCCGAAGGTAAAACTTATATGGGTATGGCATGGAATAAACCAACATCAAAAGAGAGTACTAATGCTGCGGATTATTCCTGGTCACTAATTAAAGGCGCAGACGGCAAAACTCCAGTTAAAGGAGTAGATTACTTTGACGGAGTTTCATGTTATATCTGGATTAGATATGCTACTGATTCAAAGGGTAGTGGAATGACTGCTGTTCCATCAACTTCAACGACATATATCGGAACTGCAACAACTCAAACGTCAAAAGCCCCAACTTCCGCAAGCGCATACACCTGGGCTAAATACGTTGGAGAAGACGGTGTTCCAGGAAATAATGGTTATATTCACATTGCTTATGCTGATTCTGCAGATGGTAAAACTGGATTTAACACTGCAGTAGGAACCAACAAAAAATACATGGGACAATATACTGACCATACAAAAACCGATAGTACAGATCCGACAAAATATAAATGGACTTTGATTAAAGGTGCAGATGGAAAAGATGGAAAAACCCCAGTAAAAGGCGTTGACTATTTCGATGGCGTATCTTCCTATGTATGGATTAGATATGCAACGGACGCTAAAGGAACTGGGATGACAGCTATCCCATCCACAACAACAGGCTATATCGGAACAGCTATTACCACAACTGCCACAGCTCCAACAAATGCTAGTGCGTATGTGTGGGCAAAATATGTTGGAGAAAAAGGCGCTAAAGGTGATGGTGGTTATATTCATATTGCTTATGCTAACTCTGCTGATGGAAAGACAGGATTCGATACGACAATCGGTACTGGAAAATCTTATATTGGACAGTATACTGATAACATCGAAGATGATAGCACGAATCCAAGTAAATATACATGGAGTTTGATTAAAGGAGCAGACGGAAAAACATTATATACATGGCTAAAATACGCTGACTCTCCTACTTCTGGTATGTCAGACAGTCCAGCTGGAAAGACGTACATGGGTATTGCTGTTAATAAAACATCTATAACTGAAAGCAGTAACTATTCTGATTATACTTGGTCGCTGATCAAAGGTACAGATGGAATTAGTGTTAAGGGCGATAAAGGTGATACGGTATATATCTGGGTTAAATATGCCGATGATGCCAAAGGTAATGGCATGTCTGAATATCCAGATGGCAAAAAATATATTGGTCTTGCCTATAACAAAACTACCGCAACAGAAAGTAATAATGCTTCTGATTACATCTGGTCGTTGATTCAGGGTGAAGATGCAGTTCTTTATGAAATCGAACCATCTGTTGCAGTAATCAAAAAATGCACTCTTGATGTATGTTCTATCACTGACGAATCTGGAAATCGAATTGTTGATGAACAAGGAAGATTTCTCTCTGGTTATTTCTTGACTGATTCTCTTTCACCGAACAAAATCACATTTACAGCCTATAAACAAGTCGGAAGTAAAACTCGTGCCACATATGCATGTAGGTTTATTATCCAAGAGTCTTTAAATGGATTATCTTGGTCAACAAAATACACGTCTTCCAAAGACGAAACGAGTGTGTCATACACTCCAAGTACCCTTAAATTACAGCAAATTAAGTGTGTAATGTATCGTGCTGGCGGCATAACTGAACAATTAGATTCTCAGACTGTACCTGTTATTCAGGATGCAGAAGGTTATGATTCTGTTATTCAAACATTCACAGATACGTTTGCATCTGTAGAGTTAAAAGTTGACAACAATGCAAAAGCTATTACATTAAAAGCAGAGCAAAAAGATATAACTAATGCTATTAATAATTATGATAACACAACAGTTAAGGACATTCGCAATCGCCAAGCAGAACAAAAAGTCAATATCGACGGTATTTCGACAAAAGTATCTGATATTGAAACTACGATCAATGGATCTGCAGACGGCACAAAAACAGGTCTTATAGAAAAGGTTACGCAAGTAACAACCAAGGCCGGAACAATTGAAGCTAATCTTAAAAATAATTATACCACAACTGCAGGTATGAATACACAGATCAGCAACTCAATTGCTGCTAGTGCAGATAAGATTAAGGTCACTCTTGCTGATGGAAAGACGGAATCTACTCTCAAAGCCGCTTTAGGAGAAATTCAGAAGAGTGTAAAAGATAATGCAGGAAATATTTCAACAGTCACTCAAAAGGCTAATAGCCTTGAAACTAAGGTTACAAACCAAGGAAATGACATTGCTAATCTTAAAGTTGATGCAAAAGCCGTCGAGACGTTGGTTGGAAGTTCTGCTGGTACAACTGATGTTGTTCAAAAAGCAACAGATTTTCGAAAGACGATTACTGATGCTGCGGGCAATGCAAATCTTGCTCTTAGTACCGCGAATTCAAATAAAAACATTATTTCAAACATGAAGGTTGGAGCAGCGAATACAATTCGAAACTCCAATGATCTTATTTATGATCTATATTTTATGGTTGCCAGCCTACTAGATGAAAGTGGTAATCACATAGTGGCAGAAACAGGCGACCGTTTAGTTGCATATTATTGATTTTATTACTCCTCATTGATTTGAGGAGTAACTTTTATAAGGAGGTAATACACTTATGGCAAGTGATAAAATGTTAGGTAGTTTTGATCAAAAATCTGCACCAGAAGATAATGATCTTTTGGTAGAATACGATGCTTCTGCATCGAAAGTTAAGAATGTGAAGTTCGGAGGTGTGTGGAACTGGATAGTTAAGAAATTGACATCCGCCGTAATTAATGAGTTACAGACATCAAGTAAGAATGTAGTGGGGGCTATTAATGAATTAAATAGTAAGAGAAAAAGAGAGTGTGTTTTTGCTAATTCTGTTAGATTCCCATTGGATATATACCAGTCAGCAATATTGATGGGGACGGTAAATTCATCTGATGCGAATTTATTTCTTATTACACGAACATATACGAATGCAATAACTATAAAAGTAATAACAGGGACTTCTAACCATGGAATAACTGGCGAATTCGATAAAACAACATCACTTACAACCTTGAAGTTTATAGGAAACAACTCCGCTGTAATTCTTTACTAAATAGTAAAACTGTTATCGGAACGACTTCCCCAAACGGAGTGAAAGAAATAGAATTAGTTCCTCTTTCATGTGGATTACTATCTTTTTCTCATCCATATGATGGATGTGCTTTATATTTATTTTCAACATATTATGATACATCGGCTGGACATATTTATTCAATAAAAGAAAATCCAAGGATAAATTCTGTAACGTTGAATGGCAATAAACTCATTATGAATACTAGAATTAATTTTACATTCTGTTGTTATGTATATACGTATAGATAAAATAGTAAGAGTTTAACATATCTCAAATCAAACAGATCTAGTACCGCCCCAGTTACATTTAACATTGATAGCTATAAAACATATATCATTTTTGTTAATCACGATGGTGGAAATAACAGTGTGGTTTCGCTAATATACGCAGAATCAAATCCAAAATTGATTGAATTATATCGTGTAGGAGCAGTTTTTACAATTAATCTTAAAAATAAAACACTTGCTATTACATCATCTACTACATATTGGAATTACACAATAATCTATGTCTGATTAAATGGTATTTTAAATAGTAAGAGATTGTGTTTACAACAAATTTATGGCGAAGGAAAATATAAAGATTGTAATGATTTACCTATCGGAGAATCTGCTATTGCATTTTCTTCTGCTTTAAACAAACCAGACGCTAATATGTATTTTATATTTTGCATTGGATCTATGCAAGACAAAATTAAAATACAATATGCCATGAGATATGCTCTTGTATGGAATGTTAGAATAAGAATATATGATTTTAATGATGGTACGTGGAGCAATTGGCATTAAATAGTAAAATAATTTCTGGAGTAATTAATAAAAACCAGGATAATACTATTGTATTTCCCAAAACGTCTGGTTGTTTATTGTTGTTGTATCATCCATATTGGAATAATGGAATTTATACTTTTTCTCCGTATCCAAATTCTGATGTTACTTCCGTACAAACAGTTATAAAAGCAGACATTGCGTCTATCACTCTGAAAGGACTTACTTTAACAATTAGTGCAAACGAATGTCAATATTCGTATTTCGCGATCTGTTGTGATTTTTATAATTAATAGACTGCGGATTTAATTGGTTTATATTTTTCAAGTATTTGATGAGAGAATATGGGAATGTGGTAATAGAAATTGCCAAAATTTTCCAAGGAGGTAGGTTAATATTGACAAAATTAGAAAATATTCTCGAGCAAATACTTGAAAAATTACAGGATAGCTTAACGCATGAACAGCTTTCGGAATTAGAAAGCACTATGGTTATTGCATTCCACGGAATCGAGGTACAAGAAGAACACACTCAGTTAGTAACATCAGAGCGTACATGGGAGAAGATTCTTCGGATGTATTGTGCCGCAAAGCGTGTTGAAAATTGCTCCGAAAGAACTATTAAAGGTTACAGTCGATGCATTATTCAGTTTTTCACGCAGATCAACAAGAAAATAAATAACATAACTACGAATGATATTAGATATTATTTGGCATTTTTTCAAGAAACGCATCATACTTCTATTGTATATCTTGATAACATACGTAGGTATCTTAATTCATTTTTTACATGGGTTGCGGATGAAGGATATATACAATCAAATCCTATGCGAAAACTCAAGAAAATGAGAGTACCTACTAAACTTAAGAAAACATTTTCTGCAGCAGAGATGGAAGAACTTCGTTGCAATGCAAACTCTCAGAGAGATATTGCAATTATGGAATTTTTATATTGTACTGCTACTCGTATTGGAGAGGCAGTTAGCGTTAATCGCTCGGATATTGATTGGCAAAGAAAAGAATTAATTGTTTATGGAGAAAAGGGCAAGAAAGAACGTACTGTTTATTTGACAGATCGCTGTATTTATCATCTTAAAAAATATCTTGATGAAAGAAAAGATACAAATGAAGCTTTATTTGTGTCCTCAAAATCTCCACATAAGCGACTTGGAGTTCAGGCAATTCAGTCTATGTTGGCAGCGTTAGGTAAAAAGACAAATATTCACGTACATGCTCATAAATTTCGAAGGACGTTACTTACGGATGCAGGAAAACGTGGTATGCCATTACAAGAGATCCAGGTCTATGCAGGACACGCCAAGCCAGATACAACGATGCAATATGTAATGGTTCAACAAGAACGTGTTAAATCGAATTTTATGAAAAATATAGCTTAATTTTTTGTAAGCAAGCTAATAAAATACCTTTATTTTTTCGATCGCCCATTGGACGGTCTATTTGTCGTGTATGTATATATTGATATTTTGCAATTTTGTAGATTGCATGTTTTTATTCTTGTATTTATATTAAATCCGCAGTCTATAGAATTATTTCAACCAAGTAATAATCCATGCACTTCGTAATAGAGCTCCAATTTGGAGTTTCCGTTAAAAGTAATTTTACCTAAATCTGAATTAATAACAATACTTGACGTATTGGTATTTGATGCATTGAAAGAAAGTAGTTTTATAGAATATTTTGTTCCATAATTGATGACAATCGAAAAAATTACACCACTTCCAATATTACCGGAAATCAATAATAAACCAATAGCCGTGTCCGATATATTATATTTGATCGTTGCTGTTTTGTCATTTATTGTCATATTAACGTCTATTAGTTTGATTCTTGTCTTACTATTTTATCCAATACCAACACATGTACAAGAAAAGTTCTCTGTTCCGTCAATTTGGTCAGTGGTTATTGTGACATCAAAACCATTATCGCTCATTTTAACTTCACATGAACTACTGAGGTACATATTTGCATTAACCCAAGACACAAGCCTCGCAATGTATCCAACATTGATTATAATTGTTGCGCTTTTAGGATTATGTAATACTTTTAATATGTATAAGCCACCAATTCCAGATGTGGTAACATAAAATATCACCTTCTTCGATTCTATAGATTTTTGCTTTGCAGTAACAGGTCTTAATGTCTTACTATTTCATTTATGACATTGCAAAAAAGAATATCTTTGTTATTGTTTCATCATTAGTAATATGAGATGTAAAGCTCCACCCATTTCCATCGAGTGAAAAAATAATACCGGATATCTTAATTGATGATTGATCATAAACAATTTTTTGCACTATAGCAGAATAGCCTTTAGGGTGATCTTTCCAACTTCCGCAGATGTTAAAGATCCCGTTGTTTTGCCCTTTTATATTAGATATAATCAAATTAATAAGTGATTCAATATCATTACTTGCCGATTGTGAAATATTTTTTGTTTTTGCTTTGAGATTACTATTTTATTTGCACCCATTCGTTCCATATTGTATTATCCATTTGTCGTAAGAACATCTTTGATGCAGAAAATGCAAACAGACTTAAAAAATTTGGATTTCCATTTGATGCAAGAACGATGGCGTTAATCCACCCATCGTTATGATTTATTGGCGCATTTTGAGCATCATTACCAGAATAGATACCTATTTCTACAATAGCATTCCAATCCAATACATTTGTGTTAACTATCCTAAGTGAGTTACTATTTAATTATACTCATTGGAATATATGCTACTCGTTCTTCATTGGAAGAAATATAAAGTCTCTTTTGTTCGGTATCGACAAACATTAAAATTTTTGAAGTGTTCGAAGTGGAAATAACTTTTTTACTATTTTACCAAATGATAATTGCAGAATTATTTCCACTAAAATTCAAAGTAACATTCTCTGTTTCAAGATTGACATTACCTGTTATTGATGTTTCAGAAGCACCACATAGAGATTTTATATCAATTTGATCTTTATAGTTTCTTGATATTAGAATTAAAGATTGACCAACAGTATTAACAGTGCCAAACACAATTGCCGTTTTATATTTTTCTAAACAAATTTGGGTAGAGCTGCCATTTACAACTACTCTTTTACTATTTAAGACAATACAAGTTCACAATAATTGATTCGTTGCATAAATAGCAATAGAAATCGACTGTATGTTTGTTGGGATTATTATGTATATATAGATGCGCAATCAAAGTTCCATTTTGTACATACACAGGCACCATACATGGCTTATCTTCTAGGGCAAAAATTATGATGGTACTTCCGCCATAAGATTGCGTTTTATTTTTAAGCCCATATGAAATATAAAGCTGTTTTACATTAGTTGTATACAATATGCTTTCCGTTTTCAATGCTTGGTCTAATATTACACTATCAATATATTGAAAAGTTTTACTATTTAACCTCATATATGCTAATTTTTTGCGTTTCTTTATTAAATATAATCTGTATATTTCCTGCCTTTTCGGTATAAAAAACAAAACCAAATTGATTATCATCCCAACACTGTATAATGATTTTTTTTATATCTAAGAATGTCGTCTTACTATTTTATTCTTCTTTCACGATTGCATTTTTTATGTTTTCATAATAGATAATGATAACAGCATTTGCATACTGTGGAAAATTTGAAAATTTTACATTTTGTATAGAATCATTATCGTTACACTTTATTGTGACATCACCTGTTTTTAATGTATTATTTATTTTCCCAATAGTACCTGTTAAAAATGTTGAACCTCCGAATAACGCGAATGGAGCATATGATATGTCGTTACTTCCTTCTTTATTTATAGAAATAGTTACCGACTTTATATTGGCTCCAGAAGTTCTATATATCAATAAATTATTAAAGACTTGATTACTATTTAATCTTCAAAGCTGCAACTTTGAAAGTAAAATTACCTGTCGGATTTCCGATAAAACAAATGGCCCAATTTTGAGTAGCTTCTATTCCACTTACTCCACGAGTTACAGTATACGGCCACCCCATTCGATCTTCTGACCAGATTGAGATGATAATGTATTTCGTAACACTAATTTGCAAATCGTATACTTGTTTTTCGGATCTCGCAGTGATGGTTCTTGTTAAAAACTCTATTCTTGGCAGATTACTATTTAATCCACCAGATGAAACTCTGCTTTCATCCTATTTTTGTTCCTCAATTTTCCTTGAAAACACTGGTTTTTTTGAAACCCGTGAAAGATAATATTGACCATTTTCAATCACTAAGGAGGTGATTACTATTTATACTTTAATTCAAGAATCTGTTACTGGTCTAAATGGCGAAAAAGTAACTTGTGGACATCTCAGCTGTAATGAAAAAAGCACACTACGTTTAAATGATGTTCTTCGGAATTCAGGAGATTATACATTCCAGATGAAAATCAAGGCGAAAGCTGCATCTACTGTTCAACTAAGTATTGGGACATTAACAGAAAACTTTTCAGTCACTACTTCTTTTCAACAATTTAATAGAGTATGCAAAAATATCAATACTGCTACACATAAATATATCGAAATCACATTTCCTTCAGGTGATTATTGGTTCTACAATATGCAGCTTGAAATGGGAAACCTCCCAACTGCTTGGTCTTTATGCTTAGACGATTTAAACGATGCAATTGGAGCGCAATCTACATGGATCGAACAGACTACGCAAAAAATAAGTTTGTTTGCACAAAAAAATGATGTAAACGAAGCAAAGGCTGAAATGAGGGTCGAAGCAGATGGAATGATTTCAGAAGCTTTAAAATCTTATGTTACAAGTGATGATTTTGGAGACTATAAAACAGAAACAAAAACAAGATTTGAACAAACGGATAACCAGTTCGGATTTTATGTACAAAAAGATACATATGACGGGCTGAACAGTACAGTCAATAATTTGAAATCGAATCAGGAAAATTATTTTCAATTTGATGCAAATGGTTTAAGAATAGGAAAGAAAAATAATCCATACCAGGTTGTTATAGATAATGAAAAATATCAGATGTTAGGAAATGGACAGCCACTTATGTACATTCAATATGGTGAGCTTAACATTCCTGATGTTATTATTACCCATCAGCTTAGAATGTTAGGATATTCTTTTACTCTTGATTCAGCTGGAAATATGAATTGTCAGTTTGTCGGAACGGGAGGTTGATAAATGGGATCATTTTCTACAAACACTTATGGTGAAGGTCGTTATTATACCTTTACATATTCTATAAGCCAGGATCAAGTCAAAAACACAACAACTTTAAACTGGACGTTATCGTGTGCAGGTGGTGTATCTTGGTATGCTGAAAGAACTTTAATTCTAACAATTGATGGAAGTAATGTCGTAAGCAAAACAGATCGTGTAGCTCGTTATGCAGGAAATATCGCGTCAGGTTCTAAAACATTTACACACGATGCAAATGGAAATAAATCTATTTCGGTAAAAATTCAAGCAGCTGTTGAAACCTCAAGTATCACATGTTCTGGTAGTTCCACTATTACTTTTCCACAGATTAAAAGGAAATCAACTTTTGGAACTGTAAGTGGAAATACAATTGGCGGTACAGTAACGATTAATATTAATAGAAACAATTCTTCATTTACACATTCTCTTTGGTATAAAGTTAAAGAAAATGGAAGTTGGGTTGAAGCGGTTAAGAACGTAGCAACTTCTGGCTCCTTTACTCTTCCAATGTCTATTTGTTCGAGTATACCAAATGATAATAGTGTGTATATCGGCTTATGTATTCAGACATTTAACGGAAGTACGGAGATAGGAAACTCCTACTCCTCTATTACTGCTTATGTTCCATTATCTGCTGCACCAACAGTATCATTTGCATTAAGCGATAATAAAGGATATTCTGGTACATATGGTGGATATGTACAAAACAACTCTGAATTACATATAGCCACTACAGCCACAGCAAATAATTCTGCGACTATCAAAACAATCACAGTTAAAGCCACCATTAGTGGAACTACGTATACATATTATGGAAGTAGTGTTAATATATCTCTTCCAACATCCGGTACTTGGACAATATCCGTTTCTGCTACGGATAGCAGAGGAAAATCAACAACAGCGGCTTCTCAATCAATTATAGTTCTCGCATATAGCAATCCAACAATTACAGCTTTATCGGCAAGACGAACGGATTCTTCTGGAAATGCAACATCAAACGGCTCATATTTACAAGTTATATTCTCAGCCACTGCAACAAGTCTGAATAGTAAAAACACAACAACGTTTCAGATAAAATATAAAAAGAAAAGCGTTTCTTCTTACACTTCCGCCACCCTATCTTCTTATCAAAATAAATATTCAGTTTCTGGTGGTTCATATATTTTCCAAGCAGAAACATCTTCTGGTTATGATATTCAATTAGTTGTCACAGATAAATTCAAAACAGTAATTTCTCAAACAACTGGTAATTCCGTTTCAAAGGTATTCTCTTTCTTTAAAAACGGATTAGGTATAGCTTTTGGAAAAGTTGCTGAAGCTGAGGCTATTGCCGAATTTGATTGGAAAATCAAAGCGAATAAAGGATTAACAGTCAGTGGAACCGATATTAATGTGTTAATTAATAATGCCGTACAGAAATTATATCCTGTAGGGCATATTTTAATGTCTACCAATTCTGCCAATCCATCTACTTATTTAGGTTTTGGAACCTGGACAGCATGGGGATCAGGACGGGTCCCGGTTGGTATTAATTCATCTGACGGAGATTTTAATACTGTAAATAAAACAGGTGGCGCAAAAGCCGTTAATATATCACATAATCATGTTGAATCCATTGGAGCAGACGATACTACGATGTATTTAACCGCTGGTGCAAATGGCGGCGTATATGGATCAACAATCAATTCAAGCGCAAATAGAATGACATGGAAGGGCAATCCAACTACAGGCGCAACGCGTCTTAATAAAACAAGCACAAGTGGGAGTACGGCACAATCTATAGTGCAACCATACATAGTTTGTTACATGTGGCGACGTACAGCGTAATAATTAATATATATTAAGGAGAATATTATGAAACAATATATACGACTGCCAAACGGTCAAAAAAAACTTACATATTTATATTTTATTGGAGATGAGGAAAGTACAATTCAATTTGTGGATCAAAAATATGACGATATAAAAGATTTTTTCGGAATGGAAATTATTGATTATGTAGATTTTCTTGATGAAAATGATACATTATTAAATTCTTTTAACATTTACCAAAAAATTTCTTCTATATCTTATATGGTTGATACGATTACAGAATATGAATCTCGTATTGCTCAAGAAGCATATGATGAAAAAATATTAGAAAGAGACGAGGAAACCGATACAATAAAAGAAAAAATAGTTCATCATGATGCAATTTATCAGGATGTACCCAAAAATAGAACGGCTGAAATTATTAGTGTAAAATTGTCAAAACCATCTATTCGTGAAGAAGTTGAAAACATCAAATCTGTTGTTGGTATCGTAAATACCAATAGCATGAGCCTTGAAGAGTTTCGTGATTATTATAAGGAACAAATCGGCAAACAATGTACTGCTGCTATTGAGAGTGGATTAGCTATCGAAACGAGTCTAGGAAAGCAACACTTTTCGTATACTATTGAAGATCAGAGTAATATGAAAGATCTTGTTATGACGGCTGAATTGACGGATTTTACTCTTCCACTTCCTTATCATGCAAATGGCGAACTTTGTGCTTTATATCAACCTACGGACATTTTAAAAATTTATATGTCTTTAAGTGCTAATAAAACATATCATACAACATATTGCAATGTGTTAAATGCAATGATTAAAGATGCGAAAGATATTGAGTCTATTAAAAAGATTACATATGGTATGGAAATTACGGATGAGAAATATACAGATATTATCAAGACGGTGACTGATTCAAAAGACGCTCTGCTTGCAGCAGTTGAAAAGAAACTTGAGTCTCTCACTAAAACGGACGTTGCATGATGAGGAAATTAAATCGTATATTTTCTAAAATTCTATGTCATATCTTTATTTTTCTCCTTTCTGGAACAGTCTATTATGGAATGGAAATCTTATTTAAAAAATCTCATACATCACATTGGTCTATGTTCTTACTCGCAGGTTTTGCGGGTTTATTTTTTATTGATGGATTAAATGACTTATTTTCATTCGAAATGGATTACTTGCTGCAAATTTTAATCTGTACTATTGCTATCACAGCAGGTGAATATGTAGTCGGTATTACTCTTAATCAGAATTATACTATATGGGATTACAGAAACATGCCATTTAACATTGGTGGACAAGTATGTCTGCCGTTTTGTTTTATATGGATGTTTTTGTCTGCGATTTTTATTCCATTTTTAGACTGGGTAGAATGGGTAATCTTTGATCATAAACAATCTGAAAAACCTTATTATAAGATTTTCGGAAAAACAGTTTTTACATTTAAATAA